AGACGTTGGTGCTACAGGTGATACTGGAGCCCAAGGAGCTACAGGTGATACTGGAGATCTTGGAGCGACTGGAGACACAGGAGATGTTGGTGCTACAGGTGATACGGGTGACCAAGGAGCGACTGGTGATACGGGTGACCAAGGAGCTACTGGTGATACGGGTGACCAAGGAGCTACAGGAGATACGGGTGACCAGGGAGCTACAGGCGATACTGGAGATGTTGGTGCTACTGGCGATACTGGAGACGTTGGCGCTACTGGTGATACTGGAGACCAAGGAGCTACAGGAGATACGGGTGACGTTGGGGCTACTGGCGATACTGGCGATACTGGAGACGTTGGTGCTACAGGTGATACTGGAGCCCAAGGAGCTACAGGTGATACTGGAGATCTTGGAGCGACTGGAGACACAGGAGATGTTGGTGCTACAGGTGATACGGGTGACCAAGGAGCTACAGGTGATACGGGTGACCAAGGAGCGACAGGCGATACAGGAGACGTTGGCGCTACTGGCGATACTGGAGACGTTGGAGCGACTGGTGATACTGGAGATCTTGGTGCGACGGGAGACACTGGTGATATTGGTGCTACAGGTGACACTGGCGATATTGGTGCGACGGGAGATACTGGAGACCAAGGAGCGACTGGTGACACTGGCGACCAAGGTGCTACTGGTGATACGGGTGATCAGGGAGCTACAGGTGATACGGGCGACCAAGGAGCTACTGGCGACACAGGTGACCAAGGAGCTACAGGAGACACAGGAGACCAAGGAGCTACTGGCGATACGGGTGATCAGGGAGCTACAGGTGATACGGGCGACCAAGGAGCTACTGGCGACACAGGTGACCAAGGAGCTACAGGAGACACAGGAGACCAAGGAGCTACTGGCGATACAGGAGACGTTGGCGCTACGGGTGATACTGGAGACCAAGGAGTCACAGGCGATACGGGCAATAACGCAGCCTTCACCTTGCGTTGGGCCTATGAAGAGTCCCCTCTCGCAAACAACCAGAAATTCAGTTCAAATACCACTACAATTGGGAGTGTAACAACCCTCTCTTTCGCCTATACCTCTCTTGGCGGCGCATCCAGTCAAACATTTTTTGATACACTTTATAACTGGGTTGTAACGAATTCCAGACCCGCACTCATACAATTACTGGATTCGGCAGGAGCATCGTGTTCCTATAGTGTAACGAACGTCCAGTACGTCGGTGGAAGCCCTCAGTTATACAATGTGAGTGTGTCCTACGTCGCTGGAGCAGGCTCATTCGTCGCGGATACGGTTTACACGGGGTCTTTTGTGCTGAATGGGGCTAAAGGTGCTACTGGTGATACAGGTTCTGCGGGAGCGACTGGCGATACTGGGGCTGAAGGTGCTACAGGCGATACTGGGGCTGAAGGTGCTACAGGCGATACGGGAGATGTAGGAGCTACAGGTGATACGGGAGATCTTGGAGCGACTGGAGATACTGGCGATATTGGTGCGACGGGAGATACTGGTGATGTTGGCTCGACTGGAGATACTGGCGACCAAGGAGCGACAGGTGATACGGGTGATACTGGAGACCTTGGAGCGACAGGAGATACTGGCGACCAAGGAGCAACTGGCGATACGGGTGATACTGGAGATCTTGGAGCTACAGGTGATACAGGTGACGTTGGAGCTACGGGTGATACTGGTGACGTTGGTGCGACTGGCGATACTGGAGATCTTGGAGCGACAGGAGATACTGGCGACCAAGGAGCAACTGGCGATACTGGAGATCTTGGAGCGACAGGAGATACTGGCGACCAAGGAGCAACTGGCGATACTGGAGACCTTGGAGCGACAGGAGATACTGGCGACCAAGGAGCAACTGGCGATACGGGTGATACTGGAGACCTTGGAGCGACAGGAGATACTGGCGACCAAGGAGCAACTGGCGATACGGGTGATACTGGAGACCTTGGAGCGACAGGAGATACTGGCGACCAAGGAGCAACTGGCGATACTGGAGAGGTTGGTGCGACAGGTGACACGGGCCCACAAGGCGACACAGGTGCACCTGGCTCAGCAACGGATACGGGAGCAACCGGTGATACAGGCGATACGGGTGATACGGGCGCCACAGGCGATACGGGTCCTCAAGGCGATACGGGGCCGCCTGGCTCCGCAACAGATACGGGAGCAACAGGTGCGACAGGTGATACTGGCTTTACAGGCGATACAGGGCCGCCTGGCTCCGCAACAGATACGGGAGCAACAGGTGCGACAGGTGATACTGGCTTTACAGGCGATACAGGGCCACCTGGCTTTACAGGCGACCAAGGAGCGACCGGCGATACGGGTGATACGGGTGACCAAGGTACAACAGGTGATACTGGACCGCAAGGCGACACAGGTGCACCTGGCTCAGCAACGGATACGGGAGCAACCGGCGCTACAGGTGCTACAGGCGATACTGGTCTACAGGGTGCAACGGGTGATACAGGAGACCAAGGAGTAACAGGCACAACAGGTGATACAGGCGCAAATGCTCCGAATTCACTCGTGACCGAAAACTTTGTTGTCGCAGTAGGAGGTGGAGATAATCGCCTCGTATATTCGTCGGATGGAATCACGTGGACTGCGTCCACTTCTGGAAATTCGCTCTTCACCACGCCTGGTGCAACAGTCGCTTGGAATGGAGCCCTATGGGTTGCTGGATCTAACCTTTCAGGTGGAGGAACAAATAGTGTTGTGTATTCCGCGGATGGGATCAACTGGACTGCGTCCGCTTCTGGAAGTGGGTTGCTAACCTCAGTCTGTGTAACAATAGCATGGAATGGAATACGATGGGTCGCTGGAGGAAATGGAAGCAGTCAGGTAATTTATTCATTGGATGGAATAACATGGACGGATTCTGGGGATGCAGCATTCAATGGAGGAATGAATGCGGTCGCATGGAATGGAACACGATGGATCGGTGGAGGCTATGGAGACAATCGCCTTGGATATTCGTCGGATGGAATCACATGGACGGGATCATCTTCTGGAAATAGCATTTTTACAACGGGTTGTAAGGCTATCGTATGGAACGGCACAAAATTGGTAGCAGGAGGTCAAGGAACGAATACCCTCGCCTATTCTTCGGATGGAATCACATGGACTGCATCGGCTTCTGGTACTGCGCTATTCACTACCAGTGTGTATGCGGTTGCGTGGAATGGCAGAAGATGGGTCGCAGGAGGTCAAGGGACAAATCAACTTGCGTATTCAGCTGATGGAGTCACATGGACAGCATCCGCTTCTGGTAATGCGCTATTTGCAAACTATTGTGAAGGGCTCGCATGGAATGGCACACGATGGATCGCTGGTGGAGATGAAGTGATCGCATATTCTTCCGATGGGATAACATGGACAGAGTCAACTTCTGGAAGTAGCCTGCTCACATCCTATTGTAGCGCTATCGCATCACGCCGTGTATTACCCTATGTGGGAACAACACCCGTTAGTGCAGCCCGATTCGTAGGCCCCACCGGCTCCATTCTATTCTCGCCCAGCGGCACAGACCCCACAGGCTCCACCGGCCTCACCTACAAGGAAGGCCCCACAGGGCCTGTTATGACTCTTAAAGGCGACTTGATCCCCTCCGAACATGATATATACAGCCTCGGCTCCACGGGCACGAGGTGGCAAGATATTTACGTCTCCACCGGCTCCATCCATATTGGCAACGCCACTCTCTCCGCCACAGGAACGTCCATCATCTTCAACGGCGACCTCATCCCTGCGACGGCAAACACGTTTTCTCTAGGAAACGCCGATAATCTTCTGAAATCTATACATATTGGACCCGGCACAGTCTTTATCGGACCCACAGGAACGCTCGGCAACGACGACAACGGCATCATCTACAGTCAGTACGGTTTTGCTGCGCCGAATATCGCTCTTGGTGCGTCCATTCCTGGCGCAACGGGGAACGTGGAAGGCGGTGTGCGTCTAACGCTGACGGGAACAACCGGCCCTATCCAATACCAGCATATAGGTACCGGTGGAGTGGCTACAGGCCCCGTCTATACACTACTCACATCTGATACACAGAACACAGGACCCACAGGACCCACAGGACCCACAGGACCACAAGGCATTCCATCCTCCTTTACAGGCGCACTTCAAGGCTCTACGGGACATATAGATATAGGCACTAGTGCCACACCTATTGGTTCAACAACAATTACAACAACAACTACGGGGCGCATCTGGGCCATTGCGACATTCGATGTAAATTCTAATTCCAATCAACTTCACACCTTGAGTATCTATATGACCATCGATTCTGATACGTCACCTACGTACACACACCCTATACAACAGGATTCCATACACTATAGTATAACACATCACTATCGCAGCACATCTCATGCTCCAGGCACATACACAATTACTCTCTATGGCTCAGGCGACAGTACGGTTTTCACTATAGACTCCATACAATTTTTCAGTATGTCTTCATTGGTTTAACGGCATGTGCTGGTAACTTAAACATATGACGGTACGACCCTCCACATAACAATATAAAAACGGCGGTTAAAGAACTGCTGTTTTTATATGACCAGTCAATTAGTATGATTACGTTTAAAAATCCAGAGGGATATTCCAGAAAAAAAAGAAAAGTTTTTTCACGGAAAAAGGTCTATCTTGGCGGGCAAATTATTAATGCTAATACGATAGAAACATATGTCTACGTAAACTTAGTATTGACAAACTCTAACGGGGCGACAGGTAATACAATTCAGGTTGTAAATATCTCAAATCGGCTAGTAAAAAATATAATAACAGATACTCCCGGTAGTGTAATTCTAAGTGTTGACCCATCCCTATCAACTTTAAAAGATTATACCCTATTTGGATATAACGGTACTTCTTGGAAAGAAATTATACCGAATAATATTGACAGGGGAGGAAACTCTGTTACACTCTACGGAAATGTTAAAGGAATGTTGATAAGAAAGCAACGTAGGGGAGATGACACAATGGCATCTCTAGAGGTAAGTATTCCAGTCCCCGTATCCACCTACGGAAACATTATGCAGTTTGTCAATATATCCAGTTCCAATTTTCCAGATTTTACACTGAATCCCTCCACAGACACATTTTCCGCAAACGTATATATTCAACTCGTATTTATTTCAACTGAGATAAAAAATACCGGTTGGAGTCCATCATATATACCTGGTTTAAGTTTATGGCTGAACGCAAATGAGCCAGGAAATAGCACATTCACTCCGAATTCTGGTGTAAAAATGTTGAATTGGACAGATAAATCAGGAAACAATAATCATGCAACAGCTCAAAATGATACAGCCCCCGTCTATAGAAGTTCACCTAATGGTGAAGGTATGGGAATGTATTTCAACGGTTCCACATTTTTTAAAGGGAATATGAGAAACACGGGAAAATATTCGTATACATTTATTGTGGCTAGACCTGATACAAATAATATTCCGACAGGGCGCCTTTTAAGTTTAAGTGCTTCATCCGTAGATGATTCTTCTTCAAATGCATACATAGGAATTTCTGGAAATTCGGGGATGCTTCAACCCAATATAAAAGTGGCCGTAATGGGTATAACGAGTACAACCAATCCATGTATAAAATACTGTATACTCTCATCAACATCAACAAATTCAAATCTTCAATGGACAAATGCAAATGATGCGTGGACAAATGGCGCTTGTTGTAGTATTGCATATGGTATGGGTATGTTTGTTGCAGTTGGTTATAGCGACTCATACGGTGTTATAAAATACAGTTACAATGGTATTAATTGGATATCTGCAGTTATGGCAGAACCATATAATATTAATTATGGATTTTTCTATTATACATCGCAAAGTGAATCTTTATATGGTAACGGTGGTATAAGAACAGTAATATTCACAGGCTCTATGTGGATATGTGGGGGCTGTAGTAGTAATGCTTGGCGAGAAAATTCGTTCAGGAGTGTTCCCGGTATTGCATATTCTTATGATGGAATCAATTGGATTGTGAACCAAACATCGCTTCCATTTTCAGGAACTGGCGACTGTATTCGAAGTATTGCAAGTGATAGAAATCTTATTATACTCACTGGATATTTAACTCCATCAATGGCCTATTCATATGATGGAATAAACTGGTTTCCTATGACAATAGGTGTTAAAACATTAAGTCAGGTTGGTAATAATAATAATACAGGTATTCATGCTATTGCATATGATCCCAAATTAAAACTCTGGATTGCAGTTGGAGATGGTGGAAACCCAAACATTGGAGCCAATCAAGCAGTATCGTATTCAGAATCTGTAAAGAAAATTATATGGAGTAAAGATGGGTTTAAATGGAATTCAACAAAACCCGATGAAGAAATTAGTATAGTCTCATTTCAGCGAGAGAGTAACTATACTGGAGTTTTTTTAAGAAGGATTCTTCCAGTATTTTTAAATAATAATACACACCTTCTTATAAGTGGACCAGCATTATCGAGAAGAGGGGTGGAAGCGGTAAATGGACCAATTGTTTCACGACTTTCGAATACAAGTCTATATGGATTTCATTTAAATGGATATTTTATTGGGAACTTTCCAGTAAACGGAAATAGCCCTGCAGAAGTTTCTGCCCTTTATACTTATAATAATAGGATATATTATGGGCTTCAAAATCCATCGAGTAACTCATATCTGATTTCCTCATCAATATCATCTGATATAGAACAGCCATTTTGGACAAATATTTTTGCTAAAGATACAAGTATTACTTCCGCTGTAAATGTAATTGTAGATAATACCTCTGGAAATCTGGATTGTGTAGGAAATATTCATTTAAACAAAACTACTATTACATCTGGTGTAAATGACGCGGATAGAACAAAACCATTTTTAATATCTGCTTGGGAAGATAGTTTAAATACGTGCGTTTCAATAAATGGCAGTCTTGTACCAACTAATAAAATAAATCCTGCTAGATTTAATATATCTTCATATATGATTGGCAAAAACAATGGAACAATATACAACAAATATATTGGCTATATCTACGAAATTATAGTATATAATACCTTACTTTATTCACAGTCAAAATTTGCGATAGAAGGCTATCTCGCGTGGAAGTGGGGGATACAATCATTACTTCCAAAAACACACATGTACTATAATAATGCGCCATCTAAATTTGCTTTAAGTCTATCATTACCAAAATATTTTTCGGATTTACAGCCAATTTTGTGGTTAGATGCTCAGGACCCGAATGCAAATGAATCGTTTGCACCAGATGACCGTACGTTCATCAGTACATGGTATGATAAAAGTGGTAATAAAAATGATTTAACTGCTCCGGTAGGTTCTGAACCAATGTACACAAGAAACATAATTTCCGCTGGAGGTTTACAATTCAATCGCTATCCTTATAAATCTATGAGTTATATACCACTTAGTTCTACAGTAGATAATAACTCTGACAGTGACACATCGAATTATATTAGAGGAACTAAGGGCCGTTTTAATAACAAACCATCGTTGTGGATTTCCGGGTTTGGTTCAGTAGGGGGGGGGAACTTTACTTGGGATAGTACGTACGACGCGTTTAGTTTTATATATATATCTGGCACGAGAGATACACCATGTAAACTTTTTCAATACGACGAAAAAAATCATCAAATACGAGTATTATTTTCCTGTTTTTTAATAAACGATTATGCAACAGGTTCAACTTATGTTAATCCAACCAATGGTTATATTTTTTTTAGTATTGGAGCATGGGTCAGTGAAAATATGCCATTTGTATGTTTAATTCCAGATTCATTTCCTACAACACCAAACACATCATATCCGACACTTGTGGTTCGTGATGTAATCTACACTAATCCGAACACAGGTACTACTACAGTATTAAAAGGGGTTTCATCTCGATTTGTTGTAGATAATAATGGAAATATATATATGTATTATTCTTCAACTAATAATGGTAACAGCCCACTTTATATAATTCCGTCAACAGAATTTACGACTGAAAAACTCAATAACATATCTATTCAAGAATTTAATACGAATATGTGCTTAAATATGATCATTGGGGGCGGCGTGGTCGGAAGAATATACTATATAAAAGAAAATAATTCTATAAGTTTGAATACTTCTCCGTACATGAATTCTATCGGGCGCGAGGTTATTTATTTAAATACTTTAGCAATATTTGAAGGTTCTATTACTGATAATATATTAAGTGTTACTAATATTATTTCTGGAACAATACAACTTTATTCGTCTATTAATGTAGAAGAATTTCCCGATGATGCAGGTGCAGCAACCTATATTAGAATAATTATAGAACAACAACAATCAGGTCAACCGGGTGGGGTTGGTGTTTATAGGCTAAACAGGAGAGAAAATACGGTATCTAATTATACTAAATTTATATCTGTTCGTATATGTGTTGAAATGTCTACAGGAGGGGCCTCCATTACCAGCACTAGTAAAAATACGCTCGATGGTTTAATGGATTTAAGTAGGTCTCCAAACGATGCTCTTACAAACACAGCAGGTCGTTTAAATTCTGTCCAATATAGAATGAATAGTTTTGATTCAAAAACGTCAAATATGTTTATGACAGAAGGCCATGAAAATCAATATAGATTAAAAAGAATAAATTTATTAACTCGACAAGTTACAACTATGGCTGGTGCCATTAATCGAGTAAATACTAGCACTATCTTTCAAAGACAAGAGATAACTTCGGAAAAATTTCCTTTAGAGCATGGAGTTTTTAATAATTTAAATCAGATTATATATGATACAGTCGGGAATAGTGAAAACGCTCCAAGTCTCTATCAGTCTTTAATTATAGGGAATGAGTATGCATATATTGGAATAAAAAACTCAAGTGAAACGCTTTTACAAGTAGCAAGAATAAATAATTTTAGAGCAAATCCGAGTTGTATGTCTGGCCCATTATCTTTGACTGGATCATCTGTATCCGTCTTTATTGTCTATTCAAACACAAATACTAATAAAGAAATAATGCCACATAGGTCAGATTGGAATACTCCTGTAATAAGTTTATCATCTACAGCGGATTACTGTGTAATTATAGGTGAAATTATTAATACTACACTTACTATTTCATCGATTATTTCTGGAGTAGTACAAATAGGAGCAACAATAAATACACCTCTAGGCGGATTTATATCATCATACGTATCAATAAATACGTATAAAATAAGTATAATACAATATGTTCCACTAGGAACAAAAATTACATTATCAAACGGTATTGGTAGATTTTATACTGGAAATGAAAATGCAGATAACGGCCCCACTCGTGGCATAGATACAATAAGCAATAATGCTATATCATTGTATACAAATATGTATAATTCTACTGTATACCGTAATAATATATCAAATAGCGTTTCAACTATGCAGCTGTCTCCACAAGATGTACCTGGAAGTGGTATACTTACAACATTCACAGGGGGAATATCTCCTAAAATAGGGGATAACAATATCGTCACAAATATTGGACTTCTTACAGTAACAAACGTACGTTCTGGAGTAATTCAAATTGGTTCAATTATAAATATTCCCTCTAAACCAAAAGTGACCAAATACGGGACTACAACAAACGGGCTTATTGGAACATATGAATTAGACTGTGTAGTGAATGTTCCTACTGGAACAGTTATGACTTCAAGTATGCCTTCTGTAATTCCTGATATAGTATTTTTTGATTCTTCTCCATCGTCGGTGAATACACGTTTAAATGGGGTTGTATCAACTACCTCAACAACTACCTCAACAACAAGTTCGTTTCCTACATTCAATGTAACATCTATTGGAATTGGCCTACAACCATCGAATATATCTAGAGTACCAAGCCTTTTACCGAATTACTTTTTTGATGGAACAATATGCGAAGTTATTATTTACAATACAAATTTGACAACTGACTTATTAAGATTGGAACTAATTGAGGGATATTTGGCTTGGAAATGGGGTGTTCAAAGTAAACTTCCCTTAACACATCGCTTTAAATATTCATCACCGAACGAGTATATACCCTATCCTGCGACTCCTATAAAATCCGTTACTTTTAGCAATATTTTAGACTACGGGTTTACCGTTTCATGGTCTGGTGGAGATAACGCAATGTCATATACATATACTCTAACTCCATTGCCAACTAGAAGAATATCAATTAAAGATTATGGGGTAGAGAAAAAAACCGCAATTATATATGGATTAAACCCAAATACCCCCTATTCACTGGTAATTACAGCAAATAATTTGATAACAACACAAAGCTCAGCTAGTGCGAGTGTTACAACCAGGATTTATACAGCTACTTTGTGGGCTGGAAGCGCAACACAAATTACAGGAACAACAATTGGTAATAATGTTGATAAAATACTCGCAACGTTTCCTGGTCAAATATTTGGTATATTTGATAATTATAATAATTTCTTTTTATTGGAAAGTAATTTAACTGTACCTGAAAACCAACGCGGTATTCGTGTAATATTAAACAATGGTTTTATACAAACATTAAACATAATAAGCGGTAATGACCTTTTACAAACTGGAAATACAAATAGAAGAGGGATAACTATTGACGATAATGGAATTCTGTATATAAGTATTAATTATAGAATTCTAAAAATTACACCAAGTGAATATCCATTTACACAAAATGCTTCTGGATTTATAACTACTACTTGGAGTGTTACAATTTTTGCAGGTAATGGAAACGTTCCTACCAGAGATAATGGTGCCGGGTATTATTCTATCGCAAATGGTACATTTAGAAATGTTGGGCCATTAACAACTGTACCGTTAAATAACACGTGTTCCTTATTATTTAAAAATATACCTTCACCCTATATAGCGGACTTTAATGGATTTTTACGTCCAATAACAAAAGATGGAACCTACATAGATATACTTACAAATGTACAAATAGGGGTATCTTATTTTGCGTTTAATGATTCGTTCAATATATATATATTACAAGGCGAATATATAATCATATATAATTTTAAATCTGGAAAATCGTATAGTGTTAAACTGCAATTGAGATATTTTACATATTATGGAACTATCGATAGTGTTGGTAATTTTTTCTTTATCGCAGATAGAATGCTCTATAGAATAATGACATATGATATTGATTTAGATGATACTGTGGCTCTATCAAAAATTTTAAGTGCAGTCGAAAATTGGATTCTGTTTTTTGGTTCACCTAGTCGAACTTATGTAAGAGAAATAGGCACTGAGGTTATCTCCCGTTTTGTTGAGATTACTCTTGTAGAAATTAATAAAGGTGAAATATATCTTAGTACTTTTCAAAACGGCCTTAGCAACCTGGTGCGATTATCACTATATAATTCAGATATTAATATTACAAACCCGCTTTACGAACCTCTGACTAGAACCAGTTTTAGAATTAAATGGACGGTATCATCACTAGTTGACACATATGAATTTATAGGGCTGCGGCCAACAACAATTAGTGTTGCTAATAAATATGCCGATTTTACAGGATTAATCGAACGTGAACCATATTATGATATAAAATTTTTTGCTAGAAAAAACGATGGCTCTTGTTCACTCATATGTAATTTTCCTATGTCGCCTATTACACCGCGTGCAACGGTTAAAACGCTATTTGATGCACAACTAAATATAGGGGGGGGGGTGGAGGGGGACATTGCGGTTGATTCTGCAGGGAATTTATACATTGCGGATCCAAATAATTATAGAATCCGCAAAGTCGCAACAAATGGAACAATTACAACATTTGCTGGAAATGGGTCGTCGGGTTCTTCTGGAGATGGCGGCGCCGCCACCAACGCACAACTATTTCGACCAGACGGTGTTGCGGTTGATTATTCTACAGGGAATGTATACATTGCGGATGCGAGTTATCATATAATCCGCAGAGTCGCAGCAACAACTGGAATAATTACAACATTTGCTGGAAAAAGTAGTCGGGGTTATTCTGGAGATGAGGGCGCCGCCACCAGCGCACAACTAAATACCCCAAGAGGCATTGCGGTTGATTCTACAGGGAATGTATACATTGCGGATACAATTAATAATAGAATCCGCAAAGTCGCAGCAACAACTGGAATAATTACAACATTTGCTGGAAATGGGTCGGCGGGTTATTCTGGAGATGACGACGCCGCCACCAGCGCACAACTAAGATCCCCAAGAGGCGTTGCGGTTGATTCTAAAGGGAATGTATACATTGCGGATACAGATAATCATAGAATCCGCAGAGTCGCAACAAATGGAAAAATTACAACATTTGCTGGAAATGGGTCGGCGGGTTTTTCTGGAGGAGATGGCAGCAACGCCACCAGCGCACAACTAAATTTCCCAAGAGGCGTTGCGGTTGATTCTAGAGGGGATGTATACATTGCGGATACAAATAATCATAGAATCCGCAGAGTCAGACAACACCTTTCAACAACAACGTTCCTAATTTACAATGAAGTGGGCCTCGGCAGTGTGGGCTCCTCCGATGGCATATACTCGCTGGCTCACAACTCACAACTAAATTCCCCAACAGCCGTTGCGGTTGATTCTACAGGGACTGTATACATTATGGATAGAGGAAATGGTAGAATCCGCATAGTTGTATAAAGAAGACCACCTGTATAGTAGTATAAAAGGTTCATCTAAAAGGACAAAAAGCCCTCACAGAAAGAAGTTACGAGGAGGACAATCTGTCGTCGCCGTAAATCCTCTAGAAACACATATATACATTAATTTTTTCAATAGATGCTTCAAATAATATCACTTCTGCAACAACTACTGATACTCGTGTAATAACAGGTACACCGAGCATTGGATTTCTACCAGTCAGTATCAATCCATCAGGGTCATTATCCCCCTTAACAACTCTCAAAGACTACACCGTTTTTGGTTATAACAATCCAAAGACAAAATGGGTAGAAATTCCGCGCGTAAATTTGGATATGGGAGGAAAATCTGTGGGTGTAGAAGGTTCAAGTAAAAATATACTGATACGCAAACAACGGGGCTCAAAGGGTAAAATCTCTGAAGATAAAATTCTGCTTCCGGCAGATATATCTACATTCGGTAGCGTTCTGAATTTCACAAATATTGCCAACAATATTTTTGGATTTACAACAACAAATGTCTACATACAACTCATATTCACATCCAATTATCCTTTCTCTAATACGAAATGGACAGGATGGAATCCAGCAACGGTTCCTGGCCTCTCACTCTGGTTGGACGCCGCAGAACCAGGTCCAAATGGATTTACTCCAAATACTGGAATACCTGTAACGACTTGGAAATTTATATTTCACATCGGATCTTCACAGGATTAATATAGTATATAATACGGGAACACCAGCCACACCCGTGTTCGGAAATATTGATACATTATGATTTACCTATGGTTCTGGTGTTCCAGTAAATGGAGCAAATTTATCATCTACGAAATTCAATAAACCGAAGACAGCCGCCTTTTATAAATCTGTAAATTTTGTATAGCAGGAGCGACGTCCTACAATGTATATATAAATGACTCGCTGTATTTGATATCTGCGAGCACGACAACGTCAAGTCCTACGACCATCATAATAACTGGCCAGACTGCGAGTGCTTCACTGAGTATAAGAGCCAGCGCAATTGTGGGAGGTATTGAAGGATGGTGGTCATCTCCCGCCTTGAACGTTCAGCTATCATAAAAACAGCGGATACACCCGCTTTCCCTCCCCGCTTACCCCACCAATAACAAACCCCCTAAAAATGGCCTTCCCAACCTGCTCCGCCGGTATGGCCACATGTACCCACTCTGCAATATGCTTGTACAAATCAAAGTTCGGGAATCGCTCCGACTCATCCGGATTAATAAATACATTCTTCCCCTCGTCATCAATCATAAATGACCAGAGAAGATTGTAGAGTTCCGATACCGTTTCCTTGACGACCAGTCCCTTCTCCTTACTCAGCACATTCCCATCCTCAATCTCATCCGGCTTCAAAGGGAAGAGATTTCCTAATAGACTCACTGCAAGCCGACATAAATCAAACGATGGGTTCGGTGGCACCTCCTTCTCATACTTGTCGCACAACGGACTAAACGCATACTGCTCCCCAGCATCATTGTCTTCCTTAAAATCGTCGCTAATATACATAGTTTCATTTACCGTAAAAATTGCTCGACCAAAGTCAATAATCTTGAAAATCTTTCCAAATGTTGGAACACGATAAATAACTCCCGCCCCCGTCCGATAATACAAGAACTCCTCCTCCGTCTTCGTCCAAACAATATTATTTGTGTGTAAATCATTGTGTGTGAATCCAATGACCTTCTGGGCACAGACCAGGGCCGCAATAATCTGAAAGAGCCATGCTGTCCAACGTTCCTCCCACTCCACCATTCCAGGAGATGCTCCCACCTCCTCAAAGTTCGTCAACAAGTCCTCCATAGTTCCCTCGTTCATCTGGGTAAAAATCAGCATCACGGGATAATTTGACATTTCTGCATAGACTTCGTACGCCTCCAGAATGTCACTCATATCTGAACTTAGCCCTGAGGAACTGCTTAAAGATGACGAATTTTCAAATGACATCGACCGCATCGAATCGGCAGAATGTATACTTCCCTCTTTGACAGAATCTACCACAATATTCTCCAACTCCTGTTCTCCTAAATCTGTAGAAATTGATGATGAATTATCAATGTCAGCATCAAACACATACTGCTGAACCCTCTCGGGAACGGGCGCATTCGGGTTCTTCCTATCGCGCACAGACAATTTGAAAAGCGTGTTATCATACCCTTTCCAGAACCACCGCTCATCCCGGTAACTGTAGAAATCTTCGGTGAGATTGTAGCGGTACGTGGACGCTTTTGCGCAAAATGACCCGTAGAAGTGGTTGAAATGTGGTGTAATACCTTCTTCTGCAAGTCTACCCAGTGCATAAGAAGCAACCGACTCAATATAAGCCTGATTACAGGGTTCATGTAGTTTTTTCCAGGCCGCCGCCCATGTCCTCTGATTACCTGGAAGTGCGGCGTCCTTTGGGAGAGAATATTCGCCTCGAATCCAGTGAATTGGATCCAATAGATGAGTCACTTTCAAAAAGACACGGCGACTTTCGGAGGGCTCGTTGTTTGCTCCTGTATTTCTCTGAATTTTTACATTACAGACTCCTGTGCCGCCAGATAAATCCATCGCGACAATTTTCCACGTGTGGTCTATCCAGACCTCCTTGTCACGTACTTTGCCAATATTTGAATTCAAGTTCACTAGCGTCGGAAAAAATGTCTGTAGACCCATGTACCCACGAACCTTCTGAAATTCGGAGGGTAACGTTCCGCAATAGAAGGCCGGTTCTTTTATGGAAATACCCCGGAGCATTGTTCTTTAACATACAAAGAACAATGCTCCAAGTTTAAAAACGCAAAAAAAAAGCGGTGTAGTGTGTAGTCAAAGATGGCCACCAGCACCCACGTAAATTTCAACATAAAGCGTTTTGATATGAAGCGAATTCCTCAAGACGCCGTAGTGATTTTTATTGGGCGGCGGCGAACGGGCAAATCTACGCTTGTTCGGGATCTCCTTTTTCATCACCAGGACATGCCGCTTGGCACCGTCATCAGTGGCACAGAGGAATCAAACTCCTTTTACGGAAAGATGATTCCACCCTTGTTCATTCATGGCGAATTCAATCCAATTATTCTGGCGAATTTTGTCAAGCGCCAGAAACTCATCATGTCTAAAATTCAAAAGGACCAGCAAATGCAGGTGAAAAGTCGTATAGATCCTCGGTCGTTTATGATTCTGGACGATTGTATGTACGACGACAGTTGGACTCACGACAAGAACATTCGGTATCTGTTCATGAACGGGCGTTGGCTGAAGGCGTTCTTTTTGATTACTATGCAGTACCCACTTGGTATTCAACCCGCACTCCGTACAAATGTTGACTTTGTATTCATCCTTCGCGAGCCATATCTGAATAATCGGAAGCGCATTTTTGACAACTATGCGTCGGCCTTTCCCTCGTTTGAATTCTTCTGCCAAATAATGGACCAATGTACACAGAACTACGAGTGCCTTGTCATCGACAATACAAGCCAGTCAGCAAAGCTGGAGGACTGTATTTTCTGGTATAAGGCCGATGTTCACTCCGATTTTCGTATCGGCGCACCCGAGTTCTGGCAGCATTCTGCATCCTATTACCAAGCAAAAGATGATGAAATGAATCCGTATGATCCGAATGCAGCGAGGCGACTGAAAGGGCCAACAATTAATGTTCGCAAGAACTAGTAGTGTACGCCATGATTCCTATAGAAGCACAGATTGGTTTTATGGCTTTCTTCGCAATTGCTCTATTATTCGCTGACCGCTATCTTCGTATAGAGCCAGCCTTGAAATACAGACATCCATCTTTTGAACCCTTTCAAATGCCAGTATTATATGGAAATCGGGCGCGCGCATGTGGCGTCGGATTGGAATCGTGTCCTGACGGAACAAAATGTGGAAATGGCCTCTGTATCAATACAGACGCGAAGCCTTTGGAGGAGAAAGGCCCGCTCCCCGTTCTTCCTCTACGCATATAACTAAGCAAATCACGGTAGAACGAGAAGATTAAATAACTCTACATTATAGAAAGAATGCGTCTAAATAAAATGCAAATCTCTTCCGAAGGTGCCTTATTGCTTCTTGTTGCGATCTTCCTTGTGCTCTTGCCTTACATACGCAATGTGTTTGCCCCCGCATTTCCTGAGGGCTTCCGTGACGTAGACTGCAAAGGTGTTACATGCGACGAGGGAGAATTTTGTAAGGACAATACCTGTCACTCAGTCACAGCACCCAAGAGGTCATGTGGTCGCGAGATGTAACGTCTACCATGATCTGAATAAAATAAGTACCCCCTTTGGTGGTACTTATTTTATGCCTACCGGCGTGTGCCGACATACCATTCACGTTTTATTTATCTGCGAAATGCGCAGATGCGTTTAGTCCATGTTATTCCTCATCTTGCGCGCCATAGCCAAATCGGCCGGCCCAGACCCCGAAAACATTCCAGCCGTCTGCTCCACCACACTATTTTCCGAAGAAGTAAGTTCCACCGTATTACCTACCACAGGCTTCTTAGAAACCCCCATCATCTTCGTACGCTTCTCGCGCTCAAAGACCTCCTTTGCTTCTTCATTCTCCTTATATTTCTTCATCAACGTATTCAACTCCTCTTCCGCGTATTCCTGTTCGGCCACCTGAGAGGGTTCCGGATCCCAAGGAAGCCACTTTCCTACCTCGCCCACAAAAATATTGTGTGTCGGGTCCAGGCGCTGGAGTTTCTTCGAGCGCGCAACAGCCTCCTCTTTGCTCGAGTACGTCCCGCGAATTTTAAGCCCCCGGACAGTTGTTCTAAATTCATTCATCTCGTAAAACTTATCCTCTAGAGCCTGACGATTTGCGTAAAGAAACTCATCATACATCTCCTTCAGTTTTGACTCCTTCAGTTCGCTCTTGGCCTCATCTAGATACTTCTGGAAGTTACTCATTGTAGTATCCACAGATACCCGAGCAGCGCGAATGCTCTGTGCAACACCGCTCAAGTCCTTCAACTCCGCTGCATCGGCCTCCTTATTCAGAGCGTCATTTACAGACTTTACAGTATTCATCAAAAACTGCTCGTAACTTTTCACGCGCGTGCTGTACTCAAAATTCTCCAAAAAGGCACTGAACATAAATAGATTCTTGTTATTGAGAACGTTTTCCGGGCTGAGAAAACTCAGAAGACAGAAATTCTGTCCAGAAATCGGCGCATCCTCTGTGAGAAAATCCTCACGTTCCTCTGCCATTTCTATATTCATTTATTGGAAAGGATAGTTTAAGTAGAAACGCGGAATGTTATAAAAATTTTCTCTTAATAAAGTATAATGGATTCTACTGCCGAAATTCTCAATCGCTGTGTGAAATACCTTGTAGAGGGGCTTTTCGTTGCTGTGGCCGCTATTTTTATTCCGAAGCGCACTCTACCTGCGGAGGAAATTCTGAGCCTCGGCATTGTCGCTGCGGCGGTATTCGCAATTCTCGACGTTGTCTCACCCAGTATCGGCTACTCCGCTCGTCAAGGTGCAGGATTCGGTATGGGCGCGAATCTAGTTGGGTTTCCTCGGTAAGTAACTTTGACACATACCATTAGACATTACTTGACAATAGTGCTCATCAAATAGACCGAATGAATTGCCATGACAGATCCGCACAAATTTTCTGCCAAATTTTATCCTGCACGTACAATTTATCACGATTTTTTAACAACTGAAAGCACGAAAGGTACTCGTCCAATTCCAGCAATTCACAAAATTTGTACAGAACATACGAATATGAGAGGAAATTGTTCCGTTCCTTCGGACAGTGTGTTTGGAACGAGGGTTGAATTTCCTTAAACATATAGCGCAATTTCTCCTCAATTTCTCTACTCATCACAGCGGCAGTCTGTCCATTCAGACGGTTTATAATATGAGGTATATGTTCATAGTACTTGTTGAATTTCATTTTTTTCAAAATTTCCTTCACCTTCGAGGCCTTCAACGTCCGAAAGTCCATGATACGCTCCTTCTTCAATTCCACCAAAATTGCGTCATAGACCTCTTGCGGAATTTCAGTAGTTTCTTTCGCCTGAAATTGCGCCAGCCATTCGTTAAAATGATTAATCCGCTTATAAGCATAATAGGAAACCTCGCGTGGCGGATCCTTATATGAGGGTTTATCCGAATCCACAAGAACAAAATCCTGAAATCCGCATTTACCACATGTAAAATTTGCTTCATTTGCACTAAAAATCATCTCCGTCTCGCAATGAGGACAATCTCCAAATGTTTCAAACTCTATTTCGTGTGATGTTCTCGCATGCTCTGGGTCTACTCTCTGTAAATAAGTTTCTAGCAATTTATCTCGGCGCAATTCTTCCCCCTTGTGTGGTACTTCAGAAAGATTTTGAATTTCACCGCTCTCTCCCGCCGCATCCTCTAATGCGGCCAATACACTTCCCGGCTTCTGTCTTGTCACCAACCTTTTCAAAACAGGCGACACTCCACTTTGAATTTTGTTCTGGATATCATAATATTCGTATAGGATGGGACCGGCTTTGAGATAATAATCATAAAATTCCATATTTCCCTCCAATTGTTCAAGTTCTTTTTTTGCGGCCCCCTTTTTATCTATCCAGACAGACGATTCCATATCTGTTTTACTCAACCCTATTTGACCATCACATGTTGAAATAGTTGCTCGTATATTGTCAATATTACCCTGTTTGGACTGAATACGATGAACATGGTGTTTGTGCAGAGCGTCAAGAGTAGTTCTGCACTCTGGATTGCTCCGTTTTGTTTGACGTATACTAAAAAAAGCGTTATTTGAACTCATTCTATTTAGGAGTATTACTTTTGTTTAGACCGCTAGACAGATTTTCCCAATCTCGAAAATCAAAGACTCCCGGCAGACTTTTCAGAAAAAACTTGCCACTCTGGAAATTATTTTCTAAGGAGAGGGTATAAACAAAAATGACGGGTGGTGGTCTTATGCAGCTCGTAGCTTATGGCGCTCAGGACGTGTACCTGACCGGTAATCCCCAGATTACCTTCTTCAAGGTGGTATATCGCCGCCACACCAACTTTGCAATGGAGTCTATTGAGAACCCCTTCAACGGCTCACCTGGCTTCGGTCGTAAGGTGACCTGCACGATTCAGCGCAATGGTGACTTGATCCACCGCGTGTATCTACAGGCCACCCTACCCAAGGTGACCCTGAACTCCGCCTCCGACGGCTCTGGTGCGCAGTTCCGTTGGCTCAACTGGGTCGGTCACAATCTTATTAAGAATGTGGAGATTGAGATTGGCGGCCAGCGCATCGACAAGCACTATGGTAACTGGCTGCACATCTGGAACGAGCTCACGCAAGAGGCGGGTAAGCAGGCCGGCTACGCGAAGATGGTGGGCAACGTACCCGAGCTAACAAATCTGCTGGTGCAGGGCGGTGAGGACTGCGACGACTTCTGCGCGTCTGGCGAGCCCAATGCGTCTGACGAGGTGCGCAAGTGCGCGCCTGAGTACACTCTCTACATCCCTCTCCAGTTCTGGTTCTGCCGCAATCCTGGCCTGGCGCTGCCCCTCATTGCGCTGCAGTACCACGAGGTGCGCGTGAACCTGGAGTTCAACGAGCTCCGCAACCTGTGCTGGGATATCACTCCTCAGTTGCCCAACGCACACACCGTGCGCGACCGTGTGAATAACACGAACCTGGTGGCGGCGTCTCTGTATGTGGATTACCTCTACCTGGACACGGACGAGCGCCGCAAGTTTGCGCAGGTGTCTCACGAGTACCTGATCGAGACCCTGCAGTTTACCGGCGTAGAGTCCATCACCTCCTCCTCCAACAAGCTCAAGTTGAACTTCAACCACCCCTGCAAGGAGCTCATCTGGGTTGTGCAGCGTGACTCGTATGTCTCTTGTAACGACGGTGACGTGAACCCGTGGAAGGGTCAGCAGCCGTTCAACTTCTCCGACTGGTGGGACCGCTCCGTGCTCGAGTCTGGCTACTCCGTGACCCGTGTGGAGGGTATGGCGGGCAAGAACCCTGTAGTGACAGCCCTGCTCCAGCTCAACGGCCACGACCGCTTCCAGGTGCGCGAGGGACGTTACTTCAACGAGGTACAGCCCTACCAGCACCACACCAACATCCCTGCAGTGGGCATCAACGTCTACTCCTTTGCTCTCCAGCCCGAGCAGCACCAGCCCAGCGGCACCTGCAACTTGTCTCGCATTGATAACACGACTCTCCTGCTGACCGTGTCCAACAACGCAGTGGGCGCGGTGACCTCCTCGTCGGTGTACGTGTTTGCGACGAATTATAATGTGCTTCGCGTGATGTCCGGCATGGGGGGACTTGCTTATAGCAATTAAGAATCTGTGGACACTTTCTCGTTGCACTCAAGTCATGGTGGTTGTTTTGTTTAAAAGTAGTATGTGATATGTGGATCTGAAAAATAGTGAACCATCTAGAGCTTATTTTACACGTTGCGATTTTATAAATCGCAACGCGTAAATAAAAATTGACCTGACTCAACAACCCCAAAAGTATAAGATGAATACACATGAACGGTATAATTTTCGCGACTCTACAGTCTTAAAATCTCTAAAGTCGAAACTCAAAAATAGTAAGGAGCCGACTCAGTATAACGGAATGACAATTCGTGCGAGCTCTACCCATGATTTTGAAATGTATGGAGGAAACGATACATGGTATAAATGTGAACTGAAGCAGTATTCTACTTGGTATCAAGGTGTCTACATGTATTCTTCTGCGAATCAATTATTCTATCGATATTTTCCGAATGAGTCGTTATTGTCGTCTCTTCAGCAACTGACTCTCTAAGAAGTGTTGCTGCAACTTCCGCGTCATACCCTATACACTTAGAGCAGCACTGATTTCGCTCGTTGATCCACGTCGAGCGCTACATTTTTTTTATTTCTGTGTCTTCCTCAATACTTAAGCATCCCGCCGCCTGTGTAAAACTTTTACGCAGAATATGTTTTACAATATCGGAAATTGTGTGTATTGTTATGTTCATAAGAGTTACAGAGCCCTCAAGTACTGTGTGCCATTTAGAATTACCAGTAGTCTCTTTAAGAGTGATACTAAGATAATCATCATCGTCTTCAAATGTCAAAATCATCTTTCCGATATGGTCCAACTCACGCTTTATTTCCGTTTTCTCTTCGTCTGTCAACGCAGACATAAGTTCCCGCATTTTTTATTGACCGTATAAATTTCAGTTTCCAAGTGTTGACAATCTACATACAGTCCAGATGCCCTCTCTTGATACATCTCCATTTTTTGAAATGTGTCTGTAAAATAGACACGTTTCAAATTTTATTCAACGTCGGTCATTGTGCGCCATTAAAAGGGGTCTGGTACGACCTTATGCCTATTGTGCGGAAGAGATTTCCCCTCTTTATCATTTCCAACAGCCTCCTCAGGCGCAGTTTCTATGTGCACCTTACTTGTCGCTCCAATATCAATTGCCATATCGTAGACTTTCCCACAACATCTCGAGCGAATATGCTTGTGATTTATTGCGCTGTAAATAATGCCCATAATGGATAAAAAAAGTCCTGTTCCACCAAGTGCAGTTCCCGTGTCCATCTACTGAATATGTAAATTGTTTTCGGGCTAAAAAGAAGAATGTCCGAGATGTCTGTTGTCAATCCTCTTCATAAACAGCAGCTTTCAACACGAAATAACTCCGACAAGGGTGAAAGTATAGGAATATGTTGTCTCACGTACTTTTTTTGTTGTGTGCCATTTATTTTAGGATCTTTCCAATGATTTTCACTCAAGCCCATACTGCGCGCATACTCTTATAGACCTCTGCGCGCTTCACATTCTCTTTCGCAAACGTATCACAGCTCTTTAAATGTTCGGAAAGGGGAGAACTATTCAACTCTTCTTTACAGTAATTGCAGCGGGTAGCCATACGCCATTTTATTAGGCACGCACTGTAGAAACAGCAGACACCGCAAAAGCAGAGCCCCGTAACAACTGCTGCGGTCACAATGTTAATAACAATAATACCAGAAATAACATTATCACCTAGGCTAATGGCAACAGAATCGGGTTTTAGAATTGCTACCGAAGTCGGCGTGAACGTTTGGGAGGGTGTGCCTGTGTCTGTGCCTGTGCGAGACCCCGTGCTACTGTGTGACGGAGTGCCCGAGCCTGTCCCTGTCCCTGTAGGACTCGGCGTGCTCGTTAAAGACGCGCACACAGACGGTGTAATAGAGGGAGTCTGTGTAAGAGTCGGAGTCAGGCTCGGGCTCGCATCGGCCACCTGAGCCGCCGCCACCGTCTCCGCCACCGCCGACAATGAGGTAACCGCCCCAGCCGCATAATACCATGTAATAGACCCAGAAGATCCGACAGACACATTTCCAAGAGGAAGAATGGCCGCATAGGATCCGTCCGTAGGACTTGGTGTACTGGGAGCAAGTGTTAACGGATTCGTATTATACGCATTTGAGAAACTACAGCAGACTGCGTAAGCCGTCATCACTCCCGCCGTTTCCGAATAAAAGAGGACACCCTCGTTTGTATTGGTAATCATAATAGCCCGCGACGACTGATTATTAGCCGTAATAGCCACGAAACTCCCTGTGTCCAAATTCCCCCGCGTCTTCGTATTCACGTCCGTAGTCCCCACAAAATCGTCCCGAGTCCCCGTCCAAATAATGACATTCGTGAGATCCACCGTTGCATTATTCCTAAGCTGCGTCACGATTTTTACGAAGCTGTCATTGTAGCCCAGCGAAAATGTATTCTGGATCGTAAGCGTGACTCCCTGAATCGTGAATACGCGTCTAGAGACGATTTTTCCGTGCCCCACCGTCTTTGTCATGTCCGCCGAATCCACAACGAAATTGGAATAGTCTGTGGTCGGCGCCATAGGCGTCTGGCTATACAAGTCCGTCACGGTCGCTCCCGTCCATTGTGCAGAACCTGTGCCCATACCTATTGCCGTATCTAGGGGATAATTCGCAAATGTCAACTTATACCAGGCTGCGCCCGCTGATGAATAATACCACGGCTGCTGGAAGAGTCCGTGCGCATTCACGGAATTTTCCGCACCTGTTCCGAATCGGAGAGATGGATTCGCAAATACGCAGGCCGCCGCGGAGCAGCCAGTGGCTCCTATAGTGTCCTGTGCGTGAACGCTCGCCCCGAATCCAAAAAGTCCGAAAAAGACGCGCAGAAGATTCATTGATTCCTGTTTAGGCTGCGGGTTTTCCGGTCAGCACTTCGAGAACCACTTAGCCGCTCCCGCTGATGCAGCCTTTGCAGCCCGAACAATGTCAGCATCCGTCGTGTGATATGTTTTTCCGCAGGTTAGGAGCGATGAAACTCTGGCGTAGCCCCATTGTTGTTGTGTGGCGCCTGGACGATGACCCGTACGCCAAGCAGCCATGCCACGATTATAGCACTGGCGCAGGTATCGCACAGGGACGCCCGTGGCCGCCGCCCGCTCCTCTAGACTCTTTGCGTTTGGAAAGGCCTGCGCCCATCGTGCCGTATACTTGGATTTTCGCGTTCGGCGTCCCTTGTCTGTCTGGAAGCCCATATAAGCCCGCCGATTCCGAGAACCCATCGAGCCGAATTTCGCAATTTCGCCGCGCCGCCTGCGCGTGGCGGCCACCGAAAGTCCCGAGAAATATCTGCGTGGAGAGTGACGTGTCATCCGGTCTTCTGAAAAGGGTAACTATAAAAAGGGCAAATCACGCTCTGTTTCTACATGAAATTCCGGTGGCTCGGACCAATTCTCGTAGGGTATCGCAGCACTCGTGGCCCTGTCATGTGCCAAAAGGGTCTGTAGAGCCGTTAGCCGGCGCTGAAGTGGCCCTCTGACAGAAAGACGACGACTCATCTGTTTCCATCGCCACTCAAATTGCAGCGCAGCACGATGATCCGGAAAGCCGTCAATATGTCCAATACGTTCCCATCTGCGTCCGGCCGTTGCTCTAGCACCTCCCGCAATTTCCCCGTTGTGTTGTCTTAGACGACGAATCAAATCTGGGGTGACCCCCACATACGTTTTCTGAAAACCGCCATCGACTGTGGCCAATAAGTAACATTTCCAAGACATAATATTTCTATATAAGAAAAAGGAATGGATTCAAACGTATCAGACGGTCCCGGTCTACAATTGGGCGATATAAGCGATTATACGAAAATTGATGATTTTGGTGTTATTTCTGTTGCAGGAACCTTCATGAGTTTTTTGGTGCTTTTGTCCGCGCGTATTGCCAATTTCGGTGGAGTTCCGTTGAATACCTATTTTGATATGTTCGGTATGGAAGGAATTCTTTCTATGGTCCTTTTGATTCTAATTCTTTTCCAGATAACTCGCTATTTCTATACAGTGTTTTATGAAAAAAGTGGAAAGTCTTGGTCCCCCTTTGTTTTTATTTGTTTTCTGCTCGGTGTTCATCTCGTACACGACCTCGCCTTGTACTATGCGGTTATTTCACAGATCCCCAAAGGAAAAAATGATATGATAGACATTGTGCGGAGTTTGACGGCTTCCAACCAAGCCTATACACTTTTCACGCACAGCGCATTTTTAATAATTACGGCACTTGTTGCAATGATTGTAGAAGATATGAGCGACTTGGCAAAAATCGCAGTGTTCGGCGTGGTAGTATATTTAATGCCAGTTGTTTTAGCAATACATCAGCCGAAACCCGCACCTCCTCCTCAGCCTCCTAAAAAGCCAGAGATGCAGGATATGCGTGGAAATTATTACTCATAAATAGATGGAAAAAATAAATCCAACAACGAAAATGAGCGAAGAATCAACAACTACGATAGGCGATTCTACACTATCTTCCTCTGAACGTACGAGCGTATCTAACAATGCGTCCTTTAGCAATGGAACGTCCATTGCGTCCTCTAGCAATGAAACGTCCAGTGCGTCCTCTAGCAATGAAACGCCCAGCGCGTCCTCTAGCAATGAAACGCCCAGTGCGTCCTCTAGCAATGGAACGTCCATTGCGTCCTCTAGCAATGAAACGTCCAGTGCGTTCTCTAGCAATGAAACGCCCAGCGCGTCCTCTAGCAATGAAACGCCCAGTGCGTCCTCTAGCAATGGAACGTCCATTGCCTCCTTTACCAATGGAACGTCCATTGCGTCCTCTAGTCGTATTTCTCCGGCAGCAGTAAAAGGACGTTCTAAAAAACAACAGGAATCTGATAAAAAAGCCGCAGAAATGCTTGAGGAGATGCGTATTTTATACAGCAGGGAGTTTGCAAATATTCCTGTAGAAAATCGGCCAAAACCCCCCTCATGGGCCGCTCGAGCAGCTATTTATAAAAATCAAAATGATCGCAAAAAATATTTTCAAGAACTTATACAAGGTTCTCGGAATTCTCTTGAGATGAAAACATCGTCTAACTATAAAATGTCAGAAGGCAATACGACAACTCTTGTGGATAATATTATCACGAGTTTAAAGCGATTAACAGAAGATGCAAAAACACTGAAACGTTCTATGACACGGCGCGGAAATAATATTTTTTCAAAGCGCATAAATAATTCTAATATTAGTGAAAATAATATGGAAAGCCAATACGAATTAACAACACCGATTCAAAGCCTTCCAAGAACTAAAAAGCGCAAGCGCCCACACTCCAGACTCACCCCCTCCCTTAATTTCTAAAGCCTCGCGCAAAAATTGACAAGAATATTGGGGTTGGAAATAAACACAATCCCAAATGAGTTCCCCCTTTCTCCATATTCAAAAAAGTTCCGAGCCCTGTAAGGATTTTCCTGCAGATCCGGCACAAATCTACTTATTCCCTCTTGACCCCTTTCAGCAAAAAGCCATAGCCGCCATTTCTAGTGGTGCAAATGTTCTTGTCACTGCGAAAACAGGCTCCGGAAAAACTCTCGTCGGGGAATACCAGATTGCACACAGTCTTAGAAAAGGTGGACGCATCTTCTATACGACTCCCATCAAATCTCTCAGTAATCAGAAATTCTACGACCTCAAGAAACTCTTTCCTGGTCGCGTAGGTATCATGACTGGTGACTTAAAATATAAGCCCGACGCCGACGTTGTCATCATGACAACGGAAATCCTGCGGAATCTCCTGTTCAAGCGCGGTACAAGCACTGAAACGGTTGGCATCACTGCAGCACTTTCTCTAGACCAACTAGACGCAGTTGTCTTTGATGAATGTCATTACATCAATGATAAAGACCGCGGATCCGTATGGGAAGAAACCATGATTCTCTTGAATTCCTCCATCCAACTTGTGCTTCTCTCCGCAACAGTGGACGCACCCGAAGCCTTTGCGTCGTGGCTTGGTGAACTCAAACAGCGCGATATCCATCTCATTTCCACCGACTATCGTGTTGTTCCTCTTGTTCACGGAGTCTATAAGGACAAGGAGTTTCATCCCATCATGGACAATACCAACAAGTTCTCAGATGCGCCCTATAGGGCCTGGCTACAATGGCGCTCATCACAACTTAAGGTGGCAGATGAACATAAGTCCGCCGTAAAAGCACGCGCTGCGGCCGGCTACGATGGGGGGCCTGTTGCGCGTAAAGGTGGTCTAAAGGCGTTCACACACGAGATGAATGCGATGATTGTGACCCTGGAGGAAAAGCAACAACTACCTGCCCTATTCTTTGTTTTCAGTCGTAAGGACTGTGAGCGTTACGCCGATCTCACAGAGCACACACTCATTGACTCCTCAGATGCGGCCTCGGTTCGTCACATTATGGACTTTCATCTCCATTCATACGGCGAAGAACTTCAGCGTATTCCAGAATATCACACGATTCGCGCGCTTCTAGAAAAGGGTATTGCGTATCATCATAGCGGCGTAATTCCGATACTAAAAGAGTGTGTGGAGATTCTATTTGCGCGCGGCCTTGTGAAAGTCCTTTTCGCCACGGAAACATTTGCAGTCGGTATCAACATGCCCACAAAGACAGTTGTATTCACCGGTTTCCGAAAGTACGACGACACGATCGACAGAATGCGCATTCTTAACACGGATGAATATATTCAAATGGCAGGGCGTGCTGGACGGCGTGGAAAAGATGAGCGAGGCTACGTGGTATATTTACCCGATAGAGACCCGGAACAAATAGAGGTGGTTCGCTCTATGATGACAGGGCGCTCATCGACGTTTCAATCCCGCATGAAATTTCATTACGACTTTATTCTAAAAACGTTCCAAGCAGGTACTCTTCGCTGGATAGACCTTTTAAAAAATTCCTACTGGAACATTGCACATACTAAAGAGTGTAGAGAGTGTGAAGAAGACATTCAAAAGGAACGGCGGGCCGTAGAAACGACGGAACTTTCGGAAATGGAGCGCGCAGAAATGTCCGAACACAAGTCAATCCATGATGCACTTAAATCTGCCGTAAACGCTGCAAGACGCGTTGAGCAGCGGCGATTGGAGGTGTGGAATAATCGGCACATGGGGCCGCGCTGGCATAAGATTATAAATGATCTCTGGCCGAAATATCAGAAGTCTATTGAACGTATTTATTTAATGGAAAGTGAACTTGCGGAAAAATGTGACCCCACGAAATTCATCACGCCGAATTTAAATGCACTTCGTGAATTCGGATTTCTTCAGGGTATTTCAGAAGAGAAACTCACCCCGATTGGAGTAATCGCAACGGAAGTCAATGAAGGTCATGCAATTCTAATGCCTCTTGCCTATAAGGACCAGGCCATTCGCTCGCTTCTGAAAACAAAAGAGGATATCATCACATTCCTCGCAATATTTCTCGGGGAAAAGGGTGACTATAGTGGTATGGAAGTCGGCGGGGCTGTCCGTGCATCTTTGCGCATTCTTGGAGATATTGCGACCACGTGTAAAGAGAAGGAGCGTCGCGTCGGCGCATCTTCTCCATACAATTACTGGGACCTGAAAGCCGATTTTGTGGAAATCATCTGGCGCTTTACAAATGGAGAAGAAATTGAACTTCTTCTCCAGGATTACGAAATCTTCGGGGGAAATTTCACACGGCTTCTTTCTAAACTGCTAAATCTTCTCCGCGAATGGACAACGCTCGCGACTCTTTCATCCGATGTAGAAACTCTTACTATACTTTCCGATGCAGAAAAACTATTGGATATTGGTACAATGAGTTCCGAAAGCCTCTATCTCCGTCTTGTGTAACGCCGCCGCTGTCGTGCCCGTTTCACACGAATCCATCGACCGTTTCTGCTTCTTCCGCGCGCTCCTCCACCCATTTGTTTTGATGGAGTTGTCGTATCAGACAAATAGTATTGAAATATTTTTTTCATAAGAGCATTATTCTCTTCTGAAAGTGCATATTTTATACTTTCGGGATTTAAAATCGTTGTTTCAGTTATTTCGTTTGCCTCCTTCGTTTCTACCGGTGCATTATTATTTCGTGATTCTCTATATGGCGACGGATATTTTGTAATACCTTCGGCAATTAACATTCTCGCAAAGGGGGTTTCTTGACTTTCCTTTACCGGCCCCCCTTCTATTTTGATGTATTCAAAATAGTAGAAGTATATTTTATCAAATATGGCTGGTATAATAACAAAGGAGAGTAGTTGTTCGTCTTTTCCAATATAGGTGGGTTTGGAAATATTTGACGGAACTAAATCATTTCCATTTTTAATAATCTGCATATTTTCACGTAAATATTGCAGACATAATTTCCACAGAGAGCCATCCTTGAATTCCGATAAATTTCCTAGACAACTTGTAATTGCTGCATAACAGCCAGTTGTTCGTTTCCCCGTTTTAGGATGTACGTGCCACTGTCTATAATAATTCGGCTGAGAAGCAACCAAAATCCGGTATGAATTCGGCGCTGCAAAAAGTTCCTTGAGTTTATCCCATAGAGTTTTCTCCCATTTTGTCAGAGCCGGTGTAAAATTCGGAAGCGTACTTGTCCCATTTTCCCCCTTTATGAGATTTTCAAAGAGTGTGTCTGCATCTCTCAGGAAAATTGGACAATCAGGAAAGTCGTAAAATGCTTTGAAGCGCAGCGCGCGCAAAATTGCATTATCAATTGTTTTTCCGTCGCCCTTCGCACCCACTGCATATTCTGGCCAGTCGACGACTGCAAACACAACATTTGGATGCTGTGAAATTTCCATCCACTCCTTTTTGTGCTTTTTTACTCTTTCTTCATCTGTATTTGTTTTAAAAAATGGATTTTCCAGGCTATGTTGGTCTAAATAAATAATTACTTTCCATCCTTCAAAATCCGGTTGCGTTGTTACGTCTAAATAACGGAGAATACCCACTTTATACACATCTGTTTTTACCCACGGCGAATCTTGCCCCTTAAAATCATTACAAGTTGTACAATCAGAATCTCGAAAATAATATGTAGTTACAAATGCCCCTTTCATGTCCTCAAGGCTTGCTGTGGATTTGTATTCAATTGAGCCCGCCGTTTCCTTGTCAGGATCAATTGCCTTTTTTATAGTCATTCCTGATTTGTATCCATATTTTTAGAAATTGGGAACACCGACCCGAAGTTCTATATCATCTACTACTGATGATACAGAATCAACTATAGAATTCGCCTCAGGAACTGTCGCTTCTGTTAAAGCAAGAATACTTGTAACAAGTGTCATAGTTGATTCGGGTAAAAGTTGTAGCAAGAGGAAAAAGAGTATTGCGCCCAGAATAAAATCACGTCCAATTGTTTTTATGGTCGGAATTTTTTTCTCTGCGAACCACATAATAACAGCACTCACAGATGCGAGCGTGATAGCACCGAGTCCTCCACCGACCCAATAAATATATGAGGGTGTTTCAGAAGACATTCTGGACGCAGAGTAGGAAAAAAAAACAAAATAGGACCGCAGCGCAGTAGAATTACAATTCTTCAAACTCAATTTCGGTATCTAAAATATCATTGTGAATTTCTGGCTCTGGTTTTGGTGTAGGAGGACGTGGTGTAGGAGGACGTGGTGTAGGAGGACGTGGTGTAGGAGGACGTGGTGTAGGAGGTTTTAATGCCGGAGAATCTATAGGCTCTACATTTTGAAATATATCAAAGTGATCCGGGTTAAAATCATTTGTCAGGCTAAAAGTGTGCTCTAGAGTTTTTGTAGAAATATCATCAGAACTATCTATAGGCTCGGAAGAAATAGGTGCGAGAGGTTCTAATAGCACAGGAGCCACAACAGGAGCCACAACAGGAGCCACAACAGGAGCCACAACAGGAGCCACAACAGGAGCCACAACAGGAGCCACAACAGGAGCCACAACAGGAGCCACAACAGGAGCTACAGCAGGCCCAGAAGGCCCAGAAGGTCCAGATAATGATTCTATTTCACGTGTACCCCTTTCTTCTTCATCTTCCTCATTATCGTCTTCCTCATTGTCATCTTCATCTTCTTCTTCATGATCGCTTTCATTTGTAGATAAATATTCGCGCAAAATGCTTTTCACGGGGAGCATTAAGCGTATACCTTGATTAATACCATCTAAAATCAACGCCTCTATCTGTCTCATATTTTTCTGTCTTTCAATTGCAAAACCCGATGTTGAAAAAAGATATGTGTTTGTCCACAAAAGTCGCGCACATTCAATCAATGTTTTATGTAAATAGTGCTCCAATTTTGGAATAGTAATCTGTAATTTTTTTTGCTTATTTGTTAAGCGAATAGACGACAGTACTTTTGTGTGAGCAACAAAAACAGCTGTTAATAATTCTTCCAAATAATCACATTGAGTCGCCATAGCAATATGCTGTGTTTCACGTTGAACCTTGTCATGATTCCATTCAGAAATTCCCTCCAAAAGTATCTGAAAACTTAAAAGATGCCTTTTGGGTTCCTGTTCACGCTCTTTTGCTGTCTCCACTAATTTCAAAAAAAAAGTAATTAGAGGTTGTGCTAGAAATTGCGAAAGTTGACGCGTGTATTCACTTTTTGCCTCTGCATATACACCAACACTATCTCCAGAATAATCCATACTAATATAGAATTTTACCTTATAGACCCATTTCTTTCCGCATTAAGTATTTTGCCAACTGAATCCATGGTGAAGAACCAATACCAATAGAACGATATGCTTCAATTAAATCTGTAGAGATCTCATCCGATTTAAGAAACGTATTTAAAATTGCGTAAGGATCCTCTCCCGCCTTACGAAGAACCGGAATGTCTTTGAATCTAATTTCTCCGTATGTAACATTATTTATTAATCCAAAATTCGCCGCCTTTTGATAATTATTACGTAATCTATAGGATTTGTCAGATTTCATATAAATAACAGTACAGCGTGATAATATAGGTGAAGACATTTTCCAAAGTTCTCTAACTTCTAAAGCACAAACAACATTCGACGAAGCAGTTTCTAAAATCCGTCTAAGAAATGCTTGGGCTTCCTGTGTCAAATCGTCTGCGCCTTCTAACCATACAAAAAGTGGTTCACATGAGCGCACTTGCTGATGTAATATTTCACGACCTTCACGTAATGAACGGTCTGAGCGCACATTCCAGTGAAATATTCTGGCGGAGTTTACAGATGCTTGCTCATTTATCCAATGTGACTTTCCCGTGCCAGGTTCACCACATACCAGCAGTGCACCTTTCCACGGACACCTTTTTAATGATTGAGGCATTCCTATAGCATGTAAAATGCTTCCTATTTAGACCTACCGTTTTATGCCTACATCACTACTGTAGGCATAAGGGCTAAGTTAGGTACACCACAAGGGTGTATCTAACTTAGCCCACATGCCGGTATGCGTAAGATCCAGTACTCGACGGTGGTAAAATATAAAATTGAATATTTTGAGATGTTCCTAAAGGTTAGTCATGTGCTCAGTACGAATATTTTCGTATATATATCTCAAAATCAGTGAAATATTTTGTAGAAAGTCTGCGCCAAAAGTGCCGCTTGTAGAATCCATTGAACTTACTACGATTTCTTCACCAGAAGAATCCGCGTATGAAATTAAACCCCCATTCCCTTTACGAATTAAAATTCCATCAGATTAAGCCGTGACACGGCGACCCTTTCAAGCAAGAACCGTTTAGATTGTTTCTAGAACTTTCGCATAGATAGCCTCATCATGCTCTGCATTGCGGCTCAGGTCCTGTGTATCAAACAGCGGATTTGAATGTATTCCAGCCAGAATCTCTCGCTGATTGCGGATCACGTTCACATCCTGTTGTAAAGGGACTTTGTAGCGCACCTGACCAATATCCCCCACACCTGTAGGTATACCAACAACGCGATTCACAGCATCGGCGCGATCATTTACACTATCGGCATCCAGGCGACGCGTAGTCTGTTTGATTTGTCCATCGAAAATGGCCAGAGCCCCTCCGTTTCCGTGCATCGGGTTACGACCTTTGGCTATTTGCTGCTTATTCGGATTCAGCCGCATATTATAGGCGGAATCATGACTCGTGAAATCCTTATTAATAGAATTCGGCGTACCGAAATAATCGGATTTTGCCGATATCTGCGACTTTTGAGTGGGACGCGCAATATCATCCGGGTCATATACCCTGAGTTTTGTGGGGCCGTCTGCAGAGGCCGCAATACCCATATAGTTCCAGTCAATCGTCCCTTCCTTGACTGTTGTGCGCGCAACATCGTTCGGGTCCCAAACAGTCACTGCTGGCGCACCTCCAGCAAATCCAACGGGCGTTCCCGTTTGCCGAATATTGCCCGACATCTCTTCGCGGCGAGTGGGGCGCGCATCATCGTTATAGTGAACTGTCACTGAGCCCGTATCGGCAGGAACCAGATTCAGACCCATCGTGCGCTCGCCTGTGAGATTGCGCTCATTCGGTCGGATTTCAATAGAGGAGCGCCCATAGTCACTCTCGGGTGCCTCTGGGTTATTTGTATAATAGGATGTCATATCCGCATTACGGAAACCTGCTCCGCCGTATTGCTGCGTCATAGGGACATGATACGAGCCTGTGACGTAGGATTGGCCCGCATCCTGTGCACCCGCCGTGCCGAAATTCTCCACGGAGGTTTCGGGGCGAGTCACGTGCTTCATGACTTGGACGGGGCGTGTAGCCCCTTTTATTACATCACCAGTCGTCACAAGTAGCCGCTCGCCATGCTCATCAATATAGAACTTGTCCGGGCGATACTTGCGAACTTCGCCAGGATTTTCTGCCGCGCCTCCGATGAAATGTTGACCGGGAACAACAGGTTGCGCATACGTCAGTTTCGGATTATCGGCAGTGCGCAGGTCATCGGTCTTGCGTATGGCCCCCATCATGTATTCATTTACCTCCATTTGCTGGAAACCACCCTTACCTGTTGTTCCAAAACCCTCATTTACGGCCGGAGCCACACGTGTCGGTTCGAATGGTTTTTCTCCTGCGCGACTGCGCGGATTGTTCATACGGCTCTGGACAAAATCAGAGCTGGATTCCATTCCGAAAGGGTTTCCATATGGAGCCCTTGCGGAATCAAACATCGTTTCCACCTCTTTTTTCTTGATTTGGAGTGTACCTGCGCCCACGAAATTATCCAAAATCCCAGTGTTTTTATCAAAATCCACGTTCTGTTTCACACGGCCTCCGAAAAATGGAACCATATTATTATGTGTAAAATCGGAGGTCTTGACATTCATACCCATTAATTCACTGTAAGTTGCGTCTTTTAGAATACGACGACCCTGTTCATCTGTAGTGATTGTGCCATATGATGGTGTATCCTCTATACCTCTCTGATTCATCATCACTGTTTCAATAGTATTATTGGGCGCAGCAGGTATGGGGTTCTGCGTACTTCTAGCATCCGAAAAAACAGCATTAATGTATTCTCCCTGTAATTCCTCTGGACTCGGCTCAGAAGGAGGCGGCTCTGTGGCCATGAGGGTATTGAACGTCGGAAACCGTATTCCACTTTGAAATGACTCTGTATCCTTTGGTTTTCCGGAAAGTTGTGTAACAACATAACCGAGTCCAGTTAATACAAATAATGCAGCGGCCTCCATTCCTATTTGGACTTCTGGAAAGATTCGCACACTTTGACGGCCGATTTTAATGCGTTTTACACAATTCCTTATCAAGATCCCTTGACGGAATGAAGAAGTCAAATGGCGTCTCATAGGTGAGTTGCGGTTGGTGAGGAAGGGGGGTCCACCGATTCCATCCAGTTGAGCGCAGAGTACACGGAGGATTGTGTAGGCGATTGAATACCATCGGAAAGGACTCGTCGGGTGCGGACGTATAATGTTTCTTGTTCATCTTGTTTGTTTCGGGATTGTAGAGCGCCGTGTCGCATCTTACACGGCTGCTGAAACGGTTAATACCTTTGAGGTCGGACTCTACATCCGTTTTCCACTGGCCTTGTGGCCAACTGTTGCCGCTGTGCTGGAGACGAACGGTCGCATCGACAGGGAATGTGGTCGGACAATTCGCATCCGGAGGGTTCGCGTAATATTTCAGAGCGTAACTGGTGATGCGCATGTCGTCCTCCTGGTGAAAATCGTCAAAGCGGGGGCGGGTCAGAGCCTGTTGTTTTACAGTAAGGCTCATTGTCTCTTTCTTCTATGTATTTTTTTATAAAATTATGATGAGATGATGGCCAAGAGAACTGATAAGGTGTATAATGGAATGGTATGTTTGGGCTACCGCGATGTGCGGAAGTTAAGTACCCCCTTTGGGGGTACTTATTTTGTGCCTACATCGCTACTGTAGGTATGTAGGCTAAGTTAGGTACACCCTTTGGGTGTACCTAACTTTGGCACATGCCGTTATTATATGTTTGTCAACCATTCTACTTCGATTAATACTTTTCAGGCCGGACACAGACTTCATTACGGAATGGCTTCGGGCCAATGACGGACGGGTAGGCCCAGAATTGCGCTCTAGCGAGGGGCGTCGTCTTCGTCTCAATTACCACATGTTGTTTTGGGTTTCTACGAACAATGAGAGAGCCGGTGTTCGGCAGGTGTTTTCTGGCAGCCGAATCGGAGTTGGGGCGAGTCGTTCCACGCAGATCGGACTCAATATCAGCCATAGAGGACCACGCAACGTAGTGATTTCCCCCGTGGAGACCGACTTGGACTTCATTCCCACCCACGAGGCCGAGCATATGTTGGGTGGGTTTTGGGTGTACAACTTCTGTTTTAAGACGGTCGTAGGTCTGCGGGTTTTCGTAATTGTCACGGTCATTTGCCGTCTTATTCACTGAGTCGTAGGCCTCGGATAAGGATGCGAGCATTCTACCTAAGGACTTTTTAAAAAAGGACTTTTTAGAAAAAACTCCCCAAAAACGAAGGACTTTTAGAAAAAGTCCCCAAACACTCCTTGGTTTTTGGGGACTTTTTTCTAAAAAGTCCCCAAAAAGTCTGGACAGGCTGCCCCCCTTTAGCAGTTCACATCTCGAATATATGCACGGCTTGGCAGTCCTCCACGCACCCATCCAGGCGCCGCGTCCTCCGTAATGAGATTATTCGGATTCTGGATATTCTGTTTCAGATTCGGAATCATAGGTGTAAATACACCGTCGAACTGCTGCTCAGAAACTGTCCCGCACTCCTTTCCTTGTCGCACCTGCTCACTGTGTAACAACAGACTCTCCACATCTGCGTTTCCACGGCCACCGCCCATATAAGGCACACCCAAAAAGGGGCGCGCCTGCGGCCGAATCAGGCATCGGTTATTCTTAAATTCCGGTTGATTGCGAAGAACAGAGTCGGAGTCAATGGCTGCATTGTTGAATCCGAATCCTTCCCGGGGATATATTAAAAACTGCTCAACGGCCAGCGGATTCACTTCCTTCGCATCGGGAACAAGATTGCGAGTTACATATTGTCCGGGACCGACTGACTGCGTATAATACTGCTGTATTCCGCACGTGTCATCCCGAGTTTTTGTTAGGCGATTAATCTCCATCCTCTCTGCCATACTGTTTGATATTTATTTCATCCAATACGATAGATGAAAGAAAACCAAGCCAAGAAATTCTGTCGCTGTATTAAATCCGTAAAAAAGACTGTGAAAGTTCGTCGAGGTTCCACTACAGAAGGGGCTGCTATCGCAATATGTACAAAGTCTATGCTCCAACGGAAAGGGCGCACATTGAAGCGTATAAAATGTGCTAAGCCTAATGGACCAAAACTCAATACTCAGAAACTCAAGTAACGTATACCGGTAGACCATTGTTCAGCGGCCTAAAGCAGCGACTGCCTTGTCAAGCCCGGAATCACTTCCAACATACGGCGAAGGATAGCGATTGACGACTGCAGACTCCAATGCTGCAATCCGCTTTCCTGCCGCTACATCCCGCGGAGATGATCCGGGACCAGTTACAGAACTTCCATCAACTGTAAATGTATTATCCTCGTTCAACCAGGGTAGTGCGCCACCATCTGTTCCTGGTAAGCACGCCGCCGAATTCCCCTCCTTACAGGTCTTAAATGGTATTCTATACAACCAATTCTGATACGAATTCATATCATTCGGAATACTGGTAGAGGGCATAGTGACCCATTGACGCTGTCCTTGGTTTCTTCCAAATACATCCGTAGGGTCAGCATAAAACTCTGTCTTGAAAAAATCACTCAACGTTGTTTGTACTAGAGGGTCCAACACTGAATTCGCTGCCGGACGGGTAGGGTTGTATTTCAGTTCATCTATAAGGACATTCATAAAAGGGTTTGCAGAAGTCGGTTGCGTGGCCTTCGGTCCACATTCAAAGGCCTTCTTGGAATCACCCACACACTCTACAGGCATGGATTGAACCCCTTCATTATTTTTACCAATAACGTCTACGTCAGGGATATCTGGCATTAATGGGTCAGAAGACTTTGAATATAAGGATGGCCTGTTCTGGAATCCTTCATCCCGCTTCGTAAGAATATTTAAAAATATAAGAATAGATTGCCCACTCACGAGTAATGCTAATAGCAATGCAATAACTACGGGAATATCTGAATGTAGTTTGGAAGTTGCGAGATATCCGACCCCCATAAAAAGCACAAACACCAGTACAATTTGATTCAACCGATCGCTCACACAATACGTGTAATCAGTTGGAAATATGGGTGTATGAAGAAAAATTCTGGGACTCTGCCAGAAATATGGATCACATAATAGTTTACTAGGCATCTGGAAACTCTCTATCTCTTATCTGCCTTTTTCGCCTCCAACTTCTTTCTGAGTCTTGCGCGAACAGTCGAAAGACGTGTACTTTCGCCAGAATTTGGCATGACATCTTCGTCATTGCTCCCTCCCCCAAACATCGTCTTAAAAGAACTCATTAACTCCACAAAAGCAGGGTGTGACTGAAACTCCTGCATAAGTGACTCGGCCTCAGCAACGAGTTCCTGGGGTCGGAGTTCTCCTCGCTGAACCTTCTCCTGTAGGCGTTTTGCAATACGAGCCATCGCTGACTGTATCATTTTTGGATTTCCCATAGACCCCTTCATTAGAATTTCAAAGGCGCGCGCCGGGTCACGCTCACATGCCTCCATATCCTCCTTAGTAAATCCAAAGTCCTCGGGGCGGAACTCGCGGACCATTTCCTCGGCCAATTTCGCAAGTTTTCCTTTGAGGAATTTTTCTGGAAGAGGTGGTAGTGTTTCCCCTTTCGTTCCAAAAATAGAGAAGAACTTCTCGGACAATTTATCGAAATCAATATTGCTCATTGCGGCTCTAGCCTCACGCATTACGCGGTCTGCCCACTCCTTTGTAAAAGTTTCACCGTCTGCGCCACTATGAAAAGCGACACACAGATTCAGAATAGAAAGATACTCAAAGATGGCCGTGCGGCTTTTCTTTCCAGTAGTCTTCCACAACTCATCCGAAATGGTAACACCAGGAAGAATTTTACCCGGAGTTTTCTCCATTGCGGACTGTGTGAGATTGCGCGTATGAAAGAACACTTCCGTCCTGTATTTCGTTGAGCGCTCCTCTGCGGGAATTGCAAGAGCGGCCTCCAGATCACCCTTAAGTTCCGGGTAGGTTTCCAAAAGGTCCGCTGCAAATTCCTCGTACTTCTTCCCAAACATGTCAGAAGTTTCAGCCGTATTCATTCTTACTATAGATAGGAAGAATGATTGCGGCATATTTAGCGCATAAAACACATCAAAACGGCAACTTCGCAGCCCGAGCCCGCTCACACAAAATACACAACACCTGTAAATATTTCCAAATCACTTCCTGGTTGTCAGCAGTCATCGTGTTCCAATGCTTATCAAAGATAGTAAGAGCCGGTGACATTTCGTTGAAATGTGTCGTAATCTTTTTACGTGCGTATTGAATAATAGCATCTGCATCTTTATCTTTAATAATATCTCGAAGGTCCTTAAACACATGCTCATAAAATAAGTCCAGAATCAGTTTTGGATTGATAAGTTTCGCACCACGAATCGCCTCCAAACTTAGTTTGATTTCACGCTCCTCAGGATAGGTTTCAGAAAGCTGCTCAAAGAAACGAATAAGCTGTGTGTTAAAAGCACCTAGCGCAGACATGCCTCTTATATTTAAGATATAGTAAAACTTTAGACCAATATGCGCGCCGCCTCCGTCTAAATTGCTCTTGCAGGTCCACGAGGCGTTCCCAAATCCCGCTCGCGCTGATATGCCTCCATTTGCTTATCAAATAACTCTTCCTTTTTAGACTTTTTCCTGCCGGATTCTATTCCTGTATTGTAGGAATTCTGTGAACGGTCACCCGGACTCGCCCCGCCGTTCAAAAAAGAAAATGCACCAGGAATAGTTTCACCACCGTTCCCTTGCGTCGACGTGTCTACATCCAGACCACTATAGCCGAAGCCCTTTGAAAAACTAGATTGCTCCTGCACGTTCCAGGGATCCGGCTCACCGCCTGCTCCAGCAACTGGGGTCGGCACACCAGCATTCTTTGATATATTCTGTGTTTCCATCATCTTTTTTTCATATAACCAATTCATCACATCTGAATCTGTTTTGGGTTCCGGGTCACCTGAAAGAACCAGTGTCGGGACCTTTTTTAACCAAGAGGGTAGCGGAGGACGAGAGGAGGATGGGTCCACACACACATAATGAAAAAGTCCCTTCCAAGGAGTTTGTCCAATTTCGCTTATGAATGCGCGTGACCACTGGCAACGATTACTGTAATAACAAATATGTATAGGTTTCTGGACGGACATCGCCTCTACTATTGAATATGAACAGTCATTCCAGTAAAATCTGAACGCGGTCAACTCCGCCGCTCCCGCCGCCTAAAATTGATTCGCGTGGAACATAGAGAGTATATTAGAATGGCTGAACCTCCCAGTCGCAAATTCACAATTCGCAAGCCCGCCGCCGCAACGACTGGTCCGACGAATGTGTTCAAAAATATCTTACAGCCCTCTCGGAATACTCTGAAATTTCGCCTCGCACCAACTGACGTTGCCTATGCAAATGCGCTTCGGCGAGTTGTTCTTACCGAAGTAGAGTGCGTTGCGTTTCGCTCTGAAATCCTAGAGGACGGCACAACATCCGGTATAAAAATTCTGAAAAACAGTACTCCGATGAGTAATGAAATGCTTGCGCACCGTATCGGGCTTATTCCCATCCACGTAGCAAATCCGCTAGAATGGGACTCCGAGAGTCACACCTTCAAACTAAATGTGACTAACGATTCACCGGATTCTATTGACGTTGTTGCGTCCGATATTAAAGTTCTCCGTGTTCGTGAGCCGGGCGAAGAATTTGCACCAGTCCCCAGCGTAGAGTTCTTTCATCCTGACCCGTACTCAAAGGAAACGGTGTTAATTGCCGTTCTAAAGGGGCACGTGGCTACACAAGACCCCGAGGTTCTGTCTTTTGAAGCAACTGCAACCTTGGGAACCGGGCGTGAGAACGCACAGTTTATCCCAGTAAGCCAGTGCTCTTATGCGTATACACCCGATACGAACCCTGAGCGTGTTCGTGAACATTTTGAGGCCTGGATCTCCTCACATAAAAAAATTAGCGAGGAAGAGCTTGCACAGAATCCTACGAAAAAAGAGGAACTAGAGCGCGAATTTAAGACAATGGAGATTGCAAGGTGTTTCGTAATAAATGAGCAAGGGGAGCCGAATAGTTTTGACTTTGTACTAGAGAGTGTAGGTGTTCTAGACCCGGTTTATATTGTTGCTCGCGCAATTCAAGTACTTCAAGAGAAGGTGACGTTCTATGCGTCTGTGGACACAGGTGATCTTCCTCTGAACGTCCAGATTAGGCCCGCAGATGCAAAAATGAAAGGGTTCGATTTCGTCTTTCAGGGAGAGGACCACACTCTCGGAAATATTCTACAGACATGGATGGATGCGAACCTGATGGATACGAACGAGATTACATATGTAGGCTACAAGGTCCCGCACCCTCTCAAAGACGAGATGGTCCTCAGGGTCGGTGTGGAGGACGGAAAGGAGCACACTGCACGCACGGCGCTCATGAAGGCGACTCGTGGCCTGGCGACCCTCTTTAAGAGTTGGGGCGCAGACTGGGCGGCTCTCGGTGGAACAGCGGCGGGACCTCCTCGCCAGTCTAGCGTGCGCCAGGCGATGCAAGTGCGGTCCAGTCGGCATGCGCAGCCCGGATTTTGAAATACCGCCAAGTACTTAAATTAACTACTTTTGGCACATCACGATAGAGCTTAGACCAACGCATTTAACCTTTTCGTGAATTCATTCATCCCGAATTGCGTATAATGGCTCAAGTCTGGGGAAATTACAGCCTCTTGTGGAAACTCCGAGAGCATCTCTGTTGGATCCAAAAAGGGAATTGCGTTCTCAGCGCAAACCCCTTTTAGAAGTTGCACGAGCGCGTTCCTGGAGGCCAGGTACTCTCCCCCCAGTTTCGCGTTATAGTGCGACACTACAATCATTTTTTTTGGCTCAAGAGTTGCCTTCAATAATTGGAGGTCTCTACGAATTTCCTCGTCCGTCTGCTCTACCAATCTGAACCCCTCCAAAACATTTGTAGGCGTTCCTCGATTGAAATCGGGGAAGCGCTTGTCTACACTCAGGTCGTGCAAACAGAGGCCACCGTGCATATACTTCTTTCTCGAGCACACCTCTATAACAAATACGTCGGTCTGTTCGTATAATTGGCGGTAAGTGGAAGTCCATTGTAAAGGAGTCCCCTGTAAAATTCCTGCTCGAAAACAGATTTTATTATAGGGTGGTTGTAGCATTAATTTCCCTGTTATATAATGAATGAGTTGAACAACTTCGCTCGTCGTATGCGTATAAGTAATCATATCACTCAATTTCGTATTATTTACAACATAGGATACTCTACAACTTCCAAATGCAGTCACAATTTGCCCAGAACTCTCGTGTAATTCTATAAATTTCGACATTTTTGCCTGTTTTGACCGATGATCCCCAGGACTTCCCGCAAAATGTAGAATCGTCTTTGTAGTTTTCATCGATGTTTCATTGATCACCACATGTGGCTTCATGGCCTGATTCTCTTTAAGGCCGCTCTTGATAGTATTATAAACCATATGCGCCTGCTCAAAAAATCCTACACCAGGTGTACTCGCAATATGCGCCTTGATTCTCTGAAAGAGAGCTCGTATGGTGTCCGTGTTTTTGAACAAGAGTACGCCCGCCGAAAATCCTGTCTTGTCTTCTAAGGCCGCCACTTCGCCTGGAGCGAAAAGGTCTTTTCCCCAATAATCATAGGGGACCACTAAATCTAGCGAACCCTCTTCCAACGCATACAGGCGGTCTTCTGTGGCCAAATCAAAGATGGGCTTAAGCGGGCGTATCACCAGAATATCCGTATCAAGATAAAGAATCTTCTCGTAGTTTAAAACATCTGGAAAATCAAAGATGTCGAGGCGCGCAGCAGAGGCTGCGACCACTGTTTGAATATTATCATTTATTTTGAAGATGGGCGCACCTTTTATATTCGGCCGCATCTGGTCCATGAATTCGGTGGACGTATAAATAAGAATGTCGGTTGAGTCGTCCAGGTCTCCGTACTTGTACAGACTATTCAGCAAAAGATAGGCGAGTTCCACATATTCTTTTTTCAGAAATACCGATAGTACTATAAGACTTTTTTCCATTATGTATAAAATGCGCGGTTTCTTTACGCCTTTTATATCTAGAAACATAAAAGTATGAATGAGCGCATTCCCTGGTATTATATGTGGACTCCCAAATATGAAATTTTTCATCGCCTGATACAAGAGAGTATGGACCGATTTCCACGCCTTAGAGCGGATTTTTGTGATCGTCCCATATTTTTCGAGCAGGCTCTGTTTAATAAGAAACTATCTACGGAGGCCAGCGTGCACAGTTTTATGAACTCGAATCTAAAAGTCGATTTGATTATTCAGTGTATAGAGCAGAATTGGGGCAAATATTTCATTTTCAGCGATGCAGACATTTTCATTAGGTCCGCAAAGGTAAAAGAGATGTGCGCCCCATTCATGGAACTTAGCTATGATTCTGTCTTTATGGCGGAAAATTCTTATGATTCCGAAGTAAATATTGGATTTATTCTGACAAGAGCGAATGAGGCGACGCTGGCTCTTTGGAAGGATATTCAAGCTCGTATTAATCAAAATGGAGGCCATGACCAAAGTATTATGAACAATATTTTACGAGAAGGATGGTCTGGAAAATGGTGTACGTTTGATATCGGTGACGTTGTTTCTAACAAAACATATAGGGATGACAAATTTATCATATTTCAATTTCTTTCTAGTTGTAATGGATATGAATCGGATATGGCTGAAAAGTTGTTTTCTCAATATAAGTTTACAAACTATGATATAAGCCACTTGTATTATTTGTTAGATGATAAAATACTGAATTTTAAAGGATAATCTAGAAAAGGATTTTAAAAAATTTTAATTATAATAATTATATTTGCCAAGCATGCAAAAATGTGAGCTAATTGATGATACTTTATTTCAGAAAGGTGCTTTGCAATGAGGTAAGAAAACATTGCTTTGTATAAACAAGATGCGCCCAACATCCGATATTCTAAATTATATTGTTTCAAATTATTCGTACCATTTTCTCCCCATAACACAATATTAAAATCCATGTAAACACAATACACCATAATTATGCGATCTAATAATTTTATTAGATTCTGCATGAATGAATATTCAGGAGGGCATCCATGATTCCATATAGATGTAAATGTTCCTAATAGTAGAAAAAACAAGTAATGAAATGGAAGTTTATCATGATATATGATAGCTACATTTAATTGTAAATATCCTAATAAAGAAGAAGAAAAAAATAATTCAGGAGCACCCATATCCTTCTTTTCTTGTAACTTAAAATAAATAATCTATAAATAGGTGTAATGGAACAGAAGATCCATTTTTATTGTATCAATTTGAAAAATCGTACGGACCGCTGGGATAATTTTTCTAGCCAACCGGCCATCAAAGATATAAAGGAAAGGCACCACTTCGAACGATTTGAGGCTGTATCTGGTTCCACAGTAGATGTCCAGAATGACTCTCGCATCTCTCTCAGAACAAAACGGAATATTAAGGAATCTGCGAGGCGCGAACACTCGGATATTAATACTGCTGGGGCGATTGGATGTTATTTGAGCCACACGGACCTTTGGCGTAAAGTCGCAGACGGCTCGGAGCCCTTTGCCATTATTTTTGAAGATGACACACAACTTCCCAACGATTTTTTGTACACATTTGAGCGCTGTTTCTACGATAAGAATCTTCTTCCTGATATGCCAGATGTCTGGACATTTTCGTATGGCTGGTGGTTCTACTACCAAGCAAAAGGGAAGAAATATCCACAGGATATTCCCGAGAATGTTCGTGGGCCCTGGATTCTCAATACGTGTCCTGGTGGACTCAACGGATATTTCATAACGAAAGAGGGTGCTAAAAAACTCCTGGATACAGCCTTTCCGATTGATATGCACGTAGACATGTATATTTGTATGTGCGCGGAACTGCGACGTGTTAAGTGTGTGGCGCACAAGAAACTCATTCTGAGTCTTCTTTCGGAAAGCGAAAAATCAGACATTCAGTTACAGACGGAATGTGCGATTTGCGATATTCCTAGCGATTACAAGGACCGAGGAATTATTACGGTGAATATGCGCATTCTATTTGCGGCAGTAATCTGCCTGTATTTCTTGGAGCGGGTTACACGGTCTGGTAGGCGATGAACTTTTTAGAAAAAAGTTCCCTACGGAATTAAAAGTGTATCAACTCCTCCGTTAAAACCATCAATATAACTTGAATAGTGTAGGGTTTCCATACAGTATTCTTTTATATCAAACATGCCCTCTTCTATATAATCGGGATACGACTTACGCACATTATTATACAAATATCTTCCGTATAAATCCATATTTTCATATAGTATAACTGGCCTATATTTTTTAATGGTTTCTATCCCTTTTGAAAATATAAAATTCTCTGAGCCCTGCGCGTCACAATGTATATATCCAATATCATCTAACCCCATATTATCTATCGTTGTTAACTTAATATTTTCTCCATCGTCTCCTAAACAAATTCCACCGAAATTACATCCTAAATTACTTTCTTCGTTGTATCTTTTTGATACGTCACCGAGGCCACCATCCAAATCAATACTGTTCATTTTTCCATTTCCTACAAAACAAAATACTCCAAGATTATTTGGTATAATTTTATCTTGTAATTTATTTTGATTTATATTATGAACTAAAAGGTTATACATATTACGCTGAGGTTCGTACACATATAACTTTTGTTCAGTGTTTAGAAAAGAAGAATATACAACGGATGAAGTCCCACAATGACCCCCTATTTCTAGAATATTACGATTCGGATCTATATATTTACGTAATTTTAATAGGGTATCAATATCCCAGTATCGCCCCAATTTAAATTCCATTCCAACACCATAATCATTTTTATATAGTGTTATTAAACCATACTCGGTATTGTATGTTTCCATAAACTATAGAAAGATACAAATATTCATAAAAAATCGCAGGAACTTTTTCTGGCAAGTTCTTTTTAGGAACTTTTTAGAAAAAGTTCGTTTAATCGACCTCCTCCACGCGAGGGCTTGGCTCCGCTGTAGGCTCAGGCTGCATTTCCGCCGCCGCTTGTGCCGCGCCCTGCCCCGAAGAATCCGTTGCCCCATACATCGCCATCAGCATCGGTCGAATCTCCTCCTCCACTGCCTTCTGCCGCTCCTTATACACATCTGTCAACTCCTCGGGATTTGCCTCGAGCCACTCAATATGGCCCTTGAGAATCCCCTCAGCCTTCTCCAACGTAGCCGCATCTGTCTTCTCCTTTGCCTTCTCGTCCCGGAATGAGTTCCGAGCATTGTACAAATACGACTCTAGACCATTCTTCGCCTCCACACGTTCCATACGCACCTTATCCTCCTCTGCCGCCGCCGCCGCCTCCGCAACCATCCGCTCAATATCATCCTTATTCAGCCGCCCCTTGTCATTTGTAATCGTAATCTTCTCTGTCTTACCTGTAGATTTCTCCGCCGCAGAGACGTTCAGAATACCGTTTGCATCAACATCATAGGTTACCTCAATCTGCGGAACACCGCGCGGCATCGGTGGCAGACCCTCCAGACGGAACTTTCCTAACAACCGATTATCTTTTGTGAACTGACGCTCACCCTCAAATACACAGATATCCACAGCAACCTGGTTATCAGAGAAGGTACTAAACGTCTGCGACTTCTTCACAGGAATCGTCGTATTCCGCTTAATCAGCGTCGTCATCACATTCCCGGATGTTTCAATTCCCAAACTGAGCGGCGTTACATCCAACAGAAGAAGCTCTGATGTTGCATCATTCTTGTTGTTCCCACTGAGAATATGGGCCTGTACCGCAGCACCATACGCCACTGCCTCGTCGGGGTGAATGCTCTGGCACAACTCCTTTCCATTGAAGAACTCCTTCAAAAGAGCTTGTACACGCGGAATACGAGAAGAGCCGCCTACCAACACTACATCATTAATATCCCCCTTTCCGAGTTTTGCATCTTTTAGAACCTGCTCCACTGGTCCCATGCACTTCCGGAACAGGTCCTCACATAAAGACTCAAATTTCGCGCGAGTAATTGTCAGAACCAGGTCATTCCCCTCCGCAAGACTGTCCACCTCCAAATTCGCTTGATTTGCAGTAGAAAGCGTCTTCTTCACACGCTCTGCAGCAAGGCGTAGTCTCGCCATCGCCTTCGCATTCGTGCGAATATCCAACTTTGTCTTACGCTTAAACTCGTCCATCGCCCACTCCACAATCCGTGTATCCACATCCTGCCCCCCGAGATGCGTATCACCGCTCGTGGCCAGCACCTCGAATACACCATCCTCTACGGAAAGTAGCGAAACGTCAAAGGTGCCGCCGCCAAGATCAAAAATGACCACCTTTTGCTCACCCTTTCCATTCTCATTCAGACCATACGCAATACACGCAGCAGTGGGCTCAGCAAGAAGACGCAGTACATTCAGACCCGCAATGCGACCAGCATCCTTAGTTGCCTGCCGCTGTGCATCATTGAAATACGCCGGCACGGTGACAACTGCATCCTTTACCTCCTGACCCAAGTATGACTCAGCCATTGCCTTCAACTTTGCGAGAACCATTGCGGAGAGCTCCTCAGGATACATCCGTTTTGTCTCTCCATTTGTCTCCACCTCCACCTGAGGCCGATTCTTCCCATCATCCACTACCTTAAAGGGCCATGTACGCATATCCTTCTTCACGGCAGGGTCGTCAAAAGTGCGCCCAATTAGACGCTTTGCATCAAAAATAGTATTTGTTGGATTCGTTGCGCCCAGACTCTTTGCAGCCTCACCGACAAGACGCTCATCCCCAAAACTAATAACTGACGGAACACTCCTATTTCCTGTCTCCGACGCAATAATATCTACAGCCCCATTCTTCCAGACGGCCACCATAGACATACACGTAGCAAGATCACACCCAATAACATAGTTCGTGCTACCAGACATTTCTCGCTCTACATAGATGGGTTGACAGGTTTTTAAGCGGCCAGTGCGAACCCAATATTTTCAAACTAAGCCATAGGGAGACCAATGAGTGAAGAAGAAATATTATTTGAGCTTGGTGACATCGTTCTTCTTGTTGGTGGGCAAATAGACGGTCTTCGTGGACGTATTTATTATATTGACGAAAATCTCATACGCATTCTTCCCGACGGTCTATCCGACCGGCTCGTAGATATTCCAATTGTGGATAGCGACCTGGACCCTACTCTCAAGATTGAACATTTATACAGTGTATCCAAACGTATACATCCGGCCTTTGTTGCACAGATTTCTGCAGAAGTGGAAGAGTCCGCAGAAACATTTGACAAGGACGGAACGCCTGGCCCATCATATAAGATTCGCGCAATAGATGAATCCGCCGACACATTGATATTGGTGGATGAAACTGGCGGTGAAATTGTTGTAGAGGCAAATTTCATCGGAATTCCATTAGACCTTCCCTTCGCCGTTCTTCGCCCCAGAGCGCCTCCAGAAGAAATTCCCGATGGACCGGATCTTCCCGCCGATGAAGAAGGGGACGATGGGTTTGGAGAAATTTTAGATGAGGAAATAAAAGATACAGGTGATGCGATAGAGGAAATTCGCGAAATTCCAACGTCTCAACGGCTCTACTCTGACGCAATTCAACGGAATGATATGCTTCAAGAAATGGTCTCCTTTTTAGACAAGGCAGCTCAAAAAAATCCAGAGCGCCATAAACAAGTACGAACTATTGTGGAGCAATGTATCCTTCTACGTAATGATATTATTGAGTACAATCCTGCAGGAGAACCAATTGGCACATTAAATACATCCCTTATGACAATTTCTGACCTTATCGCTAGCGGTTCAGTCTTACTTTCACGACGCGTAATGAGAGCAAATCGTGTTTTATACCTTGATCATACACCAGAGTCTCTCTATAAAATTGCGAACGGTGACTCTCCCACAGACCCCTTAGAGGTTACAGATGCAGATATTGTTATTCGCTATTTGGATGAGGTTGTCAACGGAACAGTTGAATATATGAATACACAGATGGGGGGAATTAGTTCTCAAATACTATCTCCTGACTCTTTACCGGAGTGGTACTTATCATGGGAAACTCTCAATAAAGTATATCATCCTACGTGGACTGTATCAGGAGACCAATTATCTAAGCCGTTTATGCGAGATACCGAGTTTCTTCGCTATCCCGTTCTTGATATTGAATCTGTGGATGGTCTTGGCTCTCTTGGAGCAGATGCAAAAGTACTTATTACAAGTGAGCAAGTCACAAAAATAAATATGAGTCTTTTGCGTGGACTCGGCCCCCGTTTTGGTCGCCTCCGTGAAAAAGACCCTATCCGTAAAATAGAGTCAGCAGAAGAGGGCGTCACAATAAATACGCTGATTTTTCCCATTTCCGAACAACAGTATCTCGGCTCCACACGCTCTGGTGTGATAGCAAAAGATATAGCATTTAGTAGTTTTCCCGTTCAAACAATATCCGATATTATGGAACGCTTGGATGGTATTCCAGACCGCCCCACTGCAGGCGGTATACTTCTTGTAGGGGAGGGAGGTAATACAAACGGCTCTATTGCTTTAGACGACTGGATTGCCTCACAACCGCTATATCCTCTCGGACTTGCTGACGCAATAATAGAACTTGCGAGCTACGGATTTTCTAATGTAGAATTCAATTCCGAACAACAGAGTATTATTGTCAAGAAAATAGACGGTTATCGCGCACTTCTTAAACAATTCATTATTGAACTTCGTGATCGTATGGCAAAACTTATTAGCGAACAAGTTGTCACTGAAAATCCATTTCTACAGGGAGACTCTTTTAAAACATTCATAGGCGCAATGAAGGCAGAGCCACTTTTAGATGCGATTCTTATGGAAGTGAAAAATTTCACGCCTGCTTACAGAAATAATGATATTGCTATTGTTGCTGCTGCTATCACTAAATCAGCAGACCTGTTTCTAACAACATTGGCTCAACATGCGGGCCCTCTTGCAAAAGAACGAAATCGTCATATAACGAATCAATATTTGGTTGCGCTTTCAAACGCCCTCTCAAAAGCGGAGGTGAATGCGTTGAGTGTATATGTACCTGAGCCGAACAATTGTGCCCATGTAAAAGATTATATAATAATTCAGAAACAAAAGGAATTGGAGACGCGCATGAAATTATTTGCGAAATTTATCACTCGTTACGAAGGTACTCGTAAACATAATTGGGTGAATTGCTCGGCGTGTAAGGAGCATCTCGTCTGCTACCATGAAATTCTCCTCTTGAAAGAATATCTCCACCCCAAAGAAAAAGGCGAAATTCACAAGGAATTACTTTTGGCGTTTAATGGCGGCGCATTTCAGGGAAAATTCATCTGTAAGAATTGTGGTCAATCCATATCTGATTTTGACTATGATACAAGTATAGAGTATGCTGACGATGGCACACCCATTTCGGGGAGGGCTGTACTTGAAGAGGAGCCGAAGATCAAGGACACACTAGACCTAATTCTTGGAGAAAATGCAGAGAATTCTGGAACAGCAGAGGACGAAATTACTTTTAAATCCGAGTCGCAGCGAATTATCTTCGCCGCAGCAAAAAGGCTTTTTGATACAGTGGGAATATACGCAAAAACGGATACGCTCAAACGGGTTCTCATGCGTGTAGAGGCAGAAATGCTAAAACAGCCATCCTTAAGTGATTATAAGCAACTCACAAAGGGAAAACAACGCGCAATTGACTATCAAGTGTTTATCAACCGAATTATGGTTGCAGCTCTTGCTGCAGTTTGCTTGATTGAAATTCAGACGAACATACCAGGCTTTGTTGTTCGCTACAAATTGGCTGGATGTCGCGCAGGGTTTTCTGGCTTCCCTCTAGGGAATGAAAAAGATTTAACTGGTGTGGAATACATAATTTGTGCTGTTGCTTCAATTCGTGATGATGTTGCTCCCTGGAGTTTAACCGGTTATCAACAAGAGACGAGTGAAAAACGGCGAATCGACTCTATTACCACAAATACTAATCGTCTTTTAGGCACAGTAATTTCACAGGCGGCCGTTCAACAGCAAATTTCTAAAAAACGGGAGTACTTAAAGTCTGTCTATGGTACGCTCTTACACACTGAACAACTGCCAGAGAAAATTCCAGATGGCTTCCGTCCGATTCCTCACGCAATTTCAAAAGAAGATGCTACAAAGATTCCAACTATCCCAGAGGCTGCAACACCGTTGGAGAAAATTCGCGGATGGATTATGTTGGCACATCAACTTGGTGTGGAGTCTGGGAATCTTGTAAAGGGGAATCCATTTTCAGATGCCACGTGCTGTCTCGGTCCTATCCAAGAACCGGGAAAATTCTGGAAAGCAGTAACATCACTGCCAGACCTGCCAATGAAAGCGCCGCCACAGGGCCCAATAAACTCGCACATAAGTATTCACTTTCGACCAAGACCGTATGAAATACTTGTAGGGACGGTTCCTCCCGAAATTATATATCGTATTTTCCTTAAAATTTGCTATGAAGGTCCTAAAACAGGTCTTCCACATGAATTCGGATATACGAATATTTGTGCAAATTGTGGATTTATTTCCCCTGTAAATCCCTATGATGTAAAACCTTTCCCACCTATTGGTTCAAAAGAACTGCTAAAAACATATACTGAAGAAGTGGAATCTATTATTACAAAAGGAAAGGTTGCTCTTCAAACACAAAAGGTGAAAATCGATTCTGCAGCATTTGAAACAATTCTTGACGCAACACATCGCGCCTTCAAAGTGGAGCCACCAACTATTTTGCGGCCCCCTGCGGGAATGAAACTCTTTGAAATGTTTCGTACACTTGAGCCAGAGCCGTATGAAGGGTGGCGAAAAATGATTACATCCACTATGGAAAAACTGTCTAAATTGCCACCTGGCCTGAGAAAAATAGATATTGCTACTGCATACGGCGATTTGTCTGACTTTTCTTTAGAAAGTCTCAGCATTTTAAAAGAACGCATCGGAGCAGAAAATACGGTCGCACTTCAACAAATTTTAGAGGGGCCTGTTACAGAATCCACCGAAAATATTGTTTCGTATATTTTAATACCGTTTCAACGCTTAGCAACCGGATTTCAAATATCTTCTATACAGATTCCAAAGGGCTATGAGCAACTTGGCTCAGGAACTGAAGAGGATATCAACCAGAATTTAAAGCAGCACCTTTTATTTCTTCAACAACTGACTAAAAGAGCCGTGGGTCTAACCTTAGAAAAAATTAAATGGACTATTCAACGGCTCTCGCGAACTATTGTACTTTTGAAGCAGAATGTGCGGAATGCCTTTATTCCGGGTGGAGAAATTGGTCTACCCTATATAGTTATTGCTCTAGTTACAGGAATTCTCAGAAATTTTGTTGACCCCGATTTTATTCCTGAGAAAAGTCAAACGGAACTCGTGGACGCAGGCGCAAGAGCCCCAATTCAGATTCTCGATGTGTGCGTTCAGAAAATGCGGAAAGAATCTTTGAAATTTACAAATGAGAATATAAAAGAAATGATTGCGCGCAGAGATGAGATTGAAAAGAATCTGTTTATTCGACGCTTTGAGGGGTTGACCCCGCAAGAAAAGGCAATGGCAAAACGAATTAAACAACTTGGTTTGAAAGAATGGGCCATTGGCGGGACGAACGCAATTCAGAAATACGACTCTGACCAATATGAGGTCGAGCGAAATCAACGCGCAGAAATGGGTTTTGCGGAAATATTCAGCCCCGAGGATGCTGGTGCAGAGGGTGGGTACGACCATGAACAGATTGCGGAGGATGATTACTAAGCATGTAACATCTAGTACTTAATCTTTTCGTTCTACTTATTAGAGCCAACTACTTGGCGGTACCGGCATGTAAAAAAATTGCGCGGGCTGGGCGCAGTTGTACGAATACAGCCCCCATGAATGGAATCACAGGGACAATTGATATTTCCGACCTAGAAAAAAATATAAAAGCAGTCAACACAAGCATTTCTCTTGTAAAATATTACTGTACGTACTATTCAAATGAAACCCTACCAATACACATCGCCTTTAAGATTTTAAATGCAATGTATATTGGCTTTTATAATCTCTTTGTCTGTCTTTACGGAGGAGGTTTATACACAAAGGTCTACATTGGACACTATACTATATACTATGAACCCAAAGAATGTGATTATTCAATTTATAGGTTTACATCTGCCACAACACCAGCAAAGGGGTTAGCATTTGACCGAAGTGGTCCAAAAGCAAATACGTATCCGAGAATCAGACACCAGGTAGAAATAGACTTAATATATAAAATACAGAATGAATTAATCGAGTGTTATAACATTCTTTCGACTATACCTGGATTTAAAGAAAATTTAGATGGATTTATTCCCAATATCGAGAAAGAAATGCAGGACGACATATGGAATCGTTATGAAATGTATACAAAGTCCGTTAAAGGGTACGACTATGCGCATAAAGAGTTTACATTGTGAGGTCCTAAAGATTTATCCCCCATTTTTGTTTACCCGCATGTAGGCATTCGCATTTGAATAAAACAATAACCTCCTCTTACCACAGATGAGGACGCTTCTCCTCGCAGCCATTCTTTATTTAATAGGAGTTGTTATTATCCTCCTTTTAAGGCCAAAACCGATGTTTGATGAGAACGGTGACTGGAGAGAATTTGGAATTGTATCAAAGTTCCATACGGTGTTTCCATTCTGGCTCTTTTGTATTGTTTGGGCAGTTCTATCGTATTGTATCACGCTCTTTTTTATTGGAGCACCCGGTCGTAGTAGCCCTGCTGCTGAAAAATCTCCGGTAGACGAACCCATTCGCTCCAATCCCCGTTCCGGCAAACGGTCAAAATCTGGTAAACGGTCAAAACCAGTGGAAACTCCACCAGAAAATTTGGTAGAACCACTTTCAAGATTTCCTGAAATAAATGGGAAAAATCCGCCGAAGCCTGGTTATTATGTACTAGATGATACGAGAACAAAAGATAGTGGAGAACCCAGATACGTATACTACGGCTCTAAACCACCGCCTGGGTCATTAAGCGAAGAATGATGTGTACCTTTCCTAGAGGATGGCAGCACCCGTAGCAGCAGCTCCCGCAGCAGCAGCTCCCGCAGCAGCAAATAATTTGGATCTCAGCGAATACATTCGCGAAATTAGACCTTACAATGAGGAGCAAGAAAAACGTATTTCTATGTTTTTCAAGAAAAAAGAACGATTTTCGTCATTATTCACCTATAATAAAGCAGGTGATTTAACAGTTTTTAATAAGGCCGGAACGCTGGAAGATACGATTCGTCTAAAAACATTTGTTCCCTTGGACCCCACACAGCGCGAAATTATGGACCAAGAACGAACCGATGCTATAGGTGAAGCACAATTACGCTACGAAGGAGCAATAGAGGCTCTTCGTGCAGCAATGGAACAATATAAAATATCAGGAGCCAAACAGGCTATTCTCGCAGCACAAAAAGCAGCCAATGAAGCAGACCAAGTTCTTACTCGTGTTCGCTATGGAACTAGAGAAGTAAAAAGTATTATGAATCCGGAAGTACGCTCAGTTCAATTTGATAAACCAAAGGAACACAGAAAGTTATTTTCTATGGGCGATCCCTTTAAAAAAGAACTATATCGTCTTATTATCTTAGAGCATCCACATCTAAAATTCAATGGAACATACATAGATACACCTGTAGGTGAAGAAAAGGAGGAAGAAGAGGTTAAAAGCACAGAAGACCGTGATTCCGACGCAAGTGTTCGGCAGAAACTACGCGATGGACGTTGGGCCCGTATCTTCTTTGAAGCAGATGACGGTCCTTCTGGCTTTCTTAGCCCCTTTTGGCCGGTCGAGTTTACAATGGACTCTGACACTGGCGAAAGTATACGCTATTTAACAGCATCACAAGCCTGGGAATATGCTCGCGCAAAAGAGGCTGGCAACGAAAATCTAATGAAAACAATACTACAGACTAGGTCAACAAGGACAATGAGATTCATTACAAAGAAACTAATCGTACAGCCGAAAAACCCAAAAGAGGTGTGGCTCAATATTTTTAGAGCAGTTTATGAACAGCATCCGGAACTCAGAGATAAGTTGCTCGCAACAGGGACAGACGCACTTGTATTTGCAGATATGCGCGAGGGTCCTTCAGGAACTGGCTTTGGAGAACGGTCGAAAGAAACTCTGGATGCATCAAAATGGACCGGCGAAAATGCTGTTGGATTCGCCCTAGAAACGTTGCGCTACGAAATGCGCGAGGGTACTGCGAAAGAGGGTGCCGCCGCCGCCGTAGTGCCAGATAGCGCAGTCGTCACAGAAGAGGAGCAAGCAGCCGCGCGCACCGGAGCAATTATTGGACAACGTAAACGGTTCTTTCCAAGAGGAAAGGGACAAGCAGTCCCTTAGAAACTTTTGTAAGGGCATGTACAGTGATGTGCATAACTTAAGTACACCCCGAGGGTGTACCTAACTTAATCACATCGCGGCAGATCTTATGTTTGTATTGGATAAGGTCGTATGCTTCCTTCGTTCTGGTCGCAATTTACCTCCTTTGAGGTATAGGAATAACAAATACCATTTTTATCTTTGTATGTACGAGTATCAACATTCGTGGGGTGCGGATACTCGTAAATAGTACGCAGCTCACTTTTATAAAAAATAAAGAGGGCGTAGCCAACAGCCAACCCCCCTATAAACGGTGCAATACGAAAATGTTTCAACATACCTTCCTGACTATAATAGAGATTTCCGGTACATAAATCAGAGGGACTCCAATGCAGTTTTTAAAGTCAGAAAAGTATCCACTCGCATTCAGTTTTATCCTGGGCGTTGGAATTATGGCCGCGCTCAAACCTGGTTGTAGAGAGCGCGATTGCTCTATTAAGAAAGCCGCACCAACAGAGGATGTTGTGAAATCGACATTTCAGATTGGGAATAAATGCTATCAATTTGGAACACGAAATACAGATTGTCCAACTAATGGAGAGATTATTGAAGCATTCCGACATTCTTGAGAGGTGTCGGACGGCGCGCGGGGATACCGGCATGTGCCAAACTTAGGTACACCCTCGTGGTGTACCTAACTTAGCCCACATGTCTACAGTAGTGATGTAGGCATAAAATAAGTACCCCCTAAAGGGGGTACTTATTTTACGCACATCACGGTAGCTGAGGATTTTCTATAATTAATCTTTCAGACCTTTATTTCAGAAATGAGTACCTTACTTACAGATTTAGATTCATCGCCACCAGTTTCTTCCAAAGACGGTGACCTCGTCGACCAGATTTTAAAAGAAATGAACGGTCCACCGCTGCCTTCTCCCTCTCCGGCAAACACTGCTGTAAATTCCTATACAATGGCAACAAATCCCGCAACAGCCCATGTAATAGGTGGAGCACATCCGACTCCTGCTGATTTTGCTGCGGCCATGCATGGAGTTCCACAGTCATCTTCCATGTACACGGAAGCCCCTGCACTCCCGGCAGCAGTTGTTGCGCACCGTCCCTATAAGAAATCGTTTCTACAGCGTCTCGGTGACGAATTCAAGATTCCCATAATGATTTCTATCCTCTTTTTTGTCTTTTCTCTTCCAATGATAAATCTTCTCTTTGCGCGCTATGTCCCATGTACAGTACAGAGTACAGGTCAAATGACGACAATTGGTCTTGCTTTAAAATCATTGACTACAGGAGCCACCTTTTGGCTTTTACAGCGAGTAGTTGTTCCGTTATTTGCACAATAAATAGTCGTCCATTTTAGAATGAGAGTGAAAATGGAACTTCTTTTATCTACAATTCTCGCCCTATATGCGGTAGTCATTTTTCCATCTGGCTATCTGCTATTGACCGCTGTTGTAACGGTGGCGGCATATCTTTTTACAAAATCATATTTCAGTGTTCTCGGTGTCTTAATTGTAATGGTACTTCTGAATGCTTTAAATACCGTATTTTTGACCGCAGTGGAGTCCAATAAGTATGGCGCAATAACTGGCCCCACGGGTGGAACTATTGTAGGTGTAGAGGCGTTTCAGCCAAAAGACCCGGTAAGTATTCATCAGCGTCTTTCTTCGGACAAAAGGGGTCTGCCGCTTCAGCCGAAGGTCAATCAGGTTCAGGGAGTCTTGGAGGCACCGTCCATTCTGAACTCTCTGCAAATAAGTCAGATTGACTCATTTGAGAACGGTGCGTCTACAAAAGCCCTTCCAGCGACTGTTGGAGTCACGGAGCGTATTCGCACACCAGCAGAAGGGTTCGTGCCAAATGTGCCCTCTCCCGACTTAGGATCACCCAGAGGCAACCCTTTTTTACACAATGGCGAGGACAAAGAGGGCGTGAAGCGGGCTCTCGAGAAGACCTTGCTTACGGGGGAAATGCATGAAGAGGCTGGTGCAACAGTTGGTCCCGGCGCTCCGGTCTAATGTTTTAAACACATCACGGTACTTGGTGGTAATAAACACGCAGTCTAAATAGATGGCACTAAGGCCAAACGAGATTCACAATATGGAGCGTATGTTCCTTGAATATACGCACCGTCTTTTGGACCTGTATGCGACAAAGGCCGACCACGAGAGAGATATTGCTATATTTCGCAATACGGAACAGCGTGTTCAGAATTTGAAAAATAGAACTGTGCGTAATCACAAGCGCACTGCGTCCCGCAATAAAAATTTTCTGAAAGGTATCAGCAATATACAGAACACTCTTGGGGATAGAAAGTCAACCATGCGAATTAATAACAAAGGGAAAGTTCTCTATCATATTATACCATATTCTCCTACACAACTTGTTCTACGAAAAATGACAATTCATAATTTTAACAAAAAAGAAGAATTTAAAGTAACTCCAAAGACGTTCATACAGCGTAAATCTATCTTAGAATCTCTATTGAAATGGCGTGGCTCGGACCCATATATGGACTCCAATTTAGAGTGTAGTGTCCGCACATCACTTTTGAATGGAAAAGTGGGAAATTGGTCATATGGACCACTTTTTCATGAGGGAGCATCTGTTATTATTTCACGTGATGGCCCAAAATGGTTCGTAGATGCCGTCTTTAAAGAGTACAGCGCAGCACAGATAAAGGCTCAGCCAAAATTAAAATATTGTAGTGCGCGCCTCTGGGAGGAATCCGGAATTCTATACAAGGAGGGGGAACATATTTGGAATTTTCCAAACCCTCGTCCTCCCATCCCTAGAATCGATTCAGACTCTTTTGCAGAATACAATTCCTTAATAGATAAACATTTACCACATTTAAGGGGGATATATCCACCCTATTTTCAAAAGTACGCTAAATTTCTCCCTCTTGAATAATGACACGCGCATACTCTAGATGCGGACCAGGCGTCTTTTGTGTTTCTTCAGACCTGATTTTTTTAATAGGGGTTGGTATTCTTGTGGGCGCATTCGTCATGATGAACCGTTACACACCCTATGTTATTTCATCGCCCCCTCCCTCCAATAAAGTTCTCGTAGCACCATCATATCCAGGTAACGGCGACGACCGTTTTACTCGCGCTCCAAAACCAGAGCGAAATTGGGTCGCAACACCTGACCTTTCCGCTGTTTGGAATAGCGGGGCCACTCTTCCCGCTATTCCAACTCGGGGAATTCCCGAAACGTATCAGTCAATGGGAACAATACGCACCGAAGATGGGAAAATTCTACCCCTGTATGGTCGGCGCACAGCATCCCGGTCCGACCGCTTTCAGTACTATACGCGCACCGATACGTATAATCCTGTACAGATTCCTATAGAATATAAGCGGCGGAATTGTCAAGATGATGTCGGTTGCGAGGAATTATATGACCGTGACCATGTGCAATTGGGTCCCTTAAAAACGAGTGGCGAAGTAACAGTCTATAGGTTTTCTGGGCCAACTTATATTCCGTTTGCTTAATTTAGAGGGGGCTATGATGTCTAAAAATAAGTGCCCACCGGGTAATCTTCAATCATTTCCAGTAACGGCTGGATTTTCAGTAACAAATACAACATTTACACAGGCAAAACAACGACCTTTAAATATTCGCTTTAATTGGGGCACAAGAACAACCGCGCCGAATTTTTCGTATGCAACTTCCGGTATTATTGACCATATTCAAAATGACAGTTTGACATCTCTTATGTATAATGAAACTCTTTATACTCTCGCATCTGTACAGCTTACAGGGGCTTCACATAATAATTGGCTGGTTCCTGACAATTTAGAAGTAAGTAAAATAGACAATTTGGAAGATATTATGATAACATTTCAACGGGACATGTACGCGGATCTTAGAGAAGAAGAACCCTATTTTATTATTCTTGTAAATCCTATTATACGAAATTCATCACAAAATGGTAATCCACTCTATCTTGCAAATATGGCAAATCAAATAGCTTCTCCTCTAACTTTAGAAACAATATTTCCGTATATTTCAACAAAAACATATGCTTATTATACTACATGCGTAAATGGAGTAACAACACAAGATCCATATAAGAATATTCTTGTGTTGCTAAATATAAATGGAATGATTGTCTCGGCTGACCTAATGATAAAAATAAAAAGCATGTATAATAAATTCTCAGAAGGGTCTTATCCTACATACGTTCCTCCTGGAAATCTAAGCGTACATTCCAATCCTAATGACAGTATTAAGAGAATACGAGAAGGATTTCAAACGGCTTCCACCTATAGTCCAGGTGCTCCAAATTCACTAAATAGAGGTTCTGCTCCTACATCTCGGTATACAGTAGATAAATGTGTTCCGTTTGACCCTGAAATGCAGATGAACAATGATGGTGTTATTCTTCTGAATAATAATGGACAACCTATGAAAAATATTATAGATGCGCGCACAGTTTCAAAATCAGCATGGACAAAAACACATGTAGGGGTTATACCTCTAAGCACGGTAGAAGAGACTTTTATTTATACAGTTGTAGGATTGTTTGGTTTATTTTTGCTTGGATTGGTTGTGTATTTCGGTTTTATTCGGTGGAACTATACAACAGACACACAAATTAACTCAGGTCAAAAGATATTTTCCTTAATCACAACACTCATATTTCCTCTTTCTGTTTTTATAGTGGGATTCTTTGTAGGAATCTTTACAATGCCAGCGAATTGCAATAACAATTGCCCGAAAGAAAATGACCCTGTCCATAGCAGTATGTTCAAAGGTTTTGCTTCTGTTATTATTGTTTTATTAGGAATTCATCTACTATTTAATATTTATTTTCTATTTTCCGGTAAACTAGTCGAATAGTCCAGATGTAGAATCTTCCGTGTCTAACACGTGTTTCTCATTAATAGATTTGCCGACTCGTTCAAAACGATTCGTCTGATCTTCGGGGCTCGGTTCATACGCCTTTTGGTCTCCTGTCGGTTCATCATGCTCGGGATGTACTTCGCCCTCTACAAGATCTTCAGCGGGAACAGACAAATTGGAAACTGGGGACAAATTTGTCCCTTTTATGCTGGCCTGTTGTAGTTTTCCCTCTATTTTTGTGAGCGTCCTCTTGCGATTTTCTAGGAAGAGTCCGCCGCACGCAAAAAAGAAGGCGAGCGCAAGCGTTAGATTCACTTGAAGAAGATAGAGATTCGCGGTGAGAAGTGCGAAAACACCGACGTAATTCCCAACAAGGGCGTATAAGACCTGTGAAGGTAAATACGGGGCGGCCAAGAAAACGGCGAGACACGCGACTATTTGCGGTAACATCGGAATCGGTTTCATTCTAGTATTGACAGAGATTCCTTCGTTCAATAAATTTGAGCGTATAGAGTTGTATGGCATTAATACGAAAAGGCTACATGGAAACCATTATGACACATCGGGGATATTCTATTCCAAAATACAAGGTGGACGCCGCAAAGACGAAACAGATTCTGGCCGATTTGACCGTTTGTCCAAAACTGAATAAGAAATTCGCCTCGGCGGATGTCCAAGCCGGGCTTACGTTCAAATTGTACAAGGAATCGCCGACTCGCTGGTATCTCCCTCGCGCCTACGGTCTAGAGACGTTCGGGCCGGCCGAATCGTCCGTCTTGTCGGATGGCCTGGACTTGGCGGCGACGGCGGCGGAATTCAAGGGGTCACCGTACCCGTATCAGACGGACATTATCAACTCCTTTCTGGCGGCGGGGTCAAATGGGCTCATCTGCGTCCCTTGTGGAAAGGGCAAGACGTTCATGGCCCTCAAGATTGCGGCGAGTCTTGGGAAGCGGTTTCTCGTGGTCGTGGACAAGGAGTTTCTCATGAACCAGTGGCGTGGCGAGATGTCGGCCCTGATGCCTGGACTCCGTATTGGAATTCTACAGGGCCCGAAATCGCAGGTGGCCGCGACAGAATATGACTGTACAATCTGTATGATTCAGACGCTGTGTGGAAAAGAGTATTCGGAGCAGACGTTCCAGGAATACGGACTCGCCATCTTTGACGAGTGCCATCATCTCGCGGCCCAGCATTTCTCCAAGACGCTCCAGAAGATCCAGACGAAGTGTATGCTGGGGCTGTCAGCGACGCCCACACGGGAAGATGGACTGACAAAAGTCTTCTTCTGGTTTCTGGGGAAGCCGGTGTATTGGGAGAAGGAGCGCGAACCTGACCCGACCGTAGAGGTGATTTCCGTGCTTGTGAAATCGGACGAGGTGGATTATAATACTGTGCCGACCGATTGGCGGGGCGAGACGGTCATGGCGCGTCTGCTCACGAATGTTCTCGGATGTAGCGAGAGGACGGACGAGATTGTGCGCCGAATCGTGGGGCTTTGTGCTGATGCCGGCAGGCGTATTCTCGTGCTCTCGGAGCGGATTGGACATTTGAACGAGATTGAGCGGCGTGTGGCTGGGCTGGATTCTACGCTTACGATGTCATATTACATCGGCGGAATGAAGGAGAAGGTGCGTGAAGAAGGTGCAGCGACAGCACGTATATTACTTGCTTCCTATGCTATGGCATCGGAAGCAATGAATATTAAGACGCTGAATACGGTCATTTTGGCGAGTCCTCGTAAACACGTGGAGCAGAGCACGGGGCGCATTCTACGCGTGCGACCGTCTGAGCGGGTCGTTGTTCCGCTGATTGTGGACATTGTGGATGTGCATCCGATGTATAGGGGTCAGTGGAAGAAGCGGCTGACCTATTACAGGAAGTGCGCGTATAGTTTGAAGACGGAGGGGATGCGCGGAGTTGGGGCTAGGCTGATGGAGCCAGTAGAAGAGGCTGGGGCGCCTGTGCGTATGACGCCTGGAAAGCCGATGTTTATTTAGGGGGGTGTTACATTGTAATAGTTAAAGGTGCGGATGGGGCAGATGATACTTCCGTTGAATCTGTTGTAGATACATATTTAGATACGACTGTAACTATTGCTGAAGCAGCTGGACTACGAATTATGCCTGTAAATGTTTTTGATGCGGTTGTAACTGTTCCTGTCCTTTGCGCAGTATTTGCGACGTTCATCCATGCAGCATGAATACCTGGCTTGTGTGAAGGTTGTCCAATATGATTATCTAATATATAAGCATTATTGTTTGTATATAAGACAAAAGCTCCTGTAGGGTATACTCTTGTATTATCATAAATTTCTATATTTGAAACAGCGACCCATTGATTTTTATATATTGAAAGTGTTTGACTCGCACCACGAAACGCAACTTGGTTATTAGTACCTACTACACTATCTTCTATTGAACTTGGTAGCGTATACCATACTAGAGCATTTGTTAATGTCCATATATAGGAACTTGTAAATCCATTTGGAGCAGTTGCTGTTGGCCAAGTAATTATAATATTCTTATTGGATTCAGAACCAGTTAGACTTGAAAGTGTGAGAACCGGTTCTGGTGGTGGTGATCCTAGTATAAGCATTAAAGGTTCTGATGGGATAGATGATATTTCCGTTGAATCTGTTGTGGATATATATTTAGATACGACTGTAACCGTTGGTACTGATGAAGAAACTGGACTATGAATTATTCCTGTAAATGTTTTTGATGCTGTTGTGACTGTTCCTGTCGTTTGTATAATACTTGCAACGTTCATCCATCTATGATAACTACCTGGTATCCATCCTCCATGAAATCCAGATTGTCCAACACCTTCATTTAATATATAAGCATTATTGTTTGTATATAAGACAAAAGCTCCTGTAGGATATACTCTTGTATTATCATAAATTTCTATATTTGAAACAGCGACCCATTGATTTTTATATACTGAAAGTGTTTTACTAGCACCACGAAACGCAACTTGGTTATTCGTACCTACTACACTATCTCCTATTGAACTTGGTAGCGTATTCCATACTAGAGCATTTGTTAATGTCCATGTATAGGAACTTGTAAATCCATTTGGAGCAGTTAATGTTGGCCAAGTAATCGTATGATTCATATTATTTTGAGAAAATGTTGTATTTGAAAGTGTGAGAACCGGTTCTGGTGGGTATGGTTGTGATGCTATTGTAAGTGTTAAAGGTTCTGATGGGATAGATGATATTTCCGTTGAATCTGTTGTGGATATATATTTAGATATAACTGTAACCGTTGGTAGTGGGAAAGTGGCTGGAGGACGAATTATGCCTGTAAATGTTTTTGATGCTGTTGTGACTGTTCCTGTCGTTTGTATAATACTTGCGACGTTCATCCATCTATGATAACTACCTGGTATATATCCTCCAAGAAATCCAGATTGTCCAACACCTTCATTTAATATATAAACATTATTATCTGTAAATAAAACAAAACCACCTGTAGGGTATGATTTTGTATTATCATAGATTTCTATATCTGAAACAGCGACCCATTGATTTTTATATACTGAAAGTGTTTTACTAGCACCACGAAACGCAACTTGGTTAATCGTACCTACTACACTATCTCCTATTGAACTTGGTAGCGTATTCCATACTAGAGCATTTGTTAATGTCCATGTATAGGAACTTGTAAATCCATTTGGAGCAGTTAATGTTGGCCAAGTAATCGTAGGATTCGTATTATTTTCAAAACCTGTTAGACTTGAAAGTGTGAGGACTGGTCTTGAAGGTGCTAGTTGTATTAACAAGGAAGATGGGGGTGATGTGAGAGTTTCTGAACTAGATGTATATATCGCTCTGACAACTATACTATTGCTAGAACTCTCAGGTAATCCTGTAATATTTACGGTTGTTGTTTCAGCTGTAAGTGCTATAGGTACTGCATTGTTCAAAGAGTAGTTATACGATCTTGTGTAAGCCGCATTTCCAGGTGCAGCAACATGTGTCCAACTAATACTAAATGCTGTAGATGTTACAGAAGCTGCGACTAGAGTTATAGAAGGGGCTGGAGGTACTAGTTGTATTGATAACGAATTTGATGGGAGTGATGTGAGAGTTTCTGAACTAGATGTATATATCGCTCTGAGAACTACACTATTATTAGAGCCCGCAATTAATCCTGTAATAGTTACGGTTGTTCCAGCTCCTGCCGACATATCTGTTCCACCGTTCAAAGAGTAACTATACGATCTTGTATAAGCCCCATTTCCAGGTGCAGCAACATGTGCCCAACTAATACGGAATGCTGTAGATGTTACAGAAGCTGCGTCTAGAGTTATAGAAGGGGCTGGAGGTGCTAGTTGTATTGATAACGAATTTGATGGGAGTGATATAAGAGTATCTGAACCAGATGTGTATATCGTTCTAAGAACTATAGTATGACTAGAGCCCACAGTTAATCCTGGAATATTTAGGGTTGTTGCTCCAGTTAGTACCGCTATAGGTCCTCCACCGTTCAAGGAATAAGTATACGATGTTGTATAAACCGTATTTCCAGGTGCAGCAACATGTGTCCAACTAATACTAAATGCTGTAGATGTTACAGAAGCTGCTACTAGAGTTATAGAAGGGGCTGGAGGTAATAATTGTACATAACGAATTAGAGAAGCAGTTGAATCATCCCCATTTATTCCTGTTACGATTATACTAGTATAACTATGTGCTGGGGCTGTAATTGTTGCTGTATTTGTGCCACTCAATGTAAGAGCTTGCGCGGCCCCGCCATTCAAAATGTATGTATAGGATGTTGCATAATCTGAGCCGCGAGAGGTGACTGTTAGTACGAAATTTGTATTTGTTACGGAAGTAATTGTGAACATCGGTTGGCCTGGTGGAGTGAAATTGAGGGTTTCTGAAAATGTCGCAGTTACAAAAAATTGCGCTGTAGGGTCTACTAAGGGTAGCCTTGTAGTATTATTATACGGACCCGCAAACGGTCTATCGGGCAAAGTGTAGTATTGATTGTTTATACCTTCGGCCTGTGTTCCATTTGGATATAGGGCTGTGTTTGTTGTCGCTGGATAATTACCGGATATAGGAATTACATGAGCTGATGAAACAGTTGTATCAGCGCTATATGGTCTTCTAATAAGTGTTTTTGTTAACGCAAATGAATTTGCTGGAACAGGTGTTGATAATTTTGCTTCACAATAGCCGGTGCGGGTGAATTCTCGCGACCTTCGTATAGTATTATTCTGTATATCATGAAAATATATGGTACTTAATACAGAATTTGAATATGAATTACTCTTTTTATTACGTCCTATGCGTATTTTGTCCCTTTGAAGGCGCCCCTTTGAGTTTGGTTCAATACTAATTGGTGATTCAATTCCAGGCCATACAAACTTTCCAGGGCCAAATGAACTTGCTAATGTAATTCCTGTAGGGAGTGTTACATCATAATACCCATCTGTATAGGCTGGTGCGGGGGTAATAGTACCAAAGTCCTCAATATTAAATATCGGGTCGGTACTACCAACCGTTAAGCTGGCCCATGAAGAAAAATAAGTGGATAAATCACGAGGTTCAACAATTGTTATAATTTTATAGTTGTCATTTCTGGCGCATTTCCACTTATTATCGGCGTAATAACGATACTGAGTACTTGCTGGACATTGTGGGTCGGACCAGAGGCGCTGTGGGTCCCACATCCCGTTGGGGGACGCATCCGGATCAGAACTATATAACACTCCGCACGCAGTCGTCCCAGAATATGTAGAAACACTATTAAAAATAGGATCAATTTTACGAATAAGATAATTACCCGCATCCAACACATATACAAATCCCCAAGAATCCATAATGATCGCCATTGGATTATTAAATGAACAGTTCGTGATGTTGACTGTAGGAGCTGGTGAAGGTGTTGATCTATCCGCTGTATTTAACTGACAGCTCAATCCTTCCCTAGTAGCTCCACCAAACACTTTTAGTAACAATCCATTAGAGGTATTATACGCATAAACTTTATTTTCACTTAGACTACAAATCCATAATTGGGTTTCATCATTACTTAAAGTAATCGCTCTTAGGTTACTATTGCTAATAAATACGGAATTTGGGTGGGTTATACTTTGAGTAACGCTTACTTTATATACACCACTATTAGTTGTATAATATATTGTATCCGTGGAAGAAACTACCATCGCATATATAGTAGTAGGAACACTTGTAACACAGGTCTCAATAATCTTCTCAGTAGTCGGAAAACTCCAAATAGCACCATCTGTGCCTGGAACTACAGTTACACCCGTCGGTGGAGACTGCCGATAATATGGTCCTAACGATGCTCCTAGCGGCCAAGTATTATTATATTGAGAGCCGAGTCCCGCGAGTATGCGCGGCACCCTATTATAATATGCGTCCATAAGTGTCACAGTTGCTCCCTGTAGACTCGTATCTGCCGTGGGTAGACTTATCAAAGTTGGTGTCCCAGTATACGTAGAATATACGGAAACAGAAGTAATAAAATGTTCTTGGCCGAGGTCAAGTTCTGTATAAGTGGTCGGTAGATTAATTGCTGTAGTTGCGTTGTAAGTATTTCCAAAATGATAAATCGGTGATCCATTGGACGATTTCGCGGAGTTTTTAAACGCCAAATTTCTCCCCAAAGAATCTACAACGACCAAATTGTATATTTGCGCGTTTGCAGCGGCTGTATTTATCCCAATGTATCGTGTTTTAATACCCCAATTCGGATAGGGTTGTATGGCGGTTGGAATTGTTGCTGGGAATGTTATTGCTGAAATCGTGACTGTATTTCCTAATTCGTTATATGCTGTTACTGTGGGGTTTGAGCCGGCTGATAGGTATACTTTTATATTATTTATAGAGTATGACGCGGCTAAATCGATTTCAAGTCTAGGATTCATCTCATTTATATTCACATCACTCGCATATGACCCATTAAATGTATTATAGATCACTGGGTAACTGCTAGCTAATCTTATTGCGTTCAACACATTTTCTACGATGTTTTCGCAGTTATTACATGCTGTTAGAGCAGCATTTATTGCAGATATAGCTGTCTCAACTTTCAATTGCATTTGCTCGAGTGAGTAATTCAAATTATTTTGTGCTGAAAATCCTGCAGCCTGGGTTGTTTGTGAGGCTGTCATGGCTGCTGTTGCTGCGCTAGTTGCAGCAGTAGCCAGCTCTGTAGCTCCTATTTGTGTGGCCGCACTGGCAGCATTACTAGCCTGATCACTCGCTGTTGAAGCATTTATCGACACCTCCATTGCCGCATTTCCCACCGCTAGACAGTGAGGGCGCGCCGCCCCCGCCGGCGCCGCTGCCACCACCCCCTCCCAATATGCGCGCGACGCGGCGGCGGCGTCGCGCGCCGCCATCATCGCTGGCGCGTCATCGGGCGCCAGCTCTGCCGCCGCCGCCGCCAGCGCCGCCGCCGCCGCCGCCGCCGCCGCCTCCTGCGCCGCACGCTCCGAGGCCGCCGCGTCCGCCATCCCTGCCTTCGCCTCCTCCGCCCTCGCCCTCGCTCTCGCCGCCGCCGCCGCCGCCGCTTCCGCCGCCGCCGACGACGACGCCGCTGTTGCTATCGCCACCGCTGCCGCCGCCGACTGAAGCCAAAGATGGACAATGCGTACAGGTTTCCAAACGGCCACATCAATACCACGCACATCAATCGCTGCCACGTGATTTATTGTGCAGGATCCCACAATACGAATATATCTCATAGCCGTCCCTGTCGCCGTATCAGGAACAGGCACAGGAACCAGCGGAGCCGTCATAGGACTACTTATATAATTCCGCCAACTCTCGGCCCTGTAGCGATTATATATTGTAATAGCATTTATTGGGCCGCTATACACAATATCTCGTATAGAATATTCTTGTCCCAAATCAATCTCCCATGACGCCCCATAGTCCATATAAGGACTGGATCTCTCTATAGGCTTTTCAGTGACAAGATTTTTTCCGTATACATCAAAAATATTCGGGGTTGTAACAGAAAGGGCCACACCAGGGCTGGTATTCTCAATCCGTACATAGCGACCCCTTACAATTCGCTGTAGGCTGCCATCAGGAGTATACATTTTCGACGCAGAATTTAGATCCGAAACGGGTAAGACTACCGACTTTACTGTCGAGCGCAAATCAAATGATGTGTACTGTGCGGTGCCTGTTAAATTCAAGGTAGACCCTTGTTGCTCACGGAAGGCGTTCCTCAGTTCTATTGTTGCGTTGTTAGCAGTCGATGTTTTATTAATACAAACAACCTGTATCAGATCGTGCTCTTGTGCTAAATCAAGTTCCCACCAGGAGTTCAGAGACGCCGAGAATGCAGCCTCATCCCTCCCACTCATAGGTAAATTCACATTAGAATTTCCCACGGAAGAGGTGGCCGTCTTTCCATACGAGACATTTATACCATTCGAGTCAAACACGATAATCTGTGAAAGTTGTATTTGGCCTGAAAGACGAATGTATCGGACTCGCTGCGTGCCCACAATCGGTGTGAAAGAATACGCCAAATATGAGGGAGGGGGTGGTGGAGTATATTTATACGGGGTATACGTGATCCCCACTCTATCGATTTCTTGTTCAGCCAAGTTTTTTAAGCGGAGCATTTTGTGCGACACGAGTCCTGTAGGAGTCGTGGGTGCTGCGGTTGTTGTAGTTAGAGCTGTATCCGTTATTGTAAATTCCGACCCGTTCTGAATTTCTTCAACCGTTACATCAGGACTTATCGTGAGACCCGAGTCCATTTGAATCGTGTGTATCTGGCTATCGAGCAAATTAGGAAACGATATCTCTGCACGATTGCTTGTGTATAATGAGACGGAATATTTACCACTCACTCCCAATCCCAATTGCTTTATGATAATCTGCTCTACAGGATATTCGTCTCCGAGGTCATATTCAATCCAGAAATTCGTAATACCATGCTGATTCACAGATGGAAAATTTTGTAAGACTTCTGTCGTCGTAGCATTAGCAATATTAGTTATATCAGACGGTTGACAAATTCTCTTTATATCCGCATTCAAATAGGGCACTTTTTTAAACAACAAGTCCTTGCCCGTTTCTCCGTGAATTGCGTAAATATTCCGCACAGTCATTTGTGTTCTTGTAGACACAATGCGCACGTACCGCGCATATTTAACCCTAAATGGTTCCGTAGTGGCGCTGGATGTTGTCTGTAATTTGTATTTGTTCACGTAATTTATGAAGGGTCTACACGCAGGCGTCTTTGTCCTGTAATCCAAAAGAATATACTGGACCGACTGATTTTGTGTGATACCTGATAGATAGCGTATTTCTGATCCGAATATTATGGACGACCCATTCCATGCCGTTTTATCCGTGTAGCCCATGTATATAAGAATACAACTTACCCTTCCAGGAATAGAAATTGTGAGTGGAGTACCTGAAATAATCTGAAAGGCAGATGCGCGCCCCTTGCATCCATAGAATCCGTCAAAATATGATACGCCGCTTCTGTTCAGAAGAATATTTGTACCCGTCATATCTAGTGCGACGATTTGTGACAGGTATAATGGGGTCGATGAAGACCCTCTATTTGTAATAGTCAATGTATCAGACATTATCCCGCAATTAAACGTTGCGCCATTCACAGCGGGTTTTAATAGGACCTTCGTGGCCTGTGCGACCAGAAGGCCGCGTGACGAATTCACGGCGAGTGCTCTGGGAGCTGAAACGGCAGTCGTCAATGGAGGAAGTCCATTTCCGTAAATATTTTCTGCGAGTCCCTCCGTTGCATTCACTAGACTTTCTGGTTCCCCATTTCCTATTTCTGTAGTAACAGTCTCTCCAACCACGGAAAATACTTTATTTTGTGCTGAATCTGAAACGTATATTTTATTGGACGCATCTATCGCAAGGCCACTTGGTTGAACAAAAGGTAGGGATGGGCCTCCTATCAAAGGCTTTAATAAACCATTTCCCGTATAGTATACCCGATCTGAATTATCTACGGATAAGGCAGTTACATTGTATCCTGTATTGACAACGGTTGATATGAGTATCGTAATAGGGGATATTACAGAAATCGTTGATGCGCCGGTTACAACATACAGATTTTCATAAGAATCTATTGCTAACGCAGTTGGTTTCAAAATATTTGAAACATATGTTTCAATACGGAAAGTGTCATCATTATATAATTTCACACGCCGAATAGCATTATTTTCGGTATCCGCAATGTATAATATATCGGATTTACTCATTTTAATATCAGTGGGTTTGTTCAAACTTGCATTTACTGATGAACCCCTGTCACCACTATAAGAGCCAGTTGTACTTATAACTCCCGCAAAGGTCGTCAAATTCCCTGTCAAATCTATTTTGCTAATTGTATTTTGCCCCGAGTCCGAAATGTATATGTTTCCAACGGAATCATAGCAGATACCCTGTATAGAAGAGAATTTTTCCAAATATGCGCTCATATTTGGGACAATTTGTCCTTGTGCATTCGTCCCCGTGATATTATAGACTAGACTATTTTGTAAGGACGTAAATCTCGTATTTTTCAGAATGACCGTTTTGTTGGGCGCCGTCTCCACTTTATCCACTATGTATATATTTTCGTTCATGTCTATAGTCAACGCAAGCGGATTATTAAGCGTCGTTGTATTCCCATAAGCTCCGTCGGATGTTTGGCTATTTTGTTTATCCTGCCCGATGAGTCTTGTTGGGGCTAATGACATGGATGTTCCGTTTATCTTGTAAAGGCTGGAATTGAATGTGGTTCTCGTAGCTCCATCTATAGTTTCTTCTTTGAAATTCGTCAGATAATATAGCGACCCGTTTGAATATGTAATACCAGTTACTTTGTATCCGATATTCGGTGTAGTTCCCTGCGCTGCGTCGGTAGAATCATATTTGGATATTTTGTATGTATCCACATGTGTTTTTCCAACGTAGAGGTTTAAATCTGTGTCAACACACAGAGAGTCTATTGTCGTTGCTTCAGCCACCGATATTGTGCGCGGGGTCGTTGCACCCGTCTTCAAATTATATATGCTAATAGTTAAGTTTGTTGTATTTGACACGTACATGAAGCCTAGAGGGGATATTGCGATATTTGAGCATCCAGCGAGTGTATATTCTGTTGGGATGATCGGTATAGGTGGAACAGTTGTCGTGGGTGGAACAGTTGCCGTGGGTGGAACAGTTGTCGTGGGTGGAACAGTTGTCGTGGGTGGAACAGTTGTAGAGGGGGAAGGGTTAAGTATAATAGGGTTGGATTCTTCTGAAAATAATTCTGTAAAAGGTGATACATATGGACTAATCTTGTATCTTGTAGCAATCGTTATGCTTGGATAAATATCATTCGGCGGACTTGAAAGGTGTGATGTGTTAATTACTAAAAGTCTTGCAGTATTACCAACTGTGTTATATTGGAATAAAATACTGGACAGCGCCTCCCTTATCGGCCGTGTAATGGATATCCATCCAGAAAAAATTCCAGGTCTATTTCCTGAAGAATCTACTCCAGTTCCTGAAACAGCTAATGTTAGAATATATCCTCTGCTACTACCATCACTAGAACTAAATAATACAAAATCACCAATATTGTATTGTTTTGTTACATCATATATTTCTATATTTTTAACGGGAATCCATTCCGCTGCTGTTCTAACAGAAAATGTTTTGATAGAGCCATCATTTATATATCCATATGTTCCATTAGGATAAACGTTATCGAATACGTGATCGCTTAGTGGCGGATGAACGATTAGGCCATTTGTTAGTGTAAGTCTATACGACGGCAAGAATCCACTTTTTCTTTCTACAGCTTGCCAATTTATAGTAAAAAATACGAAATTTGTGCTATTAGAAAGATTTATTATACTTAAAATTACTGGAGAGGGTATAGGGACTGGAAGAGTTGTCGTGGGTGGAACAGTTGTCGTGGGTGGAGCGGTTGTTGTAGTTAGAATGATTGGCAAAAGAGAATATGCCCTTATTTTAGCCCCATCAGTTACATATATAAATTTATCATTATAGTTCGCAATTCCAATAGGTGCAGTTGTAAACGGGCCAGCAAAAATACTTAGATTTCCACCCGAATCCATTTTCATAATCACTTTGGTATTTGTATCAGGGAAATATATATTATTCGCCGTATCACAACAGACCGACGTCGCATTAAAGTTCTGCATTAGCCCAAATTTCTCGTATGCCGCCCCTACTAAACCACTTGTATTATATGTATTTCTGGAATAATTCGCAACAATAGACAAGGGACCATAAGGCAAAATCGTCATAATTGGCTGGCTCGTTTTCGTTTCTAGAGTAATTTTGCGGATTTTCCCCCAAAGTTCCGAAAAATAAATTCCGCTACTACTGTAGTAAATATATGTAGGATTATTCAATTGCGCATATTTCGCTAAAGTATCGCTAGAGGCCGTATTCGTGGAAAGTTCATTTATAAATGAACCTAATCCAGCAATAATATCTATACTATAGCGTATAGCACTACTATCTGGTGTTAGTTTCAAAATCTGCTGTCCATTCTGTGATGTTACATACAAATTATCAACTGAATCAATCGCAATTCCAAATGGTCCACGTATATTATACAAAGCGGCTTGAGGTAAAGGGAATATATGTTTAGCATCCACGTAATTTTTTGCGAGATTTGGTAAATTACAAATTGGTTCCACTATACCATTTGCATTTAGAACTCTGTAAATTGTTTCTTGTGTATACTCCGTAAAAATTAGATTATTTTGGGAATCAAAAACAAATGCACCTGGTGAATTTAACAGTATGTCTGTTCCGTATGCCGATGTACTAAATGGGTGAGAGCCACCTCCAACGTATTTTTCCAGACCTGTATTTGTTTTATTCATGCGAAGAATACAATCCCCATCTACAAGATATAGTCTTCGCAATCTATCAAATCCAATATATTGCGGATTTGTAAACGCATAGGAGATAGTTCCTCCACTTGGAGCAATATACTTTGAAAATGTAGCAGAATTTTCGGTATTTTCTTTCCATACACACTTATTTCCCGAGTCAAATAGGTATAGTAATCCATTGTCCATTGAAATATTACAGACACTCATGCCACTTTTTATAGGTGTTTCTCCCTTATATACAGTTCCATTTGCGCAATAATAGTGTGTGTTGTTATGGAAAAAATACGTTGTGATTCCCAATACTATTCGGTAATTCTCTATTTTACTCGGAGTCTCTAAAGTAAAAAAACTCAAAGGGGTTGTCGCTGTTTCCAGATACTGTAATGTAGACAACGTGATTTCATTGAGTGATTGCGCAACTAACGTAGTCGTTGTCCAGTCTACCCATTGGGGACTTGTTGTGGTGCTTGTAATTGTCTCCGCGGGCTTGGAGTATAAATTAAGAGTTCGTATAACCTTATTATTATAATCAGAAATGTACAAATAGCCAGTATTTGCAGAGTAAAATATATTCATAGGTCCGTCAAAACTCGCGCGAATTCCTTGTGCTCCGTCACCGGTATACCCCCCTTTACCATTTCCTGCAATATTTTGCGTTTCAAATGGCTTTGTTGGGTCAATTTTAACAGAATATATTTTATCTTGGACGTAATCCGAAATAAATAGGACTTTTGTGTTTGTATCATACGCAATTGCTGATGGAGCAGAGAGCACAAGGCTTATTGTTGCTCCTGTGGAGCCAATGTACTTAGTTGTAGTACCAGATGTCATGTTTACTCTGTAGATGCATTTATCATTTACCGACGATATTAGAAGAGTATTTGAGCCAATGTATGTTATACTATTGGGGAAATTTACGGGGATGCTTAGGTCCCAAGACCGTGCCGCTTGCAGTGGTAGAATTGTATTCGTGGAACTTGTGCTTGAACTTTGCCCCCCCTCCTGCATTACAGAAGTCGACACTGTATAATATTGTGTCACGTCATTGTTATACGATGTAATATATAGAATTCTCTCATTCAAACAGAGGCCATATGGTTTTGGAACTGAGCACAGGACCGATGCGCTACCTGGTGACCCTATGGGAATTTTTACAATCGTGTTATTTCCATACGACGCAACATATACATTCACTCCATCTGAAACGAGCCCGGTAGGATATGAGAGTAGGCCGCTGGATGAGAAGGTTGTCCCATCATTTACTAAAATTCGGTTCGCAAGTGTATCGGTCACATATATTTTTCCAAGTACTTCCACAATTCCGTTGGGTGATTGTAAAGGTGTCGCAAATCCAGTCAGTGTCGCAATTTTTGGCATAATTATCATATTGATAGGTACAGTCACAGGTTGTATACGATAGTCAATAATTAAATCCTCGTATTCGTATTTACTAGAATTATAGGGTGATATTGTCCTTCCTACGACATATTGCGCAAGTACACGTTTATTTTCGTTCAAAAGGTGTATACGTGTACCTATATTCTGTCCATAATTATCAGATGGAAATATACAACGTAAACCAATAATTTCAAAATTAGTAGAGCCCACAGGCTCACCCATGTAGTTTTTCAATAAATCAATTTCTAAAAATCCATAGAGGTTTCCTTCTGACCTATATGATTCTGCGCACGTGCGCGGATTGTGATAATACCCACCAAGACCATCCGTTACCTTTTCAGCATATGTTCCTGGAAAAATAGAATCAGACTTGGCCAGTTTCTGGTATGCATAATTTGTTCCATCTGCGCCATACGCCATAATTTGTGAAACTTGTACGTATTTATTGACATTGTAGACGCGTAAATAACGAGATGGAATCCCCCCATTTAGTCCTCTTCTAAAACGCGGAATAGTCTGAACATTTTCTGCGCAAATTATGTTCGCAACTTCACTCGTACATCCTAAAGTCTGCGAGGGGATATTTTCTTCCGATAAAACATCTGCGGACATTGAACCCGCCTGAATTTTAAAATCCGCAAATTTTTTGATAATATTTACCCCGATCACTTTTGATGCGCTGGGATAAACTAAACTATTACTTTCACTTGCTAAACGAACATTTTCGAAATTACCAGCATTATATGTCGGGCTGAGCACAGCAATTGTATCTCGGAATTTGTTATATATCTGAATTGTCAAATTTGTATTTGCTGGAATGGTATTTAAATTCGTAGATGGCCCTATTATACTTGTATTCCTTAGATTTGGACTATCTAATGTAGGTATTAAAAACACGGAAACAATTTCGACTTCATCTCCAAAATTCACCTCTATATAACCGCTGCCATTCATGATATATACTTCCTTTTCACCCTGAATAGGATTCTCCATTTTTTGATAATATTTGCCATCAACGAGTTTGTAAGAATTCTCTAAATCAATATTGGTGAATGTTGGCATATAAAGAGCTTGGTTTATACCGGCGGAATCTATTACGATAATCTGCGACAATCTAATATTGACGCCCTTTAATCGAACATATTGCGCCATTAAACCACACCCGTTACAACCAAGTGTAATTTCTCTAGGGCGAACTTCCAAATAATTTCCGGGACGAAACGTACTTGCATTCCGATTTACACGGAAATCTAAAATGTCCACACCAAAAATGTTAATATAGGAAGAAATCACCTGAACAGCACTACGATTTAAGGTTGCGTCAAATAATTCTACAATCGTATTTACAGATTCGTTCAGACGTCCCTCGACACCCACATAAATCACGCTATTTATCAAAAATTCTTCACCCAAATCTACGACCCAGTACTTATTATATTGGGTCGTAACAAATGAATTTATGTCTCTTCTACATATATAATTTTCATACGATAAAATACTTGGAATAGTATTTTCAATATCCAATTTTGGTTCATATATTCCATCCACAGCACGCGAAGTATTTGCTACTACATTATTATCGGTTGTAAATGTGTCTTTTTGAAAGGCAACATTTATGCCGCGTGAATCCACTACGATAATTTGCGATATATATAAATAAGAAGTCGCAGAGGGTGGTGATATCTTTATATATCTTGCCGCGATTCCGTTTGGTAAAACATTCAAATAGGTTTGTTTTACATCAATCCAGTTGGAAGCAAGCGAATATAAAGACTTGAAAGCGATTGGAATCATGGGCGCAATATTTCGTATGAAATTTGGTTGAAACGGATTTCGAAAATCGGCAAGCTTATACACACCCGTCTCCGTATTGAAATTTTGTATTGGCTTATTATTTACAATATATCCATCACAATCACGTAAAATCACCCGAGTTCCAAGAGGAAGAGTATGGGCTACAACCGAATTCACTTCACGTAAATTATTGAATTGTATAATTGTCGTTGATGAGGTGTATTTAATTATTGTTTTTGTCTGCTGATTTTCTTCGGTATTTCCTAGTAATTTTTGCCCAGTCCCTTCGGTAATTTCCAGAGTAGATACATAGCCTGGAAGTTCCACACTAATTGCCAATGTACCAAAAGTCGCATAGGAGTGCGATGTAGAAACTGAATCCGTTGCATACGAAGATCCGTGTTCATCGGGATCATACCGCGTATCATAGAAAATTGTAGTATTCCCAAGTGGAGTAGAAAATTCTTTATTTGGTGCGGCCGTTTTATCATTTCCAAACAGTTGTATATCCACATTATTCATAAAAGATGCGCCATCTGAGCATCTAAACACAACAATTGCGCATATTTCGAATGTGCGCTCCAAATCGACTTCAAAGAAGGCGGCGTTATCTCCGTCTGCAGAATTATATGCTTCACTTAGAGGGCCGGCTTCATTCTTATCACTTACCCCAAAAAAGCGACAGTTTAAAACTGCCTCCGAGCTGACTGTGACCGGCTTAAAAAGCGCAACGTCTCTACCGGACTTATCTACTAACTTTATTTTAGTGAAAGCAAGTTTTCCCGTACCGATTTGTTTTTTAAGACGAATGTATCGGCAGATAATTCCAGCTTCTCCGTAGTATGGAGGCCACAATAATTCTGTTTTACACGATGCTTGAATAATATTTATATCGGTATACATGAAATTTAAAACCTGCTTTTTACTATCGGTGTTTACACTTTGAAAATATGCGAGTTGATTGTCTTCAGTGTAAAGATTAATAATGACCCCTTGTAAATTCGCGGGTATATCAGATGTGCCGTATAAATGTAGAGCAATCACTTCTATTTCCGCCCCCAAGTCCAAATCAATTCTTGACGCATTGATACAGGAGCCGCTGGGACGAGACGAATAGGTTCCATCGGTTATAATACTTGTTGTAGGTGCGCCACCATTGATTTTCACACTCTTACCAATAGCAGGATTATTTCCATTCGAAGAGACAACAGCTATTTGCGAGAGAGTAAAAGGGACATTTTTTGCAGAAAGGGTGATATATCTTCCCATATAGCCGCAAACACCCCTTCTCGAGGGATTCAAATATTTTCTGGCTGTGGGGTCAATACGAACATCACAATCCTCTATTGGTGTATTCGCAACCAGTTTCACCGTTCTAAGAGATGCGCTAGTAAAATCTAGATGAATATCAAATGTAAGATCCGTACTATTGTAGCTTGAAGAGGCCGATTTTACATAGCGAATACAGGTAATATCATATACCGCTTTTAAATCTATCTGAATCACTTCTGTCGGACTCAGATTGAATTTAAAATACGGTGTAAAATTCACAGGAACATCCGCTGAATATTGCCCATTCACAATTGCGGCTGTAGTTACACCTAAATCAGGCGTTACAGGCTTTCCAAAGGCGACATTTTTTCCGGTTGCATCTATAATGAGTACCTGTAAAATTTCAAAGGAGCCGTTCGTTGGTTTAGATATTTTTATGTATCTTCCTTTTACACCATGTGTAACAGAGTCAATTGTTGTAGTAGGCCCACCTGGATACGTTGTTGTTCGTATTGCAGATTGGTCTGAATCTGAAGGTGGTGCGCAGTCTATAGGTAATTTTTTAGGAACACCGCTCTTGGAAAAAATATACCTTTTGGGAATAAGTGTAAAATCCATAAGAAGGGATGACGTAATAGTGTGTGACGGAGGGGGCATAACAGCATTTCTACTATACTCTAGACCATAGAGTACTTCTGGGCGAAGATATTGGAGCAAATTATTTGTAGCATTCACAAATGAAGTATACGTATTTTGTCTGTTAAAAATATAACGATTTATATTTTGAATAGAGACGTCATATGCCGTTGTTAACTGGTCAAAATCATATGAGGACATTAAATCTGCTCGTGTTACACCCTGCTGTAATCTATAATATTCCTGACCTTCAAATGTGCTTTTACACAATAAATAATAATTGTTAGAATAATTTTCTGAAACAATTGTATTTATAAATGATTGTAAAATTTGGCGATAATCACGTATATATTGAGAATTTGTTGAAAGTACATTTATTTTACTGTTGAAATCTATGGTCGCAACTTGGGTCTTTGAACTTGTGGATATATACATCTTCATTTGGTCCGAAATAGACCCAATCCCGTAGAAATACACAATATTATCCGTTTGTGAAGAAATCCATTGGTTTTTTATTATTTCGTCGCGATTTTGCAAAAGATTCATTGTCAATTGAGAGGATAATATGCGCAAACAATTTAAATAATTCGTGTACTTAAAATGAGAGGTATTATAGGAATATCCATAAATTATTTTACTATTAGCGTAATATTTTTCAGCATTTATATTTAAATCTGTCACTGCTTTGCGCACAGTAGTATATGTATTTGTTGAAAGATTTCTTTGTGCATTTTGTAGATTTAGTTTTGCAGTTATAGCATTATCATACTTTGTTTTTATCGTACAAACCTCCATGATAGCATCTCCAATACTACCACTCTTTTCGTTCATAGGATATGTGAGAGATATTCCTGAAATAGAAGCCAAATATGCATCAACTTTTCTTCGAATAATATCCGAATCATCTTCTATTACTTTTATACTTGTTCCTCCGATTTGTGTCATACTACGTATATAACCCAGTTCTTCCAATTGCATAATAATCTGCTGAATGTTATTATACGCAATATCTACAGTTGCGGATGAGACTAACATTGCCTGTAAATATTTTGATAAATCGTACTGTGTTGCTATCTTTTCCCGCGTAATTGCTTGAGTACTGGACACGTAGTTACCCAGTAAGATTTCTCTCAAAGAATTAATTTCTTCCTCTGTAATCGTACTTGTTAAAATATATGTAGACAAATATGAAGCAAGTGAACTTATTTCCTGTGATAAATATACGGATGATATTGCAGCCTTCTCATAAACATCTTGTGCGGTTTGAATACGCTGATCACATATTCCAATTTGTGTAGAAAGGGCTTGAATATAAATTGTTTCTATATCAGGAGGGAGTTCAGCGGCGGCTCTTGATTGTGATGTGCTCATATAGACTGTACTGTATATATTGTATAAAACATCCGCCGTATTCAACATCAATTCTAAATCATTACGATTTACTCCACCATGCTGCAGAGAATTAAAGGTGCCCTGTATAGAGTTATAGTATGATTGTATATCTACACCCGATTCTAATAATTCTATCATTTGATTTATGTCACTCTTTAAAGTGTGTATTTGTGTGAATGTTGATATCGCATCAAGTTCTGCCTTTTCTAGTTCTAAAAAGGTAAGAAGATTTCTACTAGAAGAACAAATACTTTCCCAATTTTTAAAAGAAAAATGGGTGGATCTATAGTTCGTAGAAATTTCACCAATGTGCGCTGAGAACTGATTCAGTAAATATGTAAAATGTCTATATGTACTCATTGATATTCCATAGTTTGTAGACGCAATACTGTCTGCCTGTAGTGCGCTCAACCACAATGTAGAATAACCGATCATTGTACTTGCGCGGTTGTACATGTCTCCCTTAGTACATTGGAGTATTTCGTCGCGATATTCCATGATATTTTCAACATATGTACTAACAATTGTAGAGTAGTCACATGATATCATGCTACTCAAGGTACTTGTATATTCATTCAATAAAACGGCTGAGGTGCTGTATAAAGTTGACCAATAGGGAATATAAGAATTTTGTAAGGTAATATTATCTTCTATTTGAATATTCTTATACGAAGTAAGAGTATCAAACAGTATTGTTTCACTACCACCACCTAGTTGTTCCAATTCCACTGTATTTATCCACAAATTTCCAAAAAGTGTTTGAATTGTATTCCATTGCGCATTTATAATATCGGCATATCTTAGGGATATTAGAGAGGATGATGTCTGTTCAAGTGTAGATGCTTCTATGTATTCCGCAAAAGCAGTCGAATACGCATTCAATGAAGAAATATAGAAGGAACTCAATGTGCTTTGATGAAAGATACTGATACTGTATGTAGCCGCATCTCTTGCATAATCAATCTCTGCAAGTGTCTTTTGCCATTTTGCAATAGGTAATACATTTGCGCCACTTATGTCATTGATAATTTGGAGACCATTTGCCGTGCTCTTTAGATTATTTATATTCTGAATATCTTTTAAAAATTCATTATTATAATCTTCTATACTCATATAGTCATTGATTCTTAGAACTTCTGTGAGTAACTCCTGGTCGTATACCGATTTTCTAAGCATAGATGATAAATAATTTTGTAAGTCCAATATATTTGCATATCCAGCGCTAGATAAATAGCCGACAACCGAAAATGATGATTCTCCTACCTGGCTTAGAACACCTTTGTTAATTTGTTCTTGAAGTGTTATAAATGCATAAATTAAGTCTTCCTTACCTCTTAATAATATATTTCCTCCATTTTGTTTTCTATCCATACTAATTTAGATCCGATATATTTTTAGACCGCCAAATATTTTAAAAATTTGGCGGTCTAAAAAGTACACATCATGAGACCATCGTGTACGTATCAGTATGTAGGCTACCGTGATGTGCTTAAGTTAAGTACTCCCCATAGAGGGCCACAAAGTGGTCTTATGATATTGGAGTGACTTAATCTTTTCTTTCTAGCTATTAGAGTCAAGTACTTAATTTAGACCAACGGGCATTTGAAATGACCATCGGTCTAACTACTTGGTGGTAGTGATGTGGGAATAAAATGAGGACATCACGGTAGATAAAGTCATAGAGTGATCTAGGGAAATATTAATGGTTCAAGTCCTCTTATTTGGAATTCAGTTGGATCCAAATTAAACGGTGGCTCTGTGTTACTACTATATCCAATATTTGTATTTGTATTGCGTATAGGATAAATGTCTCTTGGATAAACAAATGCCAACATTGGATACGTTGTATTTAAACTGGTGATTTTACTCCGAATATTATCAAATATGTTTGTAAAACTTGTAGTTATTTTTTCTACCCGATTCTGTATACTTGTATTGATACTTGTTATTTTTTGCATCAGTTGACCATTTGAACCCGCGAGACTCGCATATTCCACAGAATAAGAGTCTTTTTTCGTAGGATACATATATACGTCTAATTCAATAAGTGACATCCTTTTACGAACATTAATAAAGTCTGACCGTAGTTGTAGTTCTGGTTCAAATGTTTCATAGATATCACTTATAGGAAGTTTCAGGGGATTTAATAGGTCTATTATAGATTGAAGTATGTTCTGGTCTGTGGAATAATTTTGTATAAGTATCATTTTAGACGTATCTGGAGTCTGTGTAGTTTGATAAATGAATAAGTCGAGTGTGTTATATATTTGAAGTTTGGTTATCATACATTGGCTCGTTACATAACCGAAGAATCCTTCGTATTCTTGTACAGAATACTTCACTTGAAGAATCTGATTTCGTATCTGTTGATTCTTATCAGTATAATATTGAATAATATTTGTTTGAACATTCCCATATTCACTAATGGCATTTTGTTCCAATTGAAATAGTCGAGTATCATATTCGGAAATTGCGCCTGTAATTCTTTGTTGCTCTGCCCAGAGTTGGTCAATTGTTGCGAAAATTCCGCTTTTTAGAGAGGAATATAAAGCATCTGTGTTATAATTATTAATATCATCTTGGTATTGCGTTGAAAAAAAGATCATTGTAGAAATAGTCTGCATAGTACTATGTAAAAATGTACTAATACGATGTTCTCCTATTATACTATTTCCAGCAGTAGTTGATAAAGTACTTGCTATGCTAGAGTCGGTTGTAGTCAACAATTCATTAAATGCTGTAGTATATTCATACACGTAATTATGCATAGATGTACTTAATCCATAATAACTCTGCAGTTCCTTTGAAAGTATGTCATTATTTATATTTATTTTTTCTAAAAATGTGCTGTATTCCAAAGAATATCCTATCAATGTACTTAGATCGGCTTTTTCTTCATCAATTACTGAACTTAATGAGGAGTATAGGGAACTTAGGCGCAAAGACGCAGAATTCACTAAAGTGCTTTGACGATTATAATTACTAATTGAATTTTGGTACGCCCGTACTGTAGAGTCGTATATGTACTGATAACCAGATATTGGATTGTCAATACTTTCTTGAAGACCTATTATTATCTGTGCTGTTTTTGCAATACTGTCTGTATTTGTTGAAATTAAACCATTCACTCTAAGTATAAGCGAATTGATTTGTTCAGGAGAAAGAGATGTTAACTGTGCTGATGTGCTTATATAGTCAATGTCTACACCGGAACCACTCATAATTATATTCGCATCATCAGGAGGAATAACATTTCCATTTGATAATTTTAATCCTGACATCATCTTCTTCTTAAGAAGAAGATGTCTTTAACTCAGTTTCTAAAGATGACATTTTATTCAATAACGTAATAGAAGCCGGTATATCTGTACTTGATTGACTCATTATCTGTATTACTTTTGGTTCCATATGAGAGATAAAATTTTTTAATTCCGTTCCGTCAGAGATCTTCCCTTTTTTGTCATTGTATTGCGCCTGTATATTATTTCGCCTCTTTGTTATTGTTTCTTGCATATCTGTTAATGTTGTACCCTCTAGAGTTACCATTTTCTTCTGTATTTCTAGGAGGTTATCTTGAATATTTGTAAGTTTTAAAAGAGTGTATGTCCATCTTGTATTTATTTTTAGCATTTTAAAGTAATTTGTATTTGCGTAATAATCTGGTATTTGTAAACTTTTTCCGGACTCTTCTATAGAAGATATCTCATCCAGTGAAAATAAATTATCTATCTCTCTATTTATTTCGTTCGCAGCACTAAGATCTTTAAAATATGGTTGTAATAAATTTATATTTGTCTGAATCGCAGTTCGTTTTCCTGTACAATCTAACCACTTTTCTTGTATACTTGAAGCCGTTGCGTTCAATCTTTTTTGAATCTCTACCCTCAAATCAGAACGAATGTTTTTATATTCTTTAAAAATGGGATCAAGCATGAGTTCTGCGTCCATTGCTTTCAAAATGTGTTCCTTAGTAGTTTTATCGGATTCTTCTACTATTTTTTTAAGTTTTTGTTCATCTGCAATTTGATATGTTTCAGGTTCTGGCGCATTTGCAGTTATATTATATTCTTGAAAAATGTTTTTTTTTTCCTTTATAAAATTTTCTATTTGATCACATATATTTAATTGAATACGTGTGCGCATAAGGGGTTCAATTATATCTGTTTTAGGGAGAATATACCAATCGCGCTTTACAGACGGATTTTCTAACTCTTCAAAAGGTGGAAATTCAGTAATATAACCCCGTATTTGGGGAACGTTTGTTATTATAGGTTCTTTATCTGAATATTTTGTTTGAATTTCCAAATCAGGATATATGTTTAACCATAGAGCTATTTTTTTTTTGTACTCTATCAGCAATTTTATTTTATCCTTATTTTCTTGTAATTTTTTAGTAGTAGAACTTATATTATTAATAATTTCTTGTGTAAAAATACTTACAGTGTTTATGTTATACAACTCAATGATTTCTTTGTATAAACTCATTGAATTATATATAAGACTTTCTTGTTTTACTACCCAATTTTCTAGAGAAATTAAATCGGTTGGAATAGAGTTTAAATTATCCTGTAGCGTCTTTAAATTATTGTCGAAAATTACCTTTTTTTCGGAACACGTTTTTAACAAAAGGTCTAAAGAACTATTTTTGGTTTCGCCCATCAAAATACTTTTATTTTGAGAAATAGTCTGTATATTTTTAATAGTTTCTACAATTTCTATAGTTTTAACATCTTGAAGTTCTTTTAGTTTATCTCGTATTTTATCAATCTTTTTCTTAATTTTTTTAAAAAATAATATGGTTGTTTTTCCATCGGTATAGTATTTATATACTTGATTCAATGTATCTTTCATTAAGGTGTCAAAGGTACTAAGGGTTTCTTTATCAAGTGTTGAGGTGTCTAATACTATTTTTCGAAGTTTCAATTCCTTTATAGGCGCATCAACTGTTTTATATGTTACGTGCAAACTTTGTATATTCGTTATATATTCACGGAGAGCATCAATTGTTTGTAAAATTTCTGAAAAGATCCCTTTGAATGAATCGCACGTTGCAATATAGATATTAAGTTGTGTAATCGTATACTGTATGTATAAATCTCCTGTCTTGAATCTATAGTATATTATATCAATTTCGGTGGAAATATCTGCTATTTTCTTTTCTTCGAGTGTTGTCATAAATAAATTCGAGAATGTCTTCAAATTTAGAGAGGTTTTATTGGGTATAAAATAGGCCAAATCTTCAACAATATAAGCATATTCAGTTACTAAATTTTCCGTATATTTTACAAAAAACGGCGGCTCATAAACAAAATTTTCCACTTGAATATATTCATTCAAAGGAGATACAAGTGGATATCCAATAGAATTAACGAAAAAAAATGTATTGAACGGTGCACCTGTTGTCTCTGTTGGAACGAGAGGTTTCACGAAGTTACTCCGAAATGTTTCGCCAAATATATTACCCTTTGCTACGAGCCCATATTGAACAACTTCTAAAAACTCTGTGTTCAACTTAATTCGCACATTTTTTTTCATAGAGCACCGAGTAACAATTTCATCATTTATCTGTAACATTGGTGATTTTACATACTTTGCAAAGCCAAATTCATCTAGAGCAGGTACACCACGCGAACTACAGAAAACAGCGAGATTCGTCTTAGCCTCCCCCGCTACAATAATTTCTGTTGGAATTGTTCCTGGAATTGCCTTCTCACCCCAATCATCGTTTATCTCTAACTCAGAAATTTTCATATCTGGTCCGATAACAACTTGGTATCCGCATGCCCTATAATAATCATTTATATTATATACGAATGTTTTTCCATCAATTATCGTCTCTAAATCGGGCAACGCCTCTACAAGATACCCATTTGAATCAAAAAGGGGTACTTTTTCACTCGTCATAAATATATACTTGGAAAAATCAGTAACTTTAGAGCAAAGCGCAGTTCTTGGAACATCATATATAGTATCATAGGGTAACCAGTTCTTTATCCATTGAACACGGCCGTAAAAACTTACAGTAGACGTTTCTACTCCTGTATAGATATACATACATATCTCATTTGGACCAATTAAATCAAATACATCCTCTTCAAAACCAGGTATTCTTATTGAGAATGGAATAACACCCACATTTACACAAATGAAATATTTTCCATCTTCCATAGCATATTTTGGTAAGATAATTGGCGTCTGTGGGAAGTCCATTTTAATTTCATATATTCCATTTTCAGAATCTCTGGGAATTTCAAACATACCATCTACATTGTGGAAAAATTTAGGAAGGACTTGATTTTTTGATATAGAATCTAGAATATTTTCTGTTTTAGAATAAGGCTTCAAAATTATTATTTTTTTAATTAGAAGTACACCAGCATCATCACAATAGGGTAATTTTTTCGTGAAAAATGAATCTTCCTTATTTTTATAGATATTTTCTAAACTTGGAAATACGAAATCTGCCTCTAAAGATTCTACATCACTATATTTAATGGTGCCGTCTTTATTCACAACAATATAGTCAATCATACTGAGAGAACTTTCGTGTTTATTTATTTTACGGACATAGATTGGCTCTACGGAAGCTTCCTTGAACTTGAACAATATAGAAATAGGGTAACTCTTATTTTTCAGCTCTACTTTAGAACTTTTGTACTTTCCATTAAGTTCCAGAGTATTTAGAATGTCACTTAATGCCTTAGACAACACGTCGTGTATTTTTTGAAACTCTTTTTCATATTCTATAACGGTCTTTAAATTATTTCTAAATAAACACGTAAATAAACTACTCGATGTTGGTATTATCTCCTTTTTTTCTAATTTTTTTATGAATATATTATACATTGCCATTATGTAGCCAATCTCATCATATAAATATTTAATATCTCCTTCTTCAATTTGGTTTCTAATTTTTTCGTATAGGTCTTGTATATTTTTGTAATATGGGCATTTTATGTATTCCGTGTGGTATATTTTTTCACCACGTTTTATTTCAGTTTTTTCTCCACTCAAATTAATATCATAGGTTAACCATTCGCCTGATTTAATAATTGTATCTAAATTTTGATAGAGTGTAATTAAAATATTCCATTTTGGAATAATACTAGAATAATAATATGTTATATCCTCTCCGATTTGTTTTATTTTTCTTATAAAACTTGCGTACATTGCATCATACTTAGAATTACCTAGGATATTTAACACGTTTACTTTTTTTCGTAAATTCACGTATTCTTCATTTGTTTCTGCAGATTTTTTCTCGTCCTTGAGAGTTTCTACAGAAATAGCATCTGTCCTTTTTTTTATTTGTTCATTTATTGTATTTTGTTCTACTGCGGCGGCAACATCATTTTCAACATTATTTAAAGATTTCATATACGCGTCTAACTCCGATAATATTCCATTAAATTCAGCAAACTTTGCATTCAATGTTTCGGCTGTAAATGGCTCTGTATACAGATTCAGTGTTTGAATAGACACAAATATTGTATTCAAACTTTCTGTTTTTTGTTTCCTTGAATACAGGGCGCCTTTCACCATGTTTTGGCGAATTGTAGAAATCTGATTTAGCGCAAGATTTGCCCTATCGTTAAGTGAAGGAGCCTTTTCTAAGATTTCTGCAGTTGGCAGACGACTTTTGTATGTTTGAACTGCTGTCTCTAAATTTTCTACATGTGCTTTAATGTCTGTTTCTATACGGCCTATTTTTAACGCAATATTACTAAGAATAGGTATTGCGTCTATTAGAGGTAAAAATATATGATTCAATTTTAAAAGGTATTGTTCATTTTTTTTATAGGCTAAATAACCTTCCATTATTTCATTCTCTTCATCCGATAATTTGCGAGAGAACATAATGATTTCTGAAAATTCGGTTACAGGTGCTGCATTATCTATAACCGAAATAATAAGTATTTCTAAATTATTATCGTATGTAATATCTATATTTGTAGAGATTGAATATATCGTAATAGTATTAGGGGAGGGAAGTAGTATTTTCTCGCGCGAGCATAACTTTTGTTTACGTTGTGTTGGATTTGTTGGGTCTATCATACCTTGAATCGAAATTACATCTAACCTTTCGGGCTCAGATACAAAAACTGGAAAACGGGTTCTTCCCACTGTGTCTATTTCCAAGCGTATCAAAGAATTCGGTTTTTCCGGTGATACTAAACGTTTGTTTTTAACTAGATTCTCTATACTTACAATTACTGATTGATTTTCATTATCACCGTATTCCTTTATAATATTATTACCGACTGTAGGGGAAATGGTTTTTACATATTCCTTTACAGAGCGGAATTCACAGGCATTTTTTTCAGCTTTAATCCAGAACGCGAGACCCTCTAAATTACCCGGATTAAAGGTTGAAATTCTAATATTTTTTGCGCTTTTGTCAAGTCCATACATGTATAAATCGCCGCCGCCAACGAATTTTGGAAACCCCCTTCTTCTTCGCAGCATACTCTATCCTGACAGTTTTTTTTCACTTTGGACAAATATCGCGAATAACAGTGCTTATTTTAGCCACATTCAATGCGCTTAAAACAGGCTCTTAGATTGCTGGCTTATGCCTGGAAAGTTAATTACTTGATGGTAAATCAATGCCGACGGCTCTTATACACTCGGCGGCGACGACCACGACGCTTTCCACCCCCAGTCTTTAAACACGCCTGATTCATAGAGCGAGCATCAAAGGGTGCCTGAAGTAACACAGGCGCTCCTGCTTGACCAACCCAAGAGGAGGGTTGATTTGAAAATCCAGCCGTAGGTGCTTGATATGCAACCGTATCTGCACCCCCTCCACCCTGAAAATTACATCCGAGTTTTGTCACAGGCGCATAGACGTTTGGCCCTGTGGAAGAACTTGCGGGATAGGGCGCAGGAGCAACCATGTAGCGCCCACCGCTTTGGAAGCGCCGGCATCTTTTGCTTCCACGTCGCTTCCGCCTTCGACTACCTCCTGCCATACCCGGAAGACCTCCAAGCCCTGGTGGAGAGTATCCTCCCATTGCGCCTGGTCTTGCAGCAGCCATACAAGATGTGCCACCTACTACCTCAGAGGCGTATGGTGCACCATGTGATACTGCTCCACCAAATGAATAACTATTTCCACCTCCTCCCGCCTGTCTTCTTTTACGCGTAGGCATTTCTAGATATACAAAATATATTTTATTAGATTAAAGGGCATCTTTCTATATACAGAATAGAGGATGGATGTTATAAATTCCAGAACAGAATTGTACGATTTATTCGGTGAATCTGTTTTCTGTACTATTTGTCAGGAGCCAGTACAAGAGGGTGAACGAGTGCGTGTAATTGAAAATTGCCAACACGGTTTTCACGCATCCTGTATTGAACCATGGCTTCTGAACAAAGGAACATGCGCTCTTTGCCGCTGTATGATAGACGAACGTTTACAGCGAGTGAGTAATCGTCTTCGCAGCATTATTCAGAACAATCCAGGGTTCAGTGTAGACGATTTTCTTTTTCAAATAGAGTCCGTGGCGCAACAGGCAGCAATAGAAACTCCTGAAAATATTTTGAAGAGATACATTCTGGCCTATTGCCTCGCGCACGGAATTTTACGGAAATTTCAGACGGCGCCACCGTATCGTGAAAGTGCTAATCTTATACGTATAACTCTTGCAAATTTTCAATTTGAAAGTGTACGCCCCTATCCATTAGACTCGTCTACACGGGCTGCACTGAGGCGTTCGCATTTTTTGATGCGAAATGAAATAATTCGGAGACTATGTTGGCAGGGATCAACACGAAATTTTCGAGCAATACCCCAAGTATCTTCGCTGGTTCACCGAATTTCAGTCGCTACTGGAACTGGTCTAAATGGAATTTGGACTGTTTAATCAGTTTGAAAGCAGACCAATAATTTCATATCCGTTAAATTCCTTTCTCCATTGAATATTTACTGGACAGGTGGTGTCTCTGGAGCGAAGCTCTTGTGAAAGGGAAAATTTTTGTACGGAGCCCTGTCCAATAAATCGTTCGTTGTCATCATACAAATCGTAGATATCAGGCATTTTATCAACGGCTTTTGCAATAGCCTTTATATGTGTGCTTTCTGAGGTTAGAGCACTTACAGAAACTATCGGGCTCTCCCGTAGTTCATTCTGTCGTACAGACCCACTTCCCCCTATCCACATTCGGCGTTTACCTGCAATCTCTGGGATGAATTCAATTGTACTTACAGAATTTGCAGGCGTGTTCATACTTTCGTGAACCGATTTTGGATTTAAAATACTCGTCTGGATACCACCCATTAAACGCACATCCGGAATCCAACACCTCTCTACGAACTCCTTTAGATACTCACGCCTTTTTGAATATCCCATCGTGTCAAAAATGGCCACCCCCTTCCACATCCAAACATCTTCAATCCGAAGTGAGTGCTGAATTGTATCCAAAGTCGCAACTAAGATAGACCCACCTCTTTCACCAAGCACGGGGCTTACACGCATGCGTAGGGTACACGGCGGCGGAGCTTTCATTTTTGTTTGTAAAAAAATGGGGGCTTGTCCCGGAAGAAACACCAGAAATCCGGGCTCAGCCAAGCCATCATTTTCTATCACATAAAACATACCCTTTTGAAGAGGTTGTTTCATGCGTTCCATGTCTAAACGTTGACGGATAATTGGACCTGAGGCCGAGCATCCGTCAACGAGCATGCGTGCCTTTTCTGCAACATGCTTTGGCGCAAACTTCTTCTTTATTGGGTTCGTGTCCCGATGGCTGTTACGAATACTTCCAACAGGTTCTTCCATTCTATAGGTAAATATCACTAAGTTTTTAGACCGTGTAATGTCTAAGGGCATGTGCCGCTATTATATTTCAGAGTAATTACCACCACCCTTTGTCAAATCATTCGCAAAAATTCCCGTCATAAATTCCCCACCATTTTGCGCAAAATCGGGAGAAAATTTTCCCACTGGCGCAGGAGCCCCCGTTGTTTCTCCAGCAAGACCGGCCTCAACGGCGCGGTGTGTTCCACTGTGCTCACCGCCCGCATTGAACATCCGTTCCGGATGTCTTAGATTCTCTTTTAAAGGCACTGTGCTATTTACTTGGTCCATAGGGTCATTTGCGCGCTCTTCCGGAAGTATTTCTACAGGTTTATTTAAAGGCGCAGCTACATTTGGAGGATTCGGTCCAGCCGGTGTAGCAAGTCCAACAGATTCCGTGTGCGGGAGAGAAATATTTTCCTTTAGAATACTTGGTGCCGGAATAGAATTTCCACGAAAGTTGTCCAGAAGTCCAGTAGCCCCTGTAGTATAGTACTTTTTCATAAGGAGCACGGAAACTTTGTAGAGTGAATACGCGAGAAAGAGGGCGAGAACTATCCATAGAAGGCTGCGAAAACTCATCTGAAGCCTGCGGTGAAAAATAAATAGGAAAATATTCTGCGCATTTAAAAGGATGGAAGAGCCCGTACAATCTCTAGCAAAGGTGTCCATTTCACAGAGGATTGTGTCTTGGTATCGTTCATTGTTTTTATTTTGCCTGTCAAAATCACCGGCTGTACCACTGACCTCTGTTGCTGGCCCCGCGGAGGCTGCTGCTGTCGCGGAGGCTGCTGGGCCTGTCGCGGAGGCTGCTGCTGTCGCGGAGGCTGCTGCTGTCGCGGAGGCTGCTGCTGTCGCGGAGGCTGCTGCTGTCGCGGAGGCTGCTGCTGTCGCGGAGGCTGCTGGGCCTGTCGCGGAGGCTGCTGCTGTCGCGGAGGCTGCTGGGCCTGTCGCGGCACCCGCAAAGGAGGACGAACCATTGGATGGAGAGGCGCTGGAGGAGGAGATAGATCCGGAAACAGATCTTTCATCTCCTCTGTCTGAATAGACCATCCGCGTATAAAAATCTGATTGTCGCTTGCTTTACCAAGATAGGTCTGACTATAATATGAATCAAAGGGTATCCAGTCTTGGGCTGCCAAATGAAGTTCTTCCACAATATCACCCGATTCTGTCTGAGTCCTAGACAGAATTTCCCAGCATTTCCACTCATTGTCAATAAGTTCCGCGTAGTATCTACCAAAATCATAGAAGGTAATCTTTGATTCTGTGTCACTTCTATCGCATTCTGCTTTCGTCCAAATTCGTTTATACATTCTTATATGTATATATTGAACCGAGTTTATACCCTTCCTCAAACAAAAATTGTAGGCTCAAACACTCGCGGATATTCATAAAAAGAATGCCTCCAAAAGCCAAAAAGCTGTATCCTGCGCTTCTTCTTAATCAAAAGGGGGAAGTAAACCAGATTAATATATCAGGTGCAACAACAGGGTTTACATTGGAAGCTGCACATGCTCATTTCAAAAAGGCGTATAAACTCTCGCCTATTGGTTCATATCCCTATAAAACATATACACTGTTTCTATTTGGAGCATTGGATGGAGAAGATGGGGCTGAAAATCAACATCAAATGCCACCACCCTACGATTCTACCATATTCTATTATGATATTCTTGTGGTGGTTTCAAAAAATGAAGATTCGTTTGCGGAACCCGTGAATTTCACTGTAGAAGAATATGAGGCTTTTTATACAAAGAGTTTTGGCGGCTATATAAGTAATGAAGACGCGGAGAGCGATAATGAGATTATTGAGGATGTAGGGGGTGATCCAATTTTGGATGAGGGAAAGGAATTTGAAAATGATCATGAGGAAAACGGGGATGAGGAGGATGAGGAGGATGAAGATGATATTTTGGGAGAAATAGATCCAGACATAGATGTTCCGGAAAAAGTAAAAGTTTCCAAAAAAAAAAGAGGGGCCGTGAAAAATACATCCATGTCTATTCTTTCAGGAACAGCAACGGCCTATCCCGAAAGGCCGATTCTAGAGGAGGCCGAGCAACTTCAAGAGGAGGCCATTCCAACCGAAATAGTCACACACGAAAATTCTCATCGTAATAAGATTCATACTAGTCTCAAAAGACTATTTGCAGATGATTTGACAGAATTACAAATCTTTCAATTGGAGGTAAGTATTTATAATGGCGCTATAAAGCGCGCAAAAATGCAGCAAAGTGTTCGTTCTTGGATATATCCACTCTTTGTTCATATTTATCGCATGCACGCAATGCACATTGCAAGCAATTTCAGTAACAAAACCTATGTTGGTAATACGGAATTATTTGAACGATTCAAGGGGGGTGAAATTCATATTCAGGATCTTTCTAAGATGGACCAATATGAGTTAAATCCGACACGATGGAAGGCGCAGTTTGATAATCAACAGATGCGAGAGAAGCGACAGCTAGAGGGGAATCGTTCTATGGCAACAGACATGTTTCTTTGTAACCGGTGTCATAAGAGGGAGTGTACATATTATGAGATGCAGACTCGTTCAGCAGATGAACCAATGACAATCTTTATTACTTGTCTGGCTTGCGGAAAACATTGGCGGCAATAAATGGCCAACATGAATATAGATGCAAATACCCGCATTATTTTTATTGGATAAGAATAGCGTAGATCCTTTTCCCTGTATAGCAGATCTATATCAGATCTTTATGAAAAAGGGTATTCGTACCGTATTTTTTAGTATTGGCGCAGGTCGCTCTTGTATTCCTGAACTAGAAATCGCAGAGATGATTGGATGTCCGGTAAATATTATTTGTGAAAATGAAAGCGAAGCGACTGCTTGGGGCGAAGTAAAAGAGTGTCTGAAAACACATAAAATGTTAAACGGGGGGTTTTCAGAGGGAGCCGAAAAGAAGTGGGTACTCACAAAGAACGTTCGCATTGTTTCGCCCGAATGGAAATCTGGAAACATTCTGTCCAAGGTAAAAGAAGCCTGTAGGTCAATGTCTATATCAGAAGATAATACACGCATTGACATATTAAAGGTAGATATGAAGGCAGGGCGCCTAGCCCTCTATGAAATTCTGGATGCAGGTTTTCGCCCAGCAGTTCTTATTATTCGTTGGGAAAATGATCCTAATTTACATCCCGGTGTGAGGCTTGCCGCAGGAAATCTGCAGAATTGCGGCTACGTACTCTTGAAAAAAGAGGGGCAAAAATACCTTTATTTTTTTGTAGATAATGATATGTATGCGACGTGTAGTTGGGAAATTGAGGGCTCTGTAAATCCAATGGTAGATAATCTTGTACAACAGGTTCTTTCTGAAATTAGCACACCCCCACCTTCTGCGAATAGCAAAGTTGACAATAATATTATTGTTACAAATGTCGATGCGTGCTAAATCACCATCATATCACTTAGACGCCAGTATTCAAAAGTCCCATCAGGTAAAGGCCGTTTAATGATATAGGGAAGACGCCGCTGCTCCAGCTCCATCTTCGCTATTTCATGAACATTTGTTACATGCTCAGGGCGAGCAATATAGGGCGGGGCGCCCTGAGCCAACTGGTTCGCGCGGAATCCGAGAATCTTTGTGCGTTCGTAGACACTCAGAAAGGGCTGTGTCTTGTGTGCGGGATCTTTTCCTTCGGAGGGGGGTACTTGTTGAAGAACTATATAAGGGGCTATTTTTTCAGCATAATCTAATATGGCTTCTGGATGGTGTCTATAAAGAATCTCCATTGGATCACCCGCATTTCCGCTTGTTGTGGGCTCTGTTGTTACAATGATTGCGTCCAAATCATCAAAACCTCCCACATCATCCACGCCGAAATCCTCAATATCATCTGCGACTTCCATGTTCTATTAGAGCGCTCAGTTTTTCGTATTCAAATTTTAACGGGCGGGAGGAGGCTGCTACCGCCAAATAAGGTCTACCGTAACGTGGTGTGCTTAAATTAAGTACTTGGCTCTGATGGCTACCGTGATGTAGGTATGTAGGGTAAGTTAGGTATCTCCAACTAAAATTTGAGGGGGCTTATGGAAACCTTACTATTAAGAAAAAGATGAGTGAAATTGACTTAGAGGCTGCGATTAGTGATGGGAATGTTCTTCAGACGCCAGATCTGATTATATATGATACATTTGATAAGATGAACCTCTCGGAACCAATCATGCGCGGAATTTACGCCTATGGTTTTGAGCGTCCATCCGATATTCAGACAAAGGCTATCGTTCCTATTAAGGAAGGGCGGGATGTTCTTGCACAGGCTCGTTCCGGTACTGGAAAAACAGCAACATTCTGTATTGGTTCATTGTCTAAGGTAAATCCAGAAATAAAGAGGCCACAGGTTCTTGTCCTCGTACATGTACGGGAGTTGGCGCTTCAGATTAAGACGGTTGCTACCTCTCTAAGTGAGTATATGGGCATAACTTGCTACTGTGCAACAGGTGGAACGCCTCTTCGCGATGATTTGAAGGCCATTGAAAAGGGGGCACAATTTATCGTCGGAACTCCCGGTCGTATTTATGACCTCATGAATCGTAAGGCCCTCAGTCGCGATCATATAAAGGTTCTTGTATTAGATGAGGCGGACCAGATGCTAGAGGACCGTTTCAAGGAGCAGATTATGTGTATTCTTCAGATGGGATTCCCAAAGGACTGTCAGATTGCACTCTTCTCCGCAACAATGCCCGAAGCCGTTGTGGACGTTGCGAAGAATCTTCTTCAGAATCCCGTGCGCATTCTAGTTCCTCCTGAGCAAGTAACACTGGAGGGTATTACTCAGTACTACGTTCCTCTAGAGAGAGAGGAGTGGAAATATGATGTTCTCTGTGACCTATATAAACAATTGACAATCAATCAGGCGCTTATTTATGTAAATAAGCGCCAGAAGGCCGAGATGTTATATGAAAAAATGACAGCGGAGGGTTTTCCTCTTTCATTCATTCATGGAGAGATGGATCCTGAAGAGCGTTCTCGCCGCATGCGGGAATTTCGGCAAGGTACTGTGCGTATTATGATTAGCACAGACCTTCTTGCACGCGGAATCGATATTCAGCAAATCAGTCTTGTTATTAATTATGAACTCCCTATTCAGCGCGAAAACTATATTCACCGAATCGGTCGTTCCGGGCGTTTTGGGCGCAAGGGATTCGCCATCAATCTCGTTTCTAAAGATGAGGAAAACGTACTACGAGAGATTGAAACACATTATTCTACAAAGATTCTTGTTTTACCGAATGATTTGGCCACATTGGCGCCCTAAAATTTAGCGTACCGTTTAAACCTTACACTACAATTTAAATCATACGATACAGAAAATCCACTGTAGACTAAATTACAGCACGGGCCCGGTACTCTTTTTGTTCCTGAAGCACGAGTTGCGAAAGATTATTTTAGGACCGGTCTATATGAACAAGCTTGTATAGAGTGGGCCGTAGAGAATTTTGCCGATGAAACAAAGGATATTATAGACATCGGAGCGCATATTGGGATGTATACCACTGCCTTTGGGAAAAAGGTGAAGCGCGTACATAGTTTTGAATGCTCACCGAAGTCATTTAACTTTTTATGCGCAAATCTTCTTTTACATGATCTCAGTTATAAATATTATATACGAGACCCACTTGATGGTGATGGAAATGGTATATCTGGATTTGCTCGTGATGTCAATACTGAAACTATCGCTGTTCCTACTATAACACTTGATTACTTGGGACTCACTAATATAAACTTCATAAAGATAGATGTTGAGGGGCATGAGGAGCAGGTCTTACGTGGAGCCGTAAAGACACTCAAAGAGAACAACTATCCCAGAATTCTTTTTGAATCTTGGCCTGAACGTTACGAAGATGTTCCTGCTAAAACTATAAGAAACAGTTTCTTTGACTTTCTCAGTTCATTAGGTTACAAAGTAATTCAAGTGAATGGAGGTACGGATGATATGTTTCTTGCCGAACACGTTTAGATCCCATTTTTGTCTAGATGAGTTTTAAAATCAATATGGTCTTTTACTTCTTTTACTGGGTGAAATAGACCGTTCTTATGGACGGTGTCTTTTGTCCAGGTATGTCTGAAAATAACGGATTGTAATTCGGGCGCCAGTTCTTTTGTGAATTTTTTGTGCTCCACAATGGTGCTGAATAATGTTTCCACAAAACACACCGTCTTTTTTTCATTTGCTATTTTTGCAATTTCAGTGAAAATGTTCCGGGAGATGCGTACAGCGCACACGAGGCATCTGTAATAGGGGCGTTCCATCTTTCCTTCCGCATCAAACCACCAGAAAAATCCGGGATCATCTGTTTCAGAAACGTGTTGTTTTCCTACAAGGTCCGTGTGAGGGTAGCGTCCGTTCATTTCATCAAAAATATTACTGCGGGGAATAAATACATCCTCTTCTACAAACCAAACATGGGGGGCCATATTTTTTATGCAAAAGTAATACAGTGCTTTGTCCCAGGCCGAAGGCTTTTTGGGAATTGTCGAAGCGGAATTGATATATCCGGTCTTTCCACAGATATCATCTTGGATCTGGACGATGTAGAGAACTCCTGGTGTTACTGGGTAAGATGTGGACGCATCTGCTTCCGTGATTTTGACTGTTTTAAACTCAGACGACTCTGGGGGTATGTATTCATTATTATCACATATTACATAGACAACCTGTGTCTGTGTAAATGGGACTAGTGTTTTCAAATATTCTTTTGGTGGAGCGACGCATAAGAAACAGAGTGGATACGTTGATGACACTATTGGAAGATCCTGAAATCCGTCCACACGAACTCTTAGAATATATAATAGCGCAATTATAACAAAAGCGCACAAAATAGTTTTTACTAGTTTAATGGATCTCATCTCTCCCTATTCTATCTGAATTTATCTTTGCAGCAATAGTGATACCTAAGGGTAATTACATCTTTGAAGAATTAAAAATGCGCAAAAAAATTATAATTTCATTAGGTAGATATGATATATAATAAATTTATAACAAATTTTAGTCATTATGGCGATATTTTAGCAATTCCATTCTTTGCCCTATTGGTCATTTATTTTTATAATATCAAACACAAATCCATAATAGAGTACGTATTATTGTGTTTTTCTATAAGTGGATTTATATTAGATATTTTATATACGTATATATTTTTGTCCAATTTTAATTCTTCAAGAGTGTAATTATTCTCTATGGAGTGTTTATATATCCTTAGCCTACATGACGGTAGGTGAGACCACACAGTATTTAATACGAGCGGCTAACTTTGGGACATGACTACTATAGACATGTGCTAAAGTTAGGTATTGCTATGTAGCGGTATCATACATTTTCCGCAAATCCTTCTATTCTTTTTGTATCTACAAAATACGTCTGAACACGCCCAAAGAATCCACCAAGCTCCTCAATACGGAAATGGATATGAGGGTTCAGCCTACCATGAACAGGCACTGTATAGGCCTGCGGGGGGCCACGGATACGTAGAGTCGCCTTACCTTGGTCATCTGCAACAACCACACCCGAGTTCTCAAAATCCTCATAGGCTAATTCCCAACCTTTCGCGCTTTTAGGGTCAATTGTAATATTTGGCTCAGTAGCCCAATAAACCACTTTCGCCCCAGGCCGTGTAGTAATTTCCACAGATTCATTTGCACTCTGGGGTGTCTTGAGAGCGAGTGTTCCTGCAGGAAATAATGTTTGACCTAAGAAGGGTAAATAAACATCGCGGCGAAACGCAAGCATCAGCGCCGATACGCCAACCACAATGTAAAAAATAGAACTCATCCGACGATTTAGAATCAGCCGCGCCACGTTGATACCCATGGCCCCCATCAGAAGCCAATTCATACCCCCGAGAACGACAAAAAATACCGTAACCATGTATATTTTTTTGTTGATAAACATACCTTTTGGGCTCGTATTCGGAAAGATATCCATTCTATATATAGATGAGTTCTTGTCGGCCAGGTTTAAAGCTCGCTTGTATGATGAACCGTTGGGGTTCTAGTTCTGGCTGTTCAGAACGCGCTCCAGATACTGCTGCAGCCAAAGAGGCAGAGGCGAAAGTAGCAGCAATGATCCAAGAAAGGGCACGACAGGATGCGGAATTGTGGGGGCATACGCAAATACAAGACCCCATCAAAAAATCTACAACTAAATAGGAATGGACACCACCTGCAAACACTTCATCGCAAAAACATTCGCACACACTGCGGTCGGCATCGGAATCGCCGCTGTAAGTGCGGAATACCCTGTGCTCTTCAATGCATTAGAGAATAGTTTAGGCAGTTCAGGGTGGGCTGCGCTCCTTATATCCATCGCCTCTTTTGCGCTCATCTTCGTCTTACCGGCCTTACCAGCGAATAGTCCCCTAAAGTACGTGGCCGCCATCTCATTCGCGTATATTATTGGACAACTTTCCGGAACACTCGTGCAGACTCTGGACGAGCAGAACATTCTGGCGCGCACACTCTTCCTTGCGACAGGTGTCTTCGTGGGAATGGTGCTTGTGGGCCTCTATGACAAGAATAATATGCTCGGATTTGGCCCATACTTATTCGGAGCGCTGATAGGTCTGATTATAGCCCAGATCATCCTGTTCATTCTTACAGCGACAACAACGATACAAAAAGAGCAATACTTCGAAGGACGAAAACTCCTCTCCTTCTTTGGTGTAGGTCTATTCTCCCTGTTTGCGGCGTATGATACACAAGTCATAAAAGTTCTTGCGCGTAAATGTAAAAAACGAGGGGACTATATAAACGCCAGTCTCGGACTTTTTCTAGACTTTTTGAACCTCTTCCAGTATCTCGGAGTGGCGGGGATGGACGATTAAGTATACATACGCTCCAAGGAAATATCCCGCGATTTAGGCTTCTTCAGAAATAGGTCTACATGCGACTTCTTCACAATAAATGGCAACTGGAAATCCGGAATGTGAAACGGCAGATCCTTCGTATTAAACATCCGGAGCATATTTATTTTCTGTGCAACCTGCTCCAGGCACCTCTTTAGTTCACGCACACCTGGCTCCGTACCTGCATACTCCGTAATAATGTATTCAATAACTTCCTTCGAAATATTCACTCGCTCTGTGAGACTGACGTCCTTCAGAGCGGATGGAAGGAGATATTTCTCCGCAATCTCAATCTTATCCTTCTTCTCGTAGCCCTCCAGATGAATGACAATCATACGGTCCAAAAGAACCTTGTCAATTTTTGTGATATCATTGCCTGAAAACACAAACATCGTGCGGCTCAGGTCCAACGGAATTCCTGAAAGATATTTGTCCTCGAAGTCGCAGTTTTGAACAGAGTCCGTCATATGTACTAGTAGATTCTGGACCTCCTCACCCTTTGGCGTGGCGGAAATCTTATCTAGTTCATCAAACATGAGAATCATCGACATACTTTTCGCTGCGGCCAATGAGTTCACAATTTTCCCCGCATGAGACCCCTCATACACGAGTTGATGACCCGTATAGGTCGTGGCGTCCGAGTCGCCACCGAGTGAGATGAATTGGAACGGCCAATCCAACGCCTTCGCAATTCCATTTTTAATAAGACTCGTCTTACCAATACCAGGTGGGCCTATGAGAAGAAGGCTTAAACCACGAGACGTAGGATTTGCAATCTTTCCCGCGATGAATTGAAGAATCTGTAATTTGGATGCTTCCTGGCCATAAATAGAATCAGACATACTCTTTCGTGCCCTCTCCATAAAAGCGCCGCAGATGTCCTGTCCATCTTCTAACTTTACTGGCATTTCCTTGTAGACTCCAAGAGGGAGAGAAGTGACCTTCTCTAACCAAGCGCGGTGCTTATAATATTCTCCCGCACTTGGATCCATATTCTGTAGCGCATTGTATTTAGACAAAACTACACTACGGGTTTCAGGTGTGAGGTTCATTGTGAGAATCTTGAACATCAAATTCTCTTGTGCTACAGAGGGACGATTTTCCAGACTCGTAATCAGTTGTTTTTGCTTCTCGGGAGTGAGGCTCTTAAATTGGTCAATCTGGTCATCAATACCACCGTCCTCTTGCGGCTTTGTTACCAGATTCACAAATTTATTTACAATTTCGGATTCCTTCTTCATATTATGCCTCTTCGGAATCAAATGCTCTCCTGACGATTGCCCTAGCCCTCCGAAACTAATACTAATCTCTGCACGACGAGAAGGTGAACTGCGTTCATCATCCTCATCCTCCTCGTCTACCCACTCACTATCTTCATCGTAGGACTCGGACTCTGATTCGGACTCTGATTCAGACTCTGATTCAGACACCGGCTCTGGCTTCCTCTGCTTTTTCGGAAGAAATCCGCGCCGTTTTTTTGGCGGTTCTGATGTTTCGTCGCTTGATTCACTAATTTCTGTCTCTACTTTCGGCTTACGCGTGTTCTTTTTTACAGGTTTTTTCTGATAATCGCTTTCTTCTTCCGAGCTGGTGCGACGATTTTTTTGTTTACGCGACTTTGGAGATTTATACTCTTGCTCTTCGTCTGAGTCTACAATAAACCCCCGTAAATTTCCTCGACTGTCTACACTGTCGTCGCTGTCATTGCCATTACCTCCAGTCCCGCCCGCACGCTTCTTTTGCGGCTGCGGCTTCTTGCGACCCGGGGTATTCTCTCCCGCGTTGCTAGAATCCTTTTTAGAACGAGCGGTGTTCTGTGGCATTCTATTTGGCTAATACAAAAATTAGCCTCTCAATTTTTACGACGGCGCGTAGAGCCTCTGCGCCGCCCAGGACCTCGATTCTTTATACTGCTTGTGACACTATTAATAATTTTGTTTGTTCCTCTTACGGCATGGCTTCCCACTTTTTTTGCACCCTTAAAAACATTTTTAACAATTACACTCGCCGTATTTACTGCAACCCCTACAGGAGTAAAAACACGGCTTGCAACTCCACGACCAGCCTTTCGTGTTCCGCGCTTTGCCATTCTATACGTATACAATATTTTTATTTAACAAGAATATCTAATACATCCATTAAAATAAAACGCGTCTTCGATGTTTCACTTGGAAATTCAGATTGGTTTTTAATAAGATTTTCTAACGCATCTTTATTATCCCGATAAAGGATTACACGTGCATTCACGAAAAACAAACCAGGTTTCTTCTTCAATACCTTTGCCATTTTTGATAAGCAATCAGAATATTCTTCCATTAGTGTCTTCTTGTCCTCCATTTTTCCAATCAGCAACATATTCCCCAGAATTTTTTGAAATGTTATATTCAAAAGGTTCAAATCCAGAATCTCAAGCGCAGATAGTTCCGCTAAAAACTGACTATAACCAAGTCGAAACTGCTTATTTTTCTGTGTTTCTACAAACTCATCATAATCGGACTGTACATACTCTTCAATATTGTCAAAGACCTTCAGATAATTAGATTGTAGTTTGTTCATTTCCTCCAGAATAATTGTGTAACGACTGGAAATTTCACAAAGAAGTTTTGCATACAATGGGCAAAATATCTCTTCCGTCGCCGCCTTTTTAAACACAAGTTTCATAAAATCGCGTATCATTTCCTGTAAGTCTGGCTCACCTGAGCCCAAAATTTGGTATAGAAAATCACGAATATCAACGTACGTTTTTTGACTGAATTTATTCAATTTAGACAAAATAATCACATTAATAATTTTATCATCAACCGGCTGATTGCTATTTTTGAATTTACTTTGATATTTTGGAATGGGCGGAGGTGCTGACGAAATTGGCGAATGTGAACCATCACTAAATGATTTTACCGATGATACACGTGATATAGGTGAATTAATAGGGCTATTCATCTTATGAAACCCACCTAGTCTACTTAAGTTTGACTCGCTTGACAATGAGGAGGAAAGTCTATAGGTGCCTCCGGATTCTACCGGAGGCGTCTTTCTCCATCCGGATTGAATTACACCCTCTGTATCAATCAAGTCTTTTAAAGACTGTATAGAAAGACAGACCGAAGTGGGAGGCTTCGGAACAGTTGCTTCCTGTAATAATATATGTTGGATCAATTTCTGAATACTTTCAATTGAAGACATTCTCCCTTATATATTATCTATAATATTGTTTAAACCTCTAAACACGTGGGGCAATATTCTTACCATAATGTGCGCATTAAATAACTACAGTGATGTGATTAAGTTAAGTACCGCCAAGTATTTAATTTAAGTAGTTGGCTCTGATGGCTAGAACGAAAAGATTAAGTCACTCCAATATCATAAGGCCACTTTGTGGCCTTATCTATGGGGAGTACTTAACTTTAATACTAGACGTTAGCCCCTTTAGGGGGTACTTAACTTTGGAATATACCGGTAGTTGCGTTTAAATATAAAAGGTATGTCCGGCCTTAATACTAGAGCAACAATGTCATTTATAAAAGATGCTGGTCTCCAGAACATAGATAAAGTGCTTGAATGTAAACTTTTACAGTCAAAGAAAATACTACAAAAGAGCATAGAGGGCGCATTAAAAACATCCGAAGTCGCATTTAGGATACGGACAAATGCAATAGAAAAACTGTCACTCGTCGATATAAGTATGGGTACGCAAATTGAGCGCTCACTAGACGAAGTAAAAGAAATTGAAAATACACTTCAAACATTCCTGAATCCGGATTCTGAGGACTTACAGGAATTACAGGAAGACGCTCTATCACAACTTTCTTTTCAAAACCATAGTTTTCGTTGTCTAAACTACGTGCCTTTTATTCTTTTTGCTCTTACCATGTTTAAAGTTTGGGTAGTACCTCTAATGGCTCTTGTTGTTCCCCTTGTAGCCTGGTTGATACCCTATATATTTCTGAAATTCCTTTATAAACTTCCTATTTCTACCGAACAGTACGGTGATATTATAAAGGTACTGTGGTCAGGAATACCATTTTCATTGGAAAAGGGGTTAAATACAAAAATAAAGTCGGCTGAGTCGAATATGTTTTCTACGAGAAGTATTATTCAAGGTATATTCATGCTATTTTCATTCGCACAGTCATTGATTCAACCCATACAAAATGCGTATCATTTGTATAAAATAGACAAAAATATTTTGGAAAATGGAAACAGGGCACTCCGTCTGAAAAAACTTTACAGAGAATTTATGGAGCGTTTCCGCTTTCTTAATATCCCATTCCCTTTCCGCAAATCTCTTGAAATACTGGAAGATGACCCGCGCCAAGCAATTCATCTTCTCATAGAACAACCCGAACGTTTCCGACTTGCGTTACGGGATTTTGCAGAAATAGAAATTTTCTGGAGAATTTCAAATTCATCACTTCTTTCGTCGAGTCTACTTATTTTAAATGGGGAATATCCAGTTATACAAGCACTCAATATATCCGATATTTCTCTCGGCTCCAATAGTGTTCCATCAACACTTTCTTTAACTGCGGCCACGCATCACGCAATATTAACAGGACCGAATGGCGGAGGAAAATCCTCCTTTTTACGCGCATTACTTCAATGTGTTCTTTTAACGCATGCATACGGTGTTGCGCCCGCTAATAATTTTATAATGCGAAAATTATCATGGATATCGTCTGGACTCCGTCTTCAAGATAATCCTGGTTCACTCTCGATGTTTGAAGCAGAAGTGTACTTTGCATCTAGAATTCTAAAGAGGGGGGAATCTGATGGATTCGGCCTCGTATTATATGATGAATTGTTTCATTCTACAAATCCACCCGATGGTATTTTAACTGCAGAGAAATTTTTAGAGACCATGTGGAAGAAACAAAACATACTGAGTATAATAAGCACACATGTTTTCAGTATTGTTGAAAACGCCCCAGATTCTGTTCAAAGAATTTGCTGTAGGGCGGAAAAAGGGAAACATGATACTATTCAATTTCTCTATGATGTACAACCTGGTATATGTAAAGTAAGCAGTGTAAAATCAATTTGGAAACGGTTTGGATTGTTTCCGGCAGTTGCGGGAAAGTCTCCGTCTAAAAAACAAATTAAAGAGGAGAATCCAACATGATCGATGTTCTGTTTCTTTCTGTAATATTGCTCATTCTGGTTGGCGCAATGGGTTTCTACTTTTATTCTCGTCTCTCTTATACGGACAAGAGAATTAATCTTTTGGAGTCTATATTGCTTGATATTAAAATGACTATGGACATGGAAACTGACAACCATGTAAAAATCCAGCCACCCTTGAAGGAGCCTGAGCCGTTTGAGCCTGAGGACAGTGAGGAGTTGAAGGATGATTCTGCTGCAATGTACACATCAGTTATTGAAAGTGCTGCTTCTGCGCCAAGTGACACGGTTGTTATTTCGGTACCGGACTACGAGTCTATGAGCCGCGAGGAGTTGACAGCACTTGCCGAGAGGCGCTCATTACGTGTTACAAAGAGTATGAAGAAGGTGTCTATTGTAAATCTATTGCGCGAAACAGATAGGGTTGAAGCCACAGGTGCAGAGGCCACTCTTTCTACTGAGGGGTCTTCTGGTGGTGCAGCCCTTGTTTCTGAAACCTTAGAGGCTGACACTCTTTCTTCGTAAGAAGATAGGAGAATGGACCCGAAACTATTTCGTCTTCCGACATTACCTAACTATTATGTGCAGTCTGAATTGGCTCCCATAAAGGCAAGAGATGTAGCAATAGCCCAGACACAACCAGCACCTAATAATCGCTTTCCAGGTTATCCGGCTCCAATGGAAGACGCACGCTTAATAACAGAATACGAACCTCGCTGCGCAAATAATATTCCGGCCGGTAAACAGTTCCCTACAAAACGATTCATGCAACACAGTGGCGAAGAACTTATCGAAATGTCTCGGCGCCTTTCTGCAAAACGCATGGGAGCCGATTTCATGTTTGATAGAACGGTTGTGCCCCCTCTTGCCGAGATTGTATCCTGTAGTCGTTCTGCATGTAGACGGAACCAGAAGGATGAGTCCGAAAGTGGTGCAAATCCCTATGGTGGAGCTCCCATTGGGACGGGGCGCCACGAAGCAGTTCCCGAACTTTTTGGCACATACACCATTCCCTATACGACTCCCTTTCCACCAAAGGTACAATACACAACGCAATATCAGGGGGGGCGCAATTCACTTCGAGGTGCTACACCACTGAACGTGTATCCACCACCTCTTGTGAAGGCGGGTCTTCATCCGGTCGTTTAGAGACTCTTCCATAGTCTATATAGAATGTCAACACCCAAAAGGATTTTGACATTTGATATAGGGATCCGCAATTTGGCCTGGTGTCTTTTAGAGTGTACCGAACAGGTTTGGTCCATATTAGGTTGGGAGAATTTTGACTTGTTGGCAGGTACTACAAGTCAAGAGGCTACACAAAAGGCGATATGTGTGCGCTGTGGAAAGGGTGGAACTCACCTTGCAGGAGAGGTCGTAATTTGTAGGAAACATGCTCCTCCAAATTTTCCAATTCTCTCAGACCTCTCTGGAAATTTCTACAAAACAATTCCCACTCTGAAAATTCTGAAAACAATTCCAAAAATTTCTGCAAAGGGTCGAAGAGAGGAAATTATCTCAGACATCCGAACAAAATTCGCAATTCCAATTCCAAATTTTAAAAAGTCCGTGAAACAGAATTCAGACCTTGTAGTCCTCCATACTGCCCTCCAGAATTTTGTGAATTCTCGTTTGTCCCTTTTTCGTTCTGCAAATACAATTCTCTTGGAAAACCAACCCGCATTTAAAAACCCCACAATGAAATCGCTCCAAATCCTTCTGTTTGCAACTCTACGCGAACGCCTCCCCGGCACTCACGTAGGTTTTGTACACGCCTCTAAGAAAACGGCGGGAGCAAAGAGCGGTGATAAGGGCTACTCTGAGCGAAAACGTGCCTCAGAGACGCGCGCTAATGAATGGTTCACTAAGGAAAATATTACGGAACGTGAAAAATGGAAGAATTTCCTAGCAGAGCAGCATAAAAAAGCAGATTTGTGCGATGCCCTATGTATGTGTCTGGATTTTGTTGTGCGCACAGAATCGGTCTAAAAAGACCGAATTAAAACGAAGAAGGAATGAGCGTGACAATCCACGAGATGGAGTCTGTTGCAAGAGGGGGCCCTCCTACGGACATTGGTATTACCGAACTAAACAGTAATGACTTTGGATTTGATATGCTTTCTAATGCAGGGGTAGGAAGAAATAGTGGAACTACCCGACAGATTTCTTTTGATTTGGGTGGCGGCGCCCCACAGTCTAACGCCTTCTCCGAAATTGAAATCTCCCCCGTGGAGCCTATACATTTGAATATGGGTGGTCCAGGAGCTTCTGCGCCTATTGAAATAGAGTTCTCCAAGACTATAGCGCCTCCCGAGCCATTTCCAAAGGCTGTAACAACAGAGAATGGCCTTTTTGCAAATTCTCAGACCGCTTCCGGCCCCTTTACAACTCTCTCTCCTGCTCCTGGTCGTTTAAGCCCCGAAGAGGAGCGCAAAGAAAAGATTGATTTGCTCAATAAACTCCAGCGCATGGAGCAGAAGGGACTCGCGCCGAGCAGGCGATTTACGATGGATAATACGCTAGAGGAGATTAAGACGGAATTTTCCAGACTGGCGGATGCGCGTAACTTAGAATCGTCTATTCGGTTTCAGCGTCAGGCCATGATGAGTGTGGTCACAGGTCTACAATGGATGAATGACAAATTTGACCCGTTTGATTTGAAATTGGACGGTTGGTCGGAGTCGGTTCATGAGAATCTGGAGGACTTTGACGAGATATTTGAAGAACTATATGACAAGTACAAGGAGCGCGGAAAGATGCCTCCTGAGGCGCGACTTGTCATGGCGCTTGCTGGTTCCGGTTTCATGTGCCACGTGAGCAATACGTTTCTCCGGGCGCGGATGCCATCTATGGATGATATTCTACGCCAGAATCCTGAAATGGCGCGGCAATTTGCGGCGGCGGCGGCGAAGCAGGCGGGGCCGGGTTTTGGGAACTTTATGTCAATGGCGATGGGGGGCGCGGATGCGCCCGGTGCTCCCGTTCCACCCACGGGTTCATTCTTTGGAGCGAGCAATGCGCCACCGATGGCCCAAGTCCCCCAGACTGTGGCGGCTATGGAGCCGCGCCAAGTGGCGCGCCGAGAAATGAAGGGGCCTTCGGGAGTTGATGACATTCTACAGACGTTCGACCAAGTACGCAGAAATGATGCTATGGAGGGGATCGCGCAGCAACAATTGCGGCCTGAAATGCAGCCGGCCGTTTCTGCGGCCGTAGAGGTTCATAGTATTGGGGGATCCGATGATTTGGGTAGTATGGCTGGTTCGGTTTCTGGGCGGCGGCGTGGGCGACGCGCTGCACCACCCAGTGGCAATACAATCGCATTGGATGTATAACGGTATATGACTACCGCTAAGTACTTAAAATAAGTACTTGACTCTAATGTTTAGAACAAAAAGTTTAAGTCACTTCAATAGGTAATGTAGGCACAAAATAAGTACCTCCTTAGGAGTACTTAACTTCAGCACATTACGGTACCCCTTTAGGATATACTTAACTTCAGAACATCACGGTAAGGGGATATTGCAATAAAATAGTTTGAAAGAATAGAATGAAATCGTACAAAGAAAAAAGGGCAAAATCACGTGGTAGAAAACGCACACGTAAAATGAGAGGTGGTCAATTTGTTAAGATGACAACCACTGTAGGAAGTAGAAAAATATCCGGTCTATTATGGTGATAACTTCGTACATTTGATAGCCTAAAGATTAGAGCAAATAATATGAGAGATGGAAGTAAGACCCCCCAAGAGAATCCCTATCGGCTCTAATGGCTATGTTGAAATACTTGAGGTATTTGGTGATGATCTCACCGTAGTAAATGCCGCACGCGTTTCATTCCATAAAGAGTCTGCAGAACTTAGCCCAAAAGATACCAGTCTTATTAAATACCTGGCGAAACATGAGCATATTAGTCCCTTTTTTCACCCACAACTTCGGTTCCGTCTGAAGATGCCGATCTTCATTGCGCGCGAATGGTTTCTCCATACAATCGGTTTCGCTCGCAATGAGGTAAGTCGGCGTTACGTGGATACGCTACCTGAAGTCTGGATTCCCGACGATTTCCGAGAGCGCGACCCGAATCTCAAGCAGGGCTCAAAACCAGAGAGCATAGCAGATAATGAGAGCGCAGTCAAGGCGTACATTGAAGCAATGGACGTTTCACTGAAATCATATAATCATCTTCTTAGTCTAGGAGTGGCCCCAGAAATCGCTCGTGCGACGCTGCCGCAAAGTATGTATACCGAATTTATTGAAACAGGTTCGCTCGCAGCCTATGCGCGGCTGTGTGCGCTTCGTCTTGACCCGCACGCACAAAAAGAAATCCAGGAGTTCGCTGCAGCCATTTGGACTGTATGTGCGAATCATTTTCCTGTTTCCTGGGCCGCCCTTTTAAAATCTTGATTTTATTTAGAATGCCTTCGCGTAAAATTTCTAAGCGCAGTCGGAATAGCCGGCGGAAACAGCGTGGAGGTCAGCAGACAACCACTTTTACATCTAATTTACAACCTATTTCACCTGCCTCAGCAGTCTCACTTTTCAAACAGGCTTTGGCGTATGTTAGCAATTTTAATGAGAGCCAACTAAATAATGAAATGATTACAATAAACAAACGAGTTATGTCATTAAAACCTGATCAGCAACAGCAATTCTTCACGATAAGAGGTAATATAGAAAGGTCAAATCCCCTTACTCAATCTCCGGATCGACTGACGACGATGCGACACCACGGCGCAATATTGGTTGCAGCATCAAGTTATGTGTTTGGATTACCTGTTCTTGCTCAAAGCACAACTACTTCTGGGAATGCTACGACAACTGTTCCAGATGTTAAAACCCTATTACCACAGGTTTTGACAAAGGCTCTCACAATGAGCCCTGATGCTATAAATAGCGAAATGCGGGCCTTAAGCTCCCTATATAGTAAGGCGACTCCAGCACAAATGGCAAAAATGGGTCCTGCGATGAATCAAGTAGTTCCTTTCCTGAATTACACACAAAGTAAAGTCCTAAACAACATTGTCTTTGGAACACCTATCTAAGCGCCAAGCCTTACCGCGATGTAGGCTAAGTTAGGATACTCCGAGGTGTCCTAACTTTGGCACATGCCGTTAGACCCGTTCAAAACACATTAGATATGTATTACTTCCAAATGAAGGATATTGAATCGCTGAGCATGAATCGTCGTCATATAGATACCATTTAGTTTCATCTTCCATAGACCGACATTGTGCAGTATAGTGACCCGCCATGGAATGTCCATGATGATCCACTATAGACACAAGTTTATAGGAACAAGTTCCCGACCTCTCAGGCGTTTCATCTGAAAAGAATGTTTCAAAAGATATGGGACTTTCACCCTGATTTGGTAAGGCAGTGAGCGGTGTGCTTATTTTCTTGCCATTATTTTCAAAACGTTTCAAATGTATCATGAGATATTTGGGGAATCGCCATACGGAAACAGTCTGAATGGCCTCTTTTCGCCCAGTTTTCTTACACTGCTCACAATCATAATCAGAAAATGTTGTCGGCTTGAATTCATCCTGAAGCATATCAAGCAGTTGCACGCTTTCCACACCCTCCTTTGGAAGAACACCTTTCATTTCTGTAAATGGCTCCCATCTGTGCGAAGTACCACTGCAGCCTTTACATGTGATTACATAGTGATATAGACCATAGAATAAATCTACAAAAGGGCTGTATGTCTTGCTGAAGTGCGTCTTCCAGGCGGTCAAAGCATCTATACAATGCTTATCTGTTTCCGTTATAGGTTCATCGCGAACAATACGCATTTCCACTTCTTGCGACGTTGATTCATGAAGAATGTCGAGAATACACAGATAGAATTCATGACTGTCGTGGCACTCCTTCTGCTTGAATTTCTCAAAGGCACCGAATGAATGCTCCTCAATACATGTGTGAAATTTCCGCCAGAAGTCGGCAGGGCGCACGCTCTGCTGCTTTTTGCACTTTTGAAGAAGTTGTACCATATTTGCGAAAGACTTTATAAGGTTTTGCTGTTTCAACCGAGTATTCTCTGCGTCCTTTTTGAATAGAGTTGTATATCGTCCCTCTTCCAAAATCCAGGGAATTTTTTTACAGTGGCGCAGGGCCTGTATAACTGCGTTTGCATAACAAGTAAAACCCATATTGACAATGCCTCCGAGTTGCGTATTTGACATACTGTATTCTATAGAATAGAGGCCTTAACCCCTGACGAGTTCAATTTTTAGTATGGAGCGTAATTCCCCCTATTCAGATTCCCCACTGCTTTCGGAAATTCACAATTTATTTCCAGCACTCCTATATGACCACGCAAGATTTCGGAACATACAGGAGGTATTTGACTACATAAGAGGCCGCCTTCACGCAAGATATGATATTTATTCCAACGCGACGAGAGAATTTGTGAACACCACCACTTCGTACAATCGTAGAATACCTATTCTATCGATGAACACAGTGGAAACTATTGGTCAATTGGGTATATCTGATATATTTCGAATGTTTTTTTATAGTGGGGATTCTACTCAAACTAGCGCACGCAGTGTACCAACTGCTGCACAAATTCAGCGTACTACACAGCGAGTTTCATACACTGGAACAGACGAACATTCATGCGCAGTTTGCCAAGATTCTATCATGAATAATGATATCGTTCGGAAACTAAATGATTGCGGTCATATGTTCCATGATGAGTGTGTTCTTACATGGTTTCAGAGAAGTTCTCTGTGCCCTATGTGTCGTCGTGATATACTTGCGAGTCCTACAGGTCCTTCAGAGCCTCCGGGACCTATACTGCCATCTTAACATCAGACATCGCAGAAATATAGGAATTTGTAAAGAGTTCTTGATAGGTGGGCTGGGGAGCCACCGGTTTTTCTTTTGTATACTCTTGATGTCGTTTCATTTTTTCATTAAGTTTTCTAAAAATATCAGTTTCTTCTGGGTTGAGTCCTTCGGGAATGGGTTCTGGAATAGGAGCTTTATGTGCTCCAAAAATATAGAGTCGACTTGACTCATTTGTTAAATATGCTAAAACTACAATAATACTTATGGATAGCCAAAAAGCAGTAAACACATTACGCGTTGCAACAAATATTACAACAAATAGTAGTATGCGGCGAAACCATAGGTTCTGTAAGAATTTATCCTGTTCAACTGTAAGACTTGTGGCTAAGTGTCGCCCACCCAAATTCAGAAGTAACATCATTAGTCCAATAAAATATGTATTTGTATTCAACCCTGAAAAAAAACTTTCTATTGGATTCATTGCAATATTAGTTACAGCTGCCGCTGCGGGAGGCGGAAGTGCCATATCTAACGGATGCTTCTATTTCTTTTGTAAATCTGCAAGAGACCATTTTTCAATGGTGACTTCCAGATCCATTATATAAAAGAATACCATATATATAAGAAGAAGTGTCACATGCGCCGACCAATCGGAAGCAAGAACAATAAGAATAAGTAACATGATTCTCCATATTGCCAATGGGTATACATGAATCATTGCGAGCGGATATGCGTTTTCATATACGGCGCCTTCTACTAAATTCCATCCAAATAGGATGACTATAAATAATAATTTTATATATCCGTCTAGTGTTTTTGGAAGATGTTCCGAGAACTTCTTCATCTATGATTCTTACAGAAAATATGGGTGGCCTTTACTTTTCTCATTACCGCCAAGCAGTTACTGGCGTACCGTGATGTGCTGAACTTAAGTACACGCCAAGTGTGTACCTAACTTTGGCACATGCTATTATGTTGTTAAGGACTGCTTGTGGTTGAATTCGAGCGATTGGATGTTGCGCCGTCTTGAATTGCGGATGTTGTAATTCTATCATCTTCAAAAGCGATAGGGTTCTCCTTTAATACGGCTTCAACCCACCAGGGACGCGCATTATCTACAATTTTTACAGACGCCTTTTTATCCTGGAAGCCTTCCTCGTTCCGGGGACTCATAGACAGAATGAGTAGTGTAAATAGCGCAATAAAGAGTCCGTTCAACCAAGAGTAGTACATAGACACAAATATAGACGCAGCAAAGAGAGCGGATTTGCCCAGAGGTGTGTCCGCATATGTACGAACCCTTACGGGGTATTCACGAACAAAAACAATAGACAATATAAGAAACACAAGTATATATACCTCTATGGGTGACCATTGTTTCGAAATAATGTCCAATATTGCTTCACGCGCTCCACCTTTCATTACAGTATTTTGTCCTTGAGAGCGCATAGAGATATCTAATCTATTTGAGATTATGTGTATTTAATGCGCACATTTCTACCGTAGTAATATGCGCATTGAATAAGTACCCCCCTAAGGGGGGGAGTAAATTCAGTCTTGTTTGCCGGGATACACTTGGCAGATACCGGTAGATAAGGCTATCACCAAGTATTTCATTTTTTTGTTTTAGGCATCGTGGCATCCGAAATTTATCTACTATCTTTTCTTTGAAAGACACAGAGGGGAATGGAACTATGTTCCATAGAAGATGCATTTCCAGATATTGAAGGAAAAAATCCGGCACCCGGCTGTAGCGATGTAAAATCATCAAAAGAGGAACGAAGAGCTGCGAGAAAACGTGCAAAAAAGTGTAAGGGTCCGCCCGAAGATTTTCTAAATACAGTGGATGATATTCCTGTCACGGACCCGGACCGTCCCGCTGTAAAACGCATGGGAGAATTGCCGGCTTTTACAAGTTACGATGATGCCTTTAAGGATTTGAGTGGGAGTGGGGGGTTTGAGGGGTTTAAAATGCCGATTCTTCCTAATGGGAATTGTCTTATAGGTGAACCGGGTTACCCAAGTTATTTTGGAAAAGGATTGGAGGATGCTATGGAAGAGGCACCGCCTGTAAATTGGCCTTCCTTAGATACAGCAAAACAACAGTTGAGTTCTATTATAAAAGATACGGCTTCTTTAAAGAGCCTTGTAGACGGCAGCGATGGTAAAAAGGATATGTTTGCTCCGGCAGGAAGTATAGTAGGAACTGCGGGTCTTGCGCTCTATAACTCTCACACTGATAATATACCTAATGATGAGGGATTTACAAATATGTTCAATGATTCAGCGGACACAGTTTTAAATGAAACATTTGAGTATGAATTCGGAGGAAATGGTATAGAAAAAGCTGGAGCAGTAAAAACTCTTCCGGCACCCTCACTGGATGAGGCGTGGAAACCACTCACTACGGCGAAAACATCCACTGCGTTCTTTAAGGCAAAGAAGCCTGTTAAACCTGTCGAGCCCGCTGAGGACAAGGTACTACGTGATGATAAAAAGAGGGGGGAAGTTGAAACAAACGCGGAGCCATTATATAAACCGGGTGCACCACCTTTTGTCGTAGGAAGTGACCCTGAAACTATGCGTAATCAGATTGCGCGACAAATGCAGGAACTCACGAAGAAATTTGAGGATTTAGAGGAACGACGTAAGCGCGATACAAAAAATGAGATTTTATTGTTTGTTGGGACAGGTTTATTTATTCTTTTGAGTTTGGATATTGTTGCGAGATTATCTAGAGGTTAGATGAGATTATTTTAGCGTGATGTTCTGAAATTAAGTACGCCGCCGCCGCCGCCACCGCCACCCCCGCCGCCGCCCGCCGCCACCTAGGAACATCTCACGCCACCGCAGTCTCCCTCGCGCGGCGCGGGCGCCGCGGGCGCGGGCTCCTCCTGCGCCCGCGCCGCCCGCGGA